TCAAACGCTCTGCGACCGCACAGACCGAACGAACATCTTCGGCCAGAGCTTTACGTATGACGCTGTCGGGATCACCGAGGTGAGCAACTCGCTTTGCAACGTTGTAGAGCCTTTCCATAAGAGACTCTGTTGCGCTAACAACGGTCTCTTGTAGGTCGTACTCGATCTGCTGACGAATGTTGTCTACGAGCGCATCGCTCAAGTCTACCCGGAAGTCCTTCGCAGCAGGAAGCGGACGAACCTTTGTGGTGAATCCGAACTTGCGTCGTAGGTCCTCTTGTCGAGGATAGTTCTTTGGATTGAAGAGTGTCGCTCCGCCCATGTTGCTCATCAATCGCTCGGACCTTGCTACGAGTTCAGGATAGATTTCGTAGAAGCGTTCGAACGCGCCTTCAAACTTCAACTGCTGTTCGCGCATTGTCGCTCCCCAATGCATGAAGTTCGCTGCGGTCAGGATGCGGTCACCGTCGGTAGACCACGGTAACGTCTGTTCATAGTGAGCCTGTCGTGAGGCGTTCGCTTCGGTAACGATAGCCTTGTACTCCTTTGCAACTGTGCCTTTCTTGTCTTCGATCAGGAGCCACTTGTTATACCGTCCGATCTCTTCGCCCATGCCGTACTGGGCGGCGACTTCGCGAGAAACTTTCTTGTCCAGTCTGCGGTTACCCCACAGATTGATTTCGAGCGCCACGAGCATGGCTCGCTCAGTGAGCGAGCCCCTTCCGTCAGATGTATGTAACATTATACTTGACCTCCTGTTGTGGGGTTAACGTCCGAACCAATGATCAGGTGTCCAATAGGACCAACCATTAGCTTATGAAATGCTGGCGTATGCGCGATGTTACCATTCCGGCGCACTGCATCGCGAGCAAGCAGCACAGCGAATACTTCACCTTCGTCGCTGGGCAGTATCTTGTTCTCGATGTACTTCACGATGCGAGCAAAGTTCTGTGGGTTCGCTCGAAGACCGAGACCGCCAACAGTTGCGTATCGCGCAGAAGGATTCCGAACACCGGGCCAGACTTGCGAATCCGGATCAGTAAGGATTCCATCGAGAGACGGAAGCTCTCTCCAGACTCTCAAGAAGCCTGCGAACTCCGCTCCCGGACCTTCACCAACTGCTCCCTGTATCGCAGCCATCTCGATATCAGCCGGAAGACCGAGACCGATCCACTTCGATGCATTCGCCCACGTCCGAGGCGACGGCGAGTTGATGATATCCGCAGTCGGCTGGAAGTCCCACAAAAGGTCCTTCTTCCAGTGCAGGAACGCGATCAGCTCTGGCGGATACCCGTTGTCAGTGTACCAGTTGATTGAGTCTTCGTGATTCGGCTCAAGCGATACAATCGTATGAAACCGAGACTTCACAGGTTCGAGAACACCAGAGACACCAGCTCGGTGTTGACGAAGGTTCGTTGCTGCGCAGAATGTAACGCAGTCGGGCAGCTTGTGTCCGTTCACTCGTCGAGCAAGGATAAGCTGCATGAAGGAAGCCTGTACTGCGGGAAGCGCCTGACCTAAATCATCAATGAACCAGATTGTAGGTGTGTCGGCTTCGATAGCTTCTGCTAATTCGCCGAAGGGTAGGAAGGTCGCTTTACGAATCTGTGCTTTCGCGATCTCGACATCGCGTTTGATCTGGTCGTCATCATAGCCTGCTGCGATCAGCTCTCGAACGCGAATGATGACGTGCTGGAATTCAACTCCAGCTTCGGGCCACGGTAAGCCTTTCGCGTCTGTAGGATCGGCTACAACCGGGTGACTGATAATAACGTTGCATCCTGCGGCAAGAGCAGCCAGCAGGACAATGTCTGTCTTGCCAACACCGGGAGCGCCAGTAATCAATACTGATAAGCGCTTCGCGAATGCGACGGCAAGAAGTTTCTGCAAATCACGTGGTCTCATTGAGGTCTCCTTAGTTACGAACGTTAGTGACTGGAGCTTCGCTGTGGACATCTGCATAGTGTCCGAGTCGAGCCCAATGTTGATCCTTGAAGCGCTGCGCTGCTTTGCGCGTCTTCCATTCAGTAGCTCTGTTCCGAGGCACAACGACATATCCATACTCGTTGCGGCTCTTCTTAATGTATGCGTCGTGCTCCCACATATAAAGCACGAAGATTTCTTTCTCAGCCATAAGGTCTCCTTTTGAATTGGCGTGGGGGTGGCAGGATTCGAACCCGCATCGCGTAGTTAACTCCAGTCATCAGCCTTCATCACTTGCGCGTCTTACTCGCATCCAACTTAGTTCGTGCTCGCTTGATGAAGACGAGCCGTAACAGCTCTGCGCTTTCAGACAGCGACCGTCAAGTCGCCTGCCTTGCCATCTGCTGACGTTAGGCAACACCCCCAAAAGATGTTGTCCGGGCGAGGGCTATCCGCCTTCTTCTCCCCTAAAGGATATTGTATCCATACGAACCCGGACACTTGAAACTTGTTGGACTGCGCTTATCTCAGTCCGAGCTGGAAGTCGGCTGATACGCTCAGCCAACTAGAAGCGTACTACTTGTCCTCCCGTTCATCGAGCTTACGATCCCAGTCGGGTTCGTCGTCTCTATCATCCGGGCAATACCCGTCGTGCGCATCACCGCAACCGCGAATCACTACTGCGGTCTCACCGTTGATCTCTACGCCGTGCTTCTCTTCGTGATCTCCAATACACACAGCGCAGAGATCGTGAGCCTTACACACCGGGCAATTCTCAGCGTCGTGAATATCAATGCGTCGATGACACTCGGTACAATCTATCATCATAATGCGATGTCCCTCCCTGAATTGATCTGTTGAACCAATCCGCCGAAACCATAGAAGTGCATCCCGACAGTACCGAACGGAACATCAGACTTCGTTACGTCCGCAACGATGCCCCGCTCTTCAAGTGTTCGGGCAACTTCCATTGAAGTTCTGAATCCTTGCGTAGCGAGCAGGTATAACTGTCCGTACGCCTTCACGCTGTATACATTCATTGAGGTCTCCTTTTGCCAGTGACCTGTTCGTAGTTGAGCCAACCCTCTTCGTTGATTGACTCGGCAACGTGTTGCGCAGCATTGCGCCAGAGCGCAGCGGCGTTACGTACTCCGTTTGCTTCATAGCGTTCGGCATGTTGCATCATAAAGATGTAATCGGCGACGATAGGAAACGGAGCGACCGCGAGATTAGCGTCACAATCTCTCGCGCTAGTACAGACTGGAACGCCCGGTTTAAGACCAGAGGTCCGCGTCGGAAACTGTCCGCCACATCGAGTACAGTTCCCAGCCCAATCACCGAGTTCATTGTCATTGAATTCACTGAACTTCATTCGAGGTCTCCTTTGTAATTTAAATTCCGTATGCTCACGGCGGGAATCGAACCCGCCCGAGGTCCAACGTGAGTCGTTATACTCCGAACCACTTCGCGCATACCGGGCCAATCGCCTTCTCGACCGACTCAGCAGCTTTGAGATGTCGATTACATCTCACGCACTTCCCGAAGCGAACGCCGAACGCCTTCGCTTGCTCGAAGGACATCTTTTGTTCCGGCTTGATGTCCTTGATAAGACCCGGTGCATACTCCCACTCGAAGTTGACCACTTCGCCAACCTCAGTGATCCGCGTTCCGCCAGTCTCTTTGAGACGGAGAGCATACAGGTTACCAGCTTTCGACTTCTTAACCTTGATGACGTTTTCCATTCCGTCACCAATCACGTAGACGCCTTCGTCTTCAACTGCGACTACTGCTTTAGCGCGAGGAGCGATCTTTGCGACTACGGAAACGCGTTGCTGCATACCACGCTCTACGAGAACGATCTCGCCGACGATCTCTTGCTTCGTCTCTTGATTGCGCTTCGTTACTGTGACTGTATCGCCCGGCTGCATATCGAAGTCGGACCATATTCCCCACGAACCGTCTTTCAGCTTTGTGTATACTGCGTACATTTGAGGTCTCCTTTGTATTAAACGTTACTGGTTGAACTTCTCGATATAGAGGAAGCCTGTTGCTTCAACACACTCTATCGCGAAGTCGAATGCTTTGATCTGTCGATCAAGAGCGACGTTAACTGTAATCTCGTGCTTCGTCTTTGCGACGAGATACTTTTTGCCTTTGAGCACATTCTGTTGGTGCTTCAACACGGCAACTGCGTCCGCTACTGTGAATGTCATACGTCCTCCTAGACAGTAAGGATCACAACTTTGCGCAGTCTATCGTAGCGGATCGATACTCGCTCGCCCTTCGATAGCTGCTCGATGTTAATCGGCTTACCACTAATAGCTACGATGAAGTCCTTGTTGGCGCGAAAGTCAGCTTCGACTGCCGCCTTGCTTTTGTAATCTCGTCCGTAGGCTGGGGTCAACGTGTTATTCATTGAAGTCTCCTTTCTTTTAAAAGAAAATTTTCGTCTAAGCCCGATGCGGGAATCGAACCCGCAGAACCAGTTCGGGCATTTGCTTCGGTCGGACTCACGGTTTGAACTCTGAGATGTCAGACTTTGATTTATGTTGCGCAGCGCCACTGCGCTTGTCTCTTCGGTTCTTTGGAGTATCCGAGCTGGGGATTCGTTGATCTCGTTATCGTAGGTAGGCTTCTGAGGCAGGATGCCCTATCGGCAACCTGCTAGCGCACCACGCAGCGCCCAATCGTCCCGCGACCGTTTGAATCCACCTAGCTGTCTTCGGCTTATCGCCGACCTAGCGTTTCTGTCAGGATGTATCGCCCGGCTGAGGCAAGATGTGGTCGGCTTGAAGGGCTCGCATTGCCTTGTTCGCCGCTACGCTTTCGAGCGTGGACCTATTCTACCAGATCGTTTATAGAATGCAACACCAATTTGGGTACCATGCAAACTTTTTTTTCAGAAAGATTTAGCTCGAATTTGAGGACGATTTTAGGAACAGTTCATGTCTTTCTTTTAAAAGAAAGGTGTAACCTGTTCGGAAAAAAGGACTTGACTTGAGTTTCGTGTCATGGTATCATGAGACACGTAGTAGTTGTATCTGTATGGTCTCCAGTAGGATGCAGACCATGGTTGGCAAATAAAGGAAAATTGACGCCCCGGCTCCAGCGTTGGATTGGAGTCCCCGGTTGCTCCCGGTCATATGCTGACTCCGAGCGTAGGATTTGTCACACATCTAAGGTGCGAAGCCTCGCACCTCAATGCAGCGGCTCGTCTCTTTTTCAATGATGTTGGAGTGGTACGCCATCGCGACCGCAGGCAGGCGCGAGAAAACCGCCTCAGCGGCTCTACAAGCACAGGGGATCGAGACTTTGGCTCCGTTGTACCGGGAGCGCCTAGAAACGCGTCTACGCGTCACGCAGCTCTTTCCGGGATACATTCTCGCGAAAGAGTATCTTCCACATCTCCGAGAGTTGCTCTCGATCTGGCGGCAGAGCCATTTTGCCTCTGCTGTCGGCATCCATCACCTTGTTGGTATCTGCGACAGACCTCATTCAATCGAACCAGAATTCATCGAGGAACTCATACAGCATATAGATGCGAATGGCTTCTTTGTTGTGAAGCCGCCCCGGACAACAGTGACGTATCCAGAAATAGCCACAGACACCGAAGTAGTCATTACGAAAGGACCGTATGCAGGACTCTTTGCGAAGTTCTCTCATATGAGAGGCGCGGAACGTTCGATTGTTTTGACACGAATGTTTGACCGTGACTGTCCAATTGAAGTGGCACGTGCAGATATCGAAGTACCCAGTGAGCTTGAAGCCATAACGAGCGAGTCGAACCAAAAGACGTAAGCGAGCCAATGTTTGAGAGAGAACCGAGTCTCTAGTGCGAGCCATCAACATCGTGAGAACCAGCGAGAAAGAGTGTAGCCACACATAGTGAGAGAACCACGCGTATCGAGCGAGCCAGTTCAAACGTGAGACCCAATCAATATGTGCGAGCCGCATACCGAGAGAGAACCACCGACCATGAGCGATGAAGAGCCGGAAGAAGAATTCATCTCTACACTGATCGATCTCGGTCGAATTCTTCTTCCGCTACCTGACATCACAGGTGCGAAGATCATTGACAAGGTCTATTGGGACTGGCGTCGTTTCCGATTCAGTACGGATCATATACTGCTGATCTATTGCCTTCGCCGGGTTCATATCTCCAACTCTGATAGATATGAACAGGTTTCTTATCCGACCGCTAAGGAACGTGATGCAGCTTACAGACAGCTTTCCCGAGCTGCACGGGAATACGATCACGTACTGCGAGCAACGGAACGCCTGACAGGACAGAAGCAAGCGCAGTACTTCGGCGACGGTGGAGCGTTTCAAGCTCCGGGTCCGAGCACGATACAGAGACAAGGCTTCATAGGTCCGAGCGGTCATACGGGCAGCTCGGGTATTCAAGGCGTATCAGGTTTCACAGGCTACGCGCCGAGTGGTCCATTGACCGCACGAGGCGCGATGATGATGCAACAAGAACAGGACCGTCAGCAGCAGCAGTTAGGATTGCTAGCGCAGCTCAACGCTGACGAAATGATGAAGCATCTTGGTATAGATATGGTAGAAGCAAAAGGAAATCGTCACAGCATATTTCACGGTTTCCAAAAACTACTAGGTGGCGTATTTCCAGAGGACCACTAAGAGTTCTCATTTTCTTTTAAAAGAAAATAAAAAGCTAAAGGAAATTCGCTCGTGTTGACATCAAAGGTGACATACAAGTTGGGACGACTGATAGAGCGGTCTCTATCGGTACGCAGTATCACTCTAGAGAAATGGAGAAAGAATGTCACAGAACCTCACGTCAACGAAGTCGGTCTTCGGGATTGTATTGGCATTGCTTTTAGTGATTGGTGGGTTCGCTACGACCGCAATCAGACCAGTACCTTCGAAGATCACCCCTGTAACCTCACGGGCATCACTAGCAGCACCTATAGTATGTCCAGCTAATATCCCTCAATCGGTCTGCGATACATTCGAGATCGAAGGCAATGCAGTAGATGATTCCGGCGCAGGCTTGCCGGAAGATTGGAACTCGATCATTAGTTCCGCAGATGCCAACGGAGTGTTACCGCAAGGTCAACTCTCGGGTCCATCAGGAGGCGCGAGTCCCCGCATCTATATTGATGACACAGGCGCAGCGGATCAGATATTCACAACGGGCGGCTCGAAAGACGCAAATGCTCTTTCGGGCTGGCGTCACACAATCGGCTCTGTCCCTGATAAAGACGAGATTCTACACGGTGGAGCAGCGGCTTATACTGATGCCGTTACTAATCACAGAATCTTAGCGTTCTTTGCCGACCGATTTGACAACAGCGGTGATTCGAACATTGGGCTCTGGTTCTTCAAAGACCCGAACGTTAGTTTGAACTCGAACGGCACGTTCAACGGAACACACCTGACAGGTGACTTGTTTGTTATCGGTGCGTTCACGCAAGGCGGCAGTACCTCAACTCTACTGATCTACAAGTGGGTTGATAGTGCAGGCGATTGCAGCGGTCAGTTGTTCAACAATCACCTGTGCTTCCTCGGCACTGGTCCTGCGTTTGTGAACAGCGGTCCAATTGCGGTCAATTGGCCGTACAGACAGAAGGGTAGTAATGTGGTCTGCAATCAAGGACCATGTACTATCCCGCAGCCGGGACTGTTCTTTGAAGGCGCACTTGATCTCGATGCATTAGGCATTAGCGGAACGGCTAGTTGTTTCAGTTCATTCCTGCTTGAAACGAGATCGAGCCAGTCAATAACGGCGACGTTGAAGGACTTCGCATTTGGTAACTTCAACACTTGTCCGCATATCAGTGTATCGAAGACTCCATCTGCATCGGAAGTTTGTGAAGGTACGCCAGTCTCGTTCACCTATACAGTGTCCAGTCCCGCATCAGCTACTGTAACGGTGAATGTGACAGTGACCGATGACAATGGTACGCCAGCAGACCCGAGCGACGACTTCTGTCTCAATCCGGGCGCTGGTGGCGGAGCATGTAGTACATTCCCAGTGGGCAATGGAGGTTGCTCATTCACGCTTGCTCCGGGCCAGTCGTTAACGTGTTCAACTCCACCGCAGATTCTTTCGCCGGGAACACATACGAACACAGTAACGGCAGTAGCAACATTCGGTTCGTTTACGGATACAGCGAGTGATGATGCCACAGTCATCGTGAATCCGAATCCGAGCTGCACAGTATCGCCAGCGACAGCGACTGTATGCTTCGGCCAGACTGCGACGTTCACTGCCAATCCTACTGGCGGCACTGCTCCGTATACCTTCCTTTGGAATACGGGCGCAACAACGCAGTCAATTATCGCAGGAGCAACGGGAACCTATTCAGTTGTTGTCACCGATTCGAAAGGCTGCACCACGAGTTGTCAAGCATCATTGCTCGTGGACAATCAGATTCTCGTTTCAGTCAACAATGCTGAGCGGTGTTCTGATGGACCAGCGCAAACACTCACAGCGAGCGCTTCAGGTGGCAATGGTACATTTGCTTACCTGTGGAATACTGGTGATACGACTCCGAGCATCAGTGTAACAGTAGCAGGGACCTACAGTGTGGTCGTGACTGACTCCTATGGATGTTCAGCAGGCAATAGCGGCGTACTGACGGTCAATGCGAAACCAACAGTCTCGATTGCTGCTGTAACTTGCAGCACAGCATCGAGCATTAACTTAACGGCTACACCTAGCGGTGGCACTGGACCATACACATTCCTTTGGGATGACGGTTCAACGAATGCCACGAGGTCAGTCAACGCGACAGGCTCTTACTCAGTAACAGTGACAGACTCGAAGGGCTGCACTGGAGCAACGAGTAAGACTGTAGGTCTCTGCGCTCCATAAGAGCACAGGGAATCCCTGCCCGGCTCGGTCTGATCCACCGAGCCGGGACCCTTGAATATGCCGCGACGTAAGCACCAGACGGAAGAATACGAGGCACGGTATCATTGCTTACATTGCGGAGCAGCGAAGCCACTTCGAGAGATGTCGTTGTTAAGTTCAGGTGATCTCTCGGAATGCTGCAACGATTGTTGGGAGAAGTTCCTTGCGAAGCATCCAATGATTGCAGCACAGGCAAGACGCAACGAAGAACTCAGTGAATTTCTTTTAAAAGAAAAATGAAAGACGTAAATCAAATCTGCCGGGAGCTATGTGATCGCCTTGAAGAACAAGAAGAACTCGGATACGACCCAACGGAGGGCTACTATTGGAAGGCGAGTGGTGAGCGTCTCGGGGTCCTGCGAACTGATAACTCTGTCACACTGGTTAATGCAGTTAGGTGTGACGCCTTCTTATGCCTGCCTGAACACAACCCAAGTCACTACGACCAACTTGGAAGACATTATCCGAGGAAATGATGAGCGAGATCAATGACGGCTACGGGCTCTTACCAGAGCTTCCATTCAGAGATGGACAGGACAGAATCATCTGCCCGAGATGTGGTATGACATCCTACAATCCGGGCGACATCAAGAATAAGTATTGCGGAAACTGTCATCTATTTCATGACCAAATCGAAGAAGAAAACGAGACCGCAGTATCGCGTGGAAGTCAGGCACGATGAACTCGGACCTGAAGAAGTAATCGTCGATGATGTCAAGACGGTTCACGTCGAGCGAATGACAGCAGGTGCATTCTGGATCGGTATGTACTTCGGTGATGGCAAACGCGTCATATGCAACTTCGATCTTGTTGACGGCATGATTACGATGACGGTGATCAAGGAATATGAGCAGTCCTGAATTCTACGAAGACGGAAAGACGGCGATAACGCCAAAGACATCCTGTCCGAGCTGCGGCCACGCGTTAGACGCTGCTAGTACTTTTCGAGGCGGCGAGGTTCCTTCACCCGGTGACTTCACTGCGTGTCTGCACTGTGGGAAGTGGATGAAGTTCACAGACACGCTAGATGTTGTGCCAGCTACAATAGAGGAGCTTAACGCTCAGGCTCTGAATATACGTCGTGAGATGTCACGCGTAAACCAATTCGTTCGCAGGTTCCGAAAGCATGAAGCAGCCGCGAGAGATGTCAAACGAAGCATTGGAGTCGGAGGAGCAGCGCCTCGAACCGATAGCGAAAAAGCATAGCCCGATCTGCGGATGTGATAGTTGTTACAGATACGGCGCTATTGGAATGGAAAGACTGGAACGCGAGAAAAGGCAAGGCCCCAATGATGATTGAATTCATTTTCGTGCTGAGCATAGCAATTGTTCTGCTAGCTGAACACCTAAGTCCATATACCAGACAAAGGAGAAAGCTGTGAAGAAAAGATTGTCGCTCGTTTTAGCAGGGGCACTGCTACTGGTGATGCCAGCATTCAACAAGCAAGCAGTAGCGCAAGCTGGCATTTGGTGTCGTACAAGATGCATTACCGAATTAAGTATTTGCTTCACCGGAGATATTGACTATTGCCTGAGCAAGTATGATCAATGCGTTTCCGGCTGCGAGAACAGTACACAATGAGTGACGAGACAGTCAGCGTAATAGATCACTTCCAACAATCGTTAGCGCAGATTGAGCTATTAACCCGAGAAGCGATTGAAGCTAATCGCAAACAGAAACAACAGCACGAAGCAGATCATAGTCTGCTGGATCATACAGTCGAAGAGAACGGTAAGTACCGCAGGCTGCTAGCTCAATGCCTTGTTGAGATCGTTGAGCACAACAGCGAATACAAGTATCACACGAACAGAGAGTTCATCGAAGAACTGAAAGAAGCTGTCGGCGATTACGATATGCCAAAACCGAACGGAGAATACAAATAGTGGGCACGAAAGATAACCCCGGTAAGTATGATTGCTATGCGAAGCTCGAAGATGACGAGCCGTTCTTTGTGCTTCGCGCTAAAGACCCTGCGGCTCCTGCGTTGATATTACGTTGGGCAGATGAACGACAAGCTGTCTTTGGTCCCAACGAAAAGATAGACGAAGCTCGACGTTGCGCAAGACAGATGCAGGTGTGGTTAAAATCACATCCAGAACACGACCAGTCTCTCGAAGAGCGTAAGGGAAGGCTTAAAGCGGAAATGAAAGCACGAGCGAAATGAAAGTACTGAGCGCCGGGCATTCTTATTTGCTTGAAGCAATCGACAATGGTCCGTTGCAGCACGTGGCATTCGTTAAACGAAACGGCAAAGGTTACCCGTGGAATCGTGGTCATCACGGCGGAATACAAGTTCAAGAAGTTCTCAGGATGTTAATAGATCGCTTGAACTATGTTGACAAGCAGAAGCCACACGCGGCGAATCAGAAAGCTATCTATCACGCTCGGATGATGATTTTTCTTTTAGAAGAACGCGCAGCAGAACGACATCGCATTGACTTCGAGTTCTTCACGAAGGTAGGAGAGCGAATAGATATCAAAGGCGGCAAGCGCATCGAGCTGTTACCTGCTTGTGAAGTATGCGGACATCTGGTGTGTGATCATGGCGCAAGTTCCACTCGATCCGCCTGAACCAGTAGTCTTTATGGTCTGCGAGAAGTGCAGGTATCGCTGGGCAATATTTTCTTTTAAAAGAAAAGAAGCGATCTGTTCACAATGCAAGACGGACTCTATCAAGTTACGACCAAAGTCTTCTGCGCCGGGTTTCTGATCGAGCGTGGACACATTGTAATGTGCGCTCCAATACTCAGGAAGTACCTTCGCTACTATATGACATTGGCAGTGAGAGTCGAATTGAATGTCGAACAATAGTTTTGACGTGATACAGAAGCACGTAGAAGATGCTTTCAATCTCTTACCGCGACCTCCGGAGGTTGGCGAAGAGTTTAACATTTGGACCATTCGCGGTCCGATGGATACTATTCATGTTACTCTTCGTAAAGACAGTAATAGTTATTACACTGATCTCGCACAGGCATGGGTCTTCGCTAAGATACTTAATCAGGACGGCGAAGTTAATCAACGATTCGCAGTAGGGATTCGCTGGTCTGGAGATGAGCTAGAAACTCTTGAATGTCTATCACCGGAGGAATGCGGTTGCATTCTCTGCGTTCGAGTAAGGAAAGCAGTATTATGTTTCCCTGACTTAGCAGCGCCCTTCGATGAAGGCGGAGTCTTACCAGAGCCTTTAATAGGTAGATCGATGTTGCAGCGGAGCCACTACGATGCAGAGCGGTCTTCATCAGCACCAATGTGAGCAATGCGGGGCAACGTACGATTGTCCTATTCTTACTCATTGCCACGCAGGCGAACGATATAAAGCGCTCTGCGATGACTGCCTTAAGAAGGTTGAAGACTTGAGGACATTGGCGAAGTAAAGATGAACAGGCGTAATTTCCTTCGAACATTAGGAGCAGGACTGGCTGGGATTGCAATAGCGCCAGCAATGCCCTTCGTTCGTATCTTCAAGCCTGAGCCTACTGTCAGTCTCTGTCTCAACGAGATCGAAGCGGTTATAAGCAAAGTGATCAACCCGGCCATTGTAGAGCAGTTCGAACGACACGCAACTCTCTATCAAGCCTTCTTACGAGACGGCGAAGTAAAGATCAGTAGCAGAGGTTATAGAGTTCCAGTCTATAGGAATCCGGGAGAAGGTCTGAGCTTTGAGAGTTATCAGACTTACAGTTCCCTTCTTAGACTTCCCAACGCGAGCGTACATGAGTAGTCATCCAAATGGAAACGGTCGGGTCAGTCTTCCGAAGGGACCGATCCTTTGTGACAATTGGCAAGAGATTGTTGCAGAGGAATACGAGCGCACATTGAGTCCAACAGCGGCTTGCAGAAAGGTTGGCATCAGTCGGCAAACCTATTACAGATATCTTCAGAACGATCCTGCATTCGCAGAGATGATCGAGAATGCATACAACGCAGCAAAGGAGAAACTACAAGCATCAGCATATGAGCGAGCAGTGAATGGAACTGAATCTGTCCGGGAGTTCTACGATAACAAAGGCAATATCACAAGCGTCGCGAAGACAACTCAGCACGAGACACAGCTTACAATACGAATGCTCGAAGCTCACATCCCGGAGACCTATCGCATAACTCAACGCAATGAGCTGACTGGATTGAATGGCGCACCGATAGTAATTGATGTAACAGAGCAGAAGCGAGTAGCAGTTACTATGATGGCCCAAGAACTCTTAAATAATGGCTGGGAGCTAAAGGTAGCTCTGGCGCATATGATTCAGCTTGGTATTCCGGCTGAAGACGTAAAGCTGCTTCGAGGCGAGGACCTTGTGATTAAGCCTACAAACGGCAACAAGGAATAATATGAGCCTGCGGTCAATGCTAGCGAAGCACTTCAATCAGAACACTGAGGGAGTTGCCGCGAAGATTTATGACGAGGTACCTGCTACGGAAATGAAGGTCGTGAAGATCGATCAGCGAAAGTACTCCGGTCTCATAAGAGCAACGAAGCGTCCATACAGCTATGTGAACAAGTTCGGCGAGTATCATATCAAAGAGGACGGGCGTTGCATTGCAATCAGCGAGAACGAAGACGACGCCTGTCTTATTGTTGACGCATTGAACTTCGCAAGGGATCAGGAATTCTTTTAAAAGAAAATGGACTGGAAACACTTTTGGATATCGTTTGCCATCGGGTTTGTCCCGGTATTCATCGTTACTGATTTGTGTTTCTATCTCGTTCGCAAACGCTCGATCCTTGAAAGACTTTGGAGACTGATCAAGCGTGACTAAGTATTATCTTTCATCAGGACAGAGGCATGCTGATCCGTTACCGCAGCACGAACACCCGTGGAAGCATATACGAGGAATGGCACGATTGATCAACGGATTGATATCGCCGCAGTATCCGGGTCTCTGTAGTGAATGCAGCGAAGCTCGTCAAATACAGATCGAAGTAATGGACGAATACATTCGCGAGGCAATGAGTCGTGGACATCGACAAGTACGCAGAGAACTTAGCTGAGAAGGAGCTTCAGCAGCATCGAGAAGAAGAGGATCGCCTCACTGATCGAGTGATGCGCGTTGCTGCTCAGCTTGCCGGAAAGAGCGCATTAATGCTGTCTCCGATGAATCCAATGGATAATGATCAGAGACTGATGCTGATCGGTCTTGCAATCGAGACATTGAAGCTGGGGAACTATTACGACGCATGAAATACTGGTACGACACTGAGTTTATCGAGGACGGCAAGACGATTGATCTAATCAGTATTGGTATCATCGCTGAGGATGATCGAGAGTTCTACGCTGAATCAATTGAAGCCGATTTGTTTAGAGCGAATGATTGGGTACGCGACAACGTTATATCGCAGCTCTGGTCACAGCAAGCTGACAAGCGCGAAGGTAATCAGTGGCTACGTGAGGGAGGCTGCGGTGGATTCTGGCATCGTCAAGAGATTGCGAACGGTATTCTTTCTTTCGTCGGTCACGACAAGCCTGAGTTTTGGGCTTACTACGCTGACTATGATTGGGTTGCGCTCTGTCAGCTCTACGGACGAATGATCGATCTTCCTAAAGGCTGGCCGATGTATTGCCGCGATCTCAAGCAATGGTGCGACAGTATTGGTAATCCGCGTCTGCCAAAGCAAGACAAAGAGCATCACGCTCTTGCTGATGCGCGATGGACAAGAGACGCATGGTTATTCCTTCAAGCAAAGGAGAAGTTAGGTGAGCACGAAGGTGTATGAACGATTACACATCGGTGATCAGGACGACTGTGCGTTAGGGCTCTGCCTTGCGCCGGGCGAAGCAGTTGTGCATTGCGTCAAGGACCCCTGTCACAAACGTACAGTTGGTTACAAAGGCAACTTGCCAACAACGCATCCGCAGTATCTCGCTGCGCAATACCGGAACGATCTCTTTCTGAATATGATCGATCCTCCGGTGCCGCTGTTCAAGCAGCAGAGCTTTCAGATGTTCCGCCAGTTCGTACGAGATCATTACAATGCGGGTGACAACGTATTGGTGCATTGTAATCAAGGAGCATCGCGAGCGCCTTCACTCGCGATGCTCTTCCTTGCGAAAGACCTCCACGTGATCAGTGATGAATCTTACGATAAGGCTCGCAATGAATTCGCAGCGATGTATGAACGCTTTATGCCTGCGGCAGGCATCGAGAAGTATATGCGAGAGCATTGGGATGAACTATGAAGCTACGTCAACAGCAAGTCCTATTCGTAAAGCTACTCGGTAAGCTAATCAACTTTGCCTACGAGAGCGGATATGAGCTGACGTTGGGTGAAGGCTATCGATCAGACAACAAAGGTCATATGCCAAACTCATTGCATTACATCAAGCTGGCTCAAGACTTGAATCTATTCGTGGACGGAGTGTACATCGAAGCGGATCATCCTGCTTGGCATAAGCTCGGAGACTACTGGAAGTCACTGGACCCTTTGTGCGCATGGGGCGGAGACTTCTCCAGTAAGGACTACAATCACTTCAGCCTTCGATACGAAGGCAGAGCGTGAGGTGCTTATGAAGAACTGGAAGACGACAGTCGGCGGCTTGATCATCGGCATACCACAGCTTCTAGTCGGCACTGGTATTGTCGAAGGCAATAACAAGTGGCTCGCGTTATCGACATCAGTCGGTGCGATCCTGCTCGGGCTCTTTGCAAAGGATCACAATGTCACTGGCGGCACGGTGCAGCAAGATGGAAAGTGAACTTGCTGGAATCAAGAACGCGCACCTTGTCACTAAGGACCTGTATAGAGGCGGCGACTTCAGCGATTACTCCCGAGGCATAGCAACACTGAAGGACTTAGGCATTACCTCAGTGCTGTGCTTCAAGAATGCGAAGGACGATAGCTTCTTTGAGATCGCAAAGGAAGAGAAACTGGTCACTGAAGCCGGGATGCACTGGTTCAACTATCCGCTCGATAACAACGGCAGACTCAGCTATGACGACATTGATAAAGTACCCGCGATAGTGAAGGAGATCGATGCAGAGATCGCAGACGGAGCTAAGGTCTTCGGACATTGCCACGAAGGCAAGGACCGCACAGGCGTAGTAATGGCTATTTGGGAGATCACTCATGGATCGAGCGTTGATGACGCTATTAGGCATATGAAGAAGTACGGCGCTCACTTCTACAACTGGGGAATGAAGCAAGCAGTGAGGCACTACAAGGTATGAGCTACGCAACGCCACGAGCAATCAACCGAGCAAAGGTACAGCACAAGGTAACAAAGCGCGGCAAGAAGGCAGCAGCCGAAGGCAACAAGCATCAGATCATTGGGCCGAAGATTCGAGGACTGGAGAAGTTCAAGTCGAAAGGAAAACATGAGCGTCAAAAAACTTAAAGCAAAAGAACTGACAGTGGGTATGTATGTTATTCACGGTAACTGCGCGAAGAAGCGTAAGGTCCACAAGCGCAGTAATGCGCACAGTCCGCTCAGAGTTATTGCAGTATACTGGCCGTTCGCTATCTTCGAATGGTCACAGAAAAATCAAATGCCTGCTCTGGCAATTGGCCCGGAAGGACCTGCGATGATGCAAGCTGGCTCAGTGACAAAGCAACGTATTGTGCTTAATGTCAAGGGCCACAAGTTCATCGAGGTGTCTGAGGAATTTGCAGAGCAGCTCACTATTGCCAATACGAGCGAGCCTGACTGGCTGCACGAGAAGGACAAATAAGTGGACGATAACGAATTCAAAGACACCGGGCGACTGCCTCCAGCGGGTCTTGGCGCAACCGGGCGCTATCCGCAAGGCAAGCTCAACGAAGACGATGAAGGCGAGCTTCAGTTTGGCATAGCGCGTGACGGATCGAAGATCGTCTTCAACTTCGGCAAGTCAGTTCACTGGATCGCAATGGACACAGCGCTGGCGAAGCAGATCGCTGCGCTGTTGATGAAGCACGTTGATGACATCGAGCGAGACAGAGGTAATCGAACCCCCTAAGTGGAAGAAGGTGGAATGCCCGTTTTGTTTGTCGGGCATCTTTCTGATTCGTAGGATTGATCACAGAGGATTCTACTTTGTCGAACAGTGCTTCGATGATCACGGCATCCTTGAACACGAATGCGTGGAGTATGCTCAGTGGGGACCGCGACTCGGCTATCCTACTCCAGAAGAGATCGCAGCGAAGCGGGAAGCAGAGAAGGAGCGTCAAGCAGCATCAAGAAGACAAGTGAGTGGCTCAGCGCGTATACAAAGTTGAACTGACTATCAAAGAGGCGCAGTACGCAGCGGAAAGAGGATCGGCGAGGCGCATCGAGTCAATATGGTCTCGTCGTGCTAACCAGTGGGGCTTCCCTAATCCGATAGGTTGGGGCAGGGACATTGAGGCAGCAGCCGCAGAAGCAGCCTTCTGCAAGTTCAGAGGCGTCCCGTTCACTGGTGTCATTAACAACTTCAAGGGACCAGACGTAGGTACCAGAGGTCAGGTACGCCACACTGATCGAGACGGCAAAGATGATAGACCGCCGGGTAGGCTAATCATTAAACCTAATGATAACCCGGATCATTACTATGTTCTCGTGTGGGGTCACGTTCCAAATTTCGAGATAGTAGGGTGGATAAAAGGCAGAGACGGACAGCAACGCCAGTACTGGTCCAAAGGAGATGACCGAGGATATACATACATGGTCCCACAAGCTGCGTTGCACGACATGGCAGAGCTGACGGACTCGATGTTGGGATTAGGAGAATGTGTTGCTAAGGTTACTGAAACCGTCACTCCAGCAACTCCAGCAGAGATTCGAGAAATACGTAAGCGACGAGAGCGCCCGGACCTGCCGCCTTTACTGAAGTTCAATAAGGAAGACTACAACTGGGACGACGGGGACCCGGCATAGAGAAACGGCTTACTTGAAAGCTCCTACTTCACGTGTACAACACACCGTCAGGTAAGCCGCTTGCAATTATGAAATTCGTACTCGGACAGAAAGTCGATAAGGAAGCGCTGGAGAAAGAAGTTGGCGGCGAAGTCATCTTCGCAGGTACTCCAGTCGAACCGTCCGACGTCAACTACGAGGCGTGGAGAGACTGGTATAACGACGGCTATCCCAATGCAACACGAGAAGAGATAATGCGAACTGCGTGGTACGCGGGATACCGGGCTCGCTTGTTATTCGAATCAATGAGAGACGATGCCGTTGCCGCCAATAAGGAGCCTGATGCCAACAGCGGTTGATGGATGGATCGATGATCCGAAAGCATATGACTACCTTCGTAATATTGCTTATGATCAGGCATTTCAAGATTGGGCGCAGCGGCAAGAGCCGAAGATATGGACGAAGATCGATCTGCATTGGGCGCATAAGGTTTGGGATGCAGCACTGGATTTTCTTTTAAAAGAAAGGAGCGTAATGATCACTACACACCATGATGGACACGGACTGAACGAGTCAATAGAGATCAAAGCGAATAAGCCCGGACCCGGAGGCGCATCGCATTACTATGAATTCTGGATCAGGGAAGGCGAGAATACTGCACGTGTTGGTACGCTTCAGTTTCAAGAAGGACCTCGCAATGTCGAAGGCAGTACGCCGGGCCTCACTAGCGCAGCAGTAGTGGCGGCATTGGTTGATCACCTGTCCGGCTTCCAGAAGGGCGAATACGCCAATCGTGAGACAGCGCTGGCAATAACCAAACTGGAAGAAGCATTACATTGGATTCGGCACAGAGCCGACGAGCGAGCGTCACGCAACGTGCTCGGTACATACGCGAAGTAACTATGCCGCTCAATGCAAAATACTCTATCGATGCCGCTGGCGCACCGATAAATGCGATGTTAATGCACTTCGTTGCAAACATCGCTCGATGTAGTTTCGCAGGTCCGTACAGACTAGTATTGCATCCAGTACAGGACGCATTACTACGTACTGGCTTAATGACTTATTCGGTAGATCAGCTCGCCGACAAAGGTAACTTAATTGTCAATCCGTACAATCGCTTTGATGATGTAAAAGTAAGTCTCGATGTTCCACCAACGGAAGTGTGGGTCGAAACAGAGGAGCGCATACAGGAACGTCGCATACAAATACGAGTTTACAATCTGGAGCCGTCGTTCTACGACATAAAACCAAAGACAAAAGGAGAGAAAGAATGAGCACTGACAAACCAGAAGAGACTCAACCCGAGCAGCAAGAGAAGGAACAGGAAGCAGCACCGGAACAAGCACAGGAAGCAGCAGCTACCGAAGAGGGTGACAAGGCGTAGTGAACGATATTGTCGAGAAGGTAACCGATATAACAGGTGCGGAGTTCGAGATGGTTCAACGCTCCTGCCGGAACGCCATCTCGATCCGGGAGAAAGGTAGCGATATAGAGGTCCTGACGCCGTTCGCGTCTCGCCGCGAGGGTCGCTACCTTATCCCGACAATCGATCTGGCTCGTAATACAGGTTACATGCAGTTGATGCGCTTGCGGTCTGTGTTTGATTGGGAGCCTGCGAAACGAGCGGAGCAACTAAGGCGGTTGGAACAGGAGATTGAACTTGATAGGCATCGGCTACAGTCCTAGACGATTGCGTATCTATTGGACCTGTTCCGATACAGCTCATCACGAGCATAGGTGGCGTTGGACAGCATGGCTTTGTGGATATTTGCAGCGGATGTGGAGGTAGATATGTCGAAATACCAATGTTGGACACCCGTAGGTTCTTCGAGCGGAGAGATCGTAGCGCCGCGATTCAACGGAGAGAACCAACTCGAAGAAGGAGTCATTTTCTACGTTGATACTGTTGGTAAGCAACACTCTGAGATCACAAATGACTTCGTTAAAATCCCTACGAACTGGCGCGATGTCTGGAATGAAAAGAATATCTCGACTGTGCCGACAGGCGCGTTCGATTATGCCGATAGCAGCGAGTTCGAGTTGTCGGGTTTCCCGCTCCAACAAGAGATTCATGATGCGCATACGACTCGGGTTGACTTGGTTAACAAACGCATTGCAATGGGGAGCGGAGGCGGAGGCGTAGTCGAATCGGATCAGTTCTCAAACACGCTTCCAATGGAGCCCGAGGAGTCTAACCTGCCCGAGTGGCAGACGGCGCTCAAGCCAGACGGCTCGCATTACGAATCGAAGGCGGAGTGGAAGGCAACAAAGAAGTAGAGAATCGGCCCGGCTAAGTCCTACCACACTCAACGTTCGACGGTAGCACTACACTAACGAACCTAGCCGGGCCGAAAGTAGTATGAACGGGACAACGGCAGAGCTGAAGCGTTGGTTCGCAGCGAATAGCTGTTCGCACGTTAACATCGTTGCCGAACACGCGGATAGCATTACCCGAGATGAGGAAGCGGAGCAATACGTGTTCACCTTTGGGCGCTTCGAAGGCATTAAGCCTGCGTTCGAGCTGACACCGGACGTCACGAATGCGTTTAACAAATGCGCTCACGGCAAAGCGCGTATCGAGCTGATGATAGTGCGTAGCGAACACATGCTGCACATCAATGAGCAAACGTCGGATCGCAGAAGAGCCAACACCAATAGACAAGCTCGAACTCGGGCCAAACGGACGAAAGCTCTGCCGTTGGTGCAAGGTGAAGGAGATTCCGAAAGGTAGGAGAGCATACTGTGGCGAACTATGTCGGAATGAGCAGGCAATACGTCGTAGCCCCAACTACGCACGGTACCTTGTTTACCAGCGTGATCAAGGCATATGCGCGATGTGTGGCTGCGATACAGCGATGCTTGAGCGCATCCTTTCACACGCAGCGAGATCGATACAACGCAAGTATGATGAACCTTACAAATGGTTGCAGGCTTCGTGGGGTTGGCGTACCAGCTTAATGTGGAAGCTGGGATTCAACGAGCACGAGACATTGTGGCATGCGGATCATATCCTTGCAGTGCATAAAGGCGGAGGAGAGTGTGGTCTTGAAGGATACCAAACGCTATGCGTTCCCTGTCATAAGATCAAAACCAGAGCGGAACGTAAAGCGCGAGCGATCCTCCGACCGCTCCTCCAGATGCTTGAAGCCAGAACTACCGAGAGCACCATAGTGTGAGAGCGAGCCAATGGCACGGAGAGCACCATTCAATGAGAGCGAGCCATTGTGGTGGAGAGAACCAGTACAAAGGAGCGAGCCACTCAATCGGCGAGAACCAGAATACAAGAGCGAGCCACCTTATGTGAGGGAACCAAAACGAGCAAGCGAGCCAGACATTTTATGAGAACCATACTGCACGTGCGAGCCGTTGATATGGTGAGTACCAGACTCTTTGAGCGAGCCATAAAGACAGAGAGCGCCAGTACGATAGTGCGAGCCGGGATTAGCGAGAGAACCATCCCTGAAGAGCGAGCCGCATCATTCGTGAGCGCCATATCCTCTGAGCGAGCCATCTGATAAGAGAGTACCGTCAGCGTCGAGCGAGCCATCTGGAAGGAGAAAACCAAATACGGAGAGCGAGCCAATCTTTCGGTGAGAACCAGTATCTTTGTGCGAGCCACTAGATCAGTGAGGACCAAAATCTTTGAATGAGCCACAGCCGCCGAGGGAACCATTAATCGAGAGCGAGCCATCACACAGGTGTGAACCACAATTTTTATGCGAGCCCTGACGCCCGAGAGGACCAATGTTGCAGTGCGAGCCATTGACTTGAAGAGAACCAACGGCATTGTGCGAGCCGACCGACGAGAGAGAACCAGAAGTTACGTGCGAGCCATTACAGGGAAGAGGACCATTGGATAGGAGCGAGCCACAGCTCATCAGAGAACCATTGAACAAGAGCGTAGCCATAGGAAGTGAGGGAACCAGCTAACGCGAGCGAGCCAGCGTTTGCGAGAGAACCATTAACCGAGAGCGAGCCAAAGCCAGTAAGAGAACCATATGCGTTGAGTGAGCCAATGTAGCAGTGAGAACCAGACGGATCGAGCGAGCTAGATGATGCAAGCGCACCAAACTCTGAGAGCGAGTCATTAGGAGAGAGTGAGCCATTGAATGCGAGCGAGCCGTCATATGAGTGAGAACCAACAAATCAGGAGCGAGCCGAATAGCATGTGAGCACCGACACAACTGAGCGAGCCACCCTAAGTGAGAGCACCACAGAATACGAGCGTATGCAGCAGCCAATGGAAGTTCTGACAAGTATGCGGACGGTTGAATGGTTCACGCCTCCAGATATCATTGAGAAAGCGAGGCGCGTACTCACCGCGATTGATCTAGACCCGGCGTCGAGCGCAGTACCGCAACAATGGATTCGTGCGCAGGAGTATTACAAGCCGGGCGACGGATCGCTTGAACGAAACTGGTACGGCAGGGTATGGCTCAATCCACCGTTCGCAAATACGCAACCCTTTGTCGATCATTTGATCGAGCAATTCGCTGCGGAGAATGTAACAGAGGCACTGTTACTTGTGAACAGCAACTTAGGTTACAAATGGTTCGAGGAGCTGTGGGTTGCGTATCCGGTTTGTTGCATTCGGGAACGGATGAAGTTCATTCCCGAGCACGGCAGTAAGAACGGTCAGGCGAAACGAGCACAGTGCGTTGTCCTCTTTCACCGCAGCAATGTAACGCTTGATCGCTTCTGTTTCGAATTCAATCCACTCGGTCGCATTCTCCTCCCGGAGAAAGACTGAGGTCTTTGCATTTGCCATTGGGTCTTCGGAGACGTAGCAAGGGCACCTGTCTACGTCTCCTATTTGTCCTTTCTTTTAAAAGAAAATGCGGACCATCCAGCAGGGCATCTACAAACACTTCAAAGGTGGTGAGTACGACGTCATTGGCGTAGCGGTCCATTCAGAGACAGGCGAAGAGCTGGTGTTGTATCGTCCGCGCTACGGCAATCGCTCATACACAGTGCGTCCCTACGATATGTTTACCGATCACGTTCAGAAAGGTGACTATGATGGACCTCGATTCGAATTAATCGTATCGAATGAAACCGGACTAATATGATGGAGTAAGACAATGAAATGGCGAGTTGTTACGAGCGCTATTCTCATATTGTTGGCAGCATCCCTCACGATGCACAGTCCGAGTACTCTGAAAGCTCAGAACAAAGACGAAGTCGAAAAATCAATCAAGCAATTAAACGAGCAACTGAAGGCGGCTAAGAAAGAAACCGCAGACCTTCGAGCAGCGCAGCTCGAACTGGTACGCAAGCTCTCAAGCGGCGAGAAGACAGCGGCTGCTACATCCATCAATCTAGCACGTAAAGATGAAGACATAGCAGCGGCGAACAAAGCTCTCGCCGAATGCAGAGAGGAGAATCTTGATCTAAAAGCGCAAGTAGAGACCTTGACGAGCAGGAATACTCAGCTCATCAAGACCGTGGGCGAACACGAAACAGTGGTGACCTCGCTGGCCGTAGAGAACGCAGGCATCAAGAAAAACATAAAGCGTCGTGCTGTCGGCAGAGCGCTTAAAAGATTCGTCACGTTTCAGTGGAAGCCATCGAAACACTGAGAAGGGTCTATTTATTATGGCAACCTTTCCCTTGCAACATGAGGCTGTCACCATGACTGCGACCCCAATGGTAAAAGAAGAGCATCATTTCCAGTTGAAAGCCCCGTCCCCGTGGTTGTCTTTGGTTCTTCCGAGTCTAGTGGGAGTTCTCACTGCTCTCGGAACAGCGCAGTTTGTATCGGGAACACGGGAGGCGAAGATCGCCGCACTTGAGCAACGCATTCCACTGCTGGAAAACAAAATTCAGGCGCTGGAAAGCGGTTCGGTCAAGTACGAAGATATGAAGCTGTTTACTGATCGATGGAATCTGGACATCCAACAGATTCGCGATGATCTGCGAGAAGTAAGGCAGGTCGGGATATGGAGAAAGTAATCGGAGCTGTGTTGCTGATTACTCTCACGATTCCAGTCGCAGCTCAAGAGAAAGGCTTTTATGCCGAGAAGATTGTCTATGTGAATCCACGAGACCCGGATAAGCGTGTTTCGCTGGATATTGCGGACGCTCTCTTCTGGTCCGGTTTCACAGCGGACACTGCATCGAGCTGGAATAAGTACGAACGGGGTATCTTTCGAAACGAGCAGGGTAAGTTCGCAGCAGGCCCGGCGATTGCTGCGAACATAGGATGGTGGGGCTTTGCAAAGTGGCTCCAGTATAAGTTTCCAAAGCATCGCCGGATAGGCTTCTGGTTGGTCTTCGCAGCGGGGTCATTACATTGGGGAGCGACAGCATACAATCTAAGACAATAAAAGAATGTTGGCAATCCTACGCGCAAAAGGTATTGCCTCCGTCAGTGAGCACGATCCAGTATACCGAGACACGTCGAGCGTTCTATGCTGGGGCAGCTTCGTTAATGCAGATGATGCTCGCTGGTGTATCCGAAGGCGAAGAGATCACAGCGAGCGACGAAGACTTTATGGAAGCAATCAATAACGAACTAGCGCAGTGGTGCGAAGAAGTATTAAAAGGACGTGGCTAGTCTACAAGGTGCGTATTCTATTTTACAGTCTCACTTAGCAGCCTTCGCGGCGATAGGCAAGACGCCTGTCTACTCCAGACGACTTAACTTACATCCAGCACAAAAACAGATCAAAGCCGAAGCAAAGCGCTTCAATGTGCTTGACTGCGGTCGGCGATTCGGCAAGAGCATCTTTCTCGGTGATGCACTAGCGGAAGTAGCTGAAGCAGGATACCCGGCAGGCTACTTCGCTCCAACATACAAATTCCTCCTTGAGGGTTGGCGCGACATCAAAGAAATAGTCGAGCCGCTGATTAAAACGAGCAATGACTCAGAGCACCGCATCGAGCTATACACTGGAGGAATAATCGAAGCGTGGTCGCTTGACAACGAAGGCGGCGGCACAGGTAGGAAGCGTTACAAAGCAGGACGCTCCCGAAAGTACAAACGCGTTGCAATCGACGAAGCAGCCCTCATACAGAATCTCGAACAGGTCTTTGATTATGCTATTGCGCCAACCCTCATTGATCTCCGTGGGGATGCATGGTTCGCGTCAACGCCTTCCGGTAAAGGCGCTTTCTATCGGCTCTGGTTGAAGGGGCAGGACGCAGCGCAGAAGGAATGGATGAGCTGGCAGATGCCGACCAGCGCTAACCCGTATATCCCGTACGACGAGATACTCGGAGCGCAAGCCCGGTATCCCGATTCAGTTTTCAGACAAGAATATCTTGCCGAGTTTCTCGAAGACGGTGGCGCGGTGTTCCGTAACATCGCTGCCTGTACTCGCGAGAAGGAAGCAGTCTGGCGCGATAAACTCGATCCATATCATGTCTACGTTATTAGCTGGGACCTCGCAAAGAAAGAGGACTTCAGCGTAATGACAGTGATCGACTGCACTACAAAAACAATCGTCAAGATAGATCGCTTTAATCAAGTAAACTATTTGTTGCAAGTTCCCCGGCTAGTTGCGCTCGCTGAAGCCTTTCAACCGACAGAAGTAGTAGTGGAGACGAATGCGAATGAAGCTCTCATCGAGATGTTATTGCAGACGTCCTATAACAAGATTGGCCCGGCTCCGAAAAGCATCAAGATGCCGACTATCGAAGACGGAGTTCGTATTGGCCTATATACCAAAGAAGAAGCAGAGGAAGCAGCCGCAGCAGTAGCGAGGTTGCTCAGCTCCGTTGGCGTGACCCACAGAGCTAATCTACCCATCAGTGAATTCACTGCAACGAATGCATCGAAGGAAGAGGCGATTCAGGCGTTAGTGCTCGCCTTCGAACGCACAGACATAACCATTCCACGCGAGCCGCAGCTCCTACAGGAGCTTGAGGTCTTCGGAATGGAACGACTCCCGTCAGGGCGGTTCCGGTACGCTGCTCCCGAAGGCGAGCACGATGATTGCGTTATGAGTTTGGCGGAAGGTTGGTACAGAGCCCGGCGTTACATGAGCAAGGAGGCTCTGCCACTAAAAATACAAGCAATGAGAATGCTCGACGAATCATTGCAGTTCGATAATATCGACAAGAATCCACACCCTATGGCGGCGAACAGTCAACAGTACTGGCTCGCAACTAACATGAAGCGATTGCAGCGCAGCAACCAACAACACTTTATGCAGAAGCTACGGGGGTAGACATGCCTGAATTCGATATCGATCAGCGACTCATTGAACTTGCCAATGCAGAAGAAATAAAAACTGGCACAGGAGCACCGATAATCGGGATGAAGACCGTTGCGGGTCAGGCGGCTCCTCCCGCAGGCGTTGCTCAGCCTCTCGGTATTAAACATTACGGAGTTGAGATCGGTGCTGTCAGCATCATTAGCTTTGATGAAGGGTTCAATGTGAACCTCGGTCCTGATCCGGGGCAGGCAATAATCACGGCTGAGGGTGGCGGCGGCATGGGACCAACGGGTCCGACTGGACCAGCGGGACCAACGGGACCTTCGGGAGGCGGAGGCGACGGAGTAACGGGTCCCACTGGTCCAGCAGGCGATACAGGTCCTGCTGGTGCGCAAGGATTACAAGGACCAGCGGGTCCACAGGGTGATGCTGGCCCAGCGGGATCAGCTGGCGCTACTGGAGACACTGGCGCGGCTGGACCTGCTGGCGATACTGGTCCAGCAGGTCCGCAGGGAGCAGCTGGTCCCGCAGGTGCAATCGGCGAGACTGGCGCTGCGGGTCCTGCTGGAGCAGATGGAGCAACAGGACCTCAAGGCGTAGCGGGATCGGCAGGACCGACTGGTGATACTGGACCAGCGGGACCGGAAGGTCCAACTGGACCGATGGGTCCCGGTGGAGGCGATACTGGCCCAACAGGACCAACGGGTCCAATGGGTCCGGGAGGTGGCGATACTGGTCCGACAGGTCCGATGGGTGACACGGGTCCCGCAGGATCAACTGGTCCGCAGGGGATTGCTGGCGATACTGGTCCACAAGGTATTGCAGGTGATACTGGACCAACAGGTCCAAAGGGAGTTGAAGGCGCTCCGGGTAAGGACGGCGCGGACGGCGCAACAGGTGCAGCAGGCCCGGCAGGCCCAATAGGCGACACAGGACCTACGGGTTCGGCAGGTCCTCAAGGCGATACTGGTCCACAGGGTCAGCAAGGTCCACAAGGAGCGGAGGGTCCACAGGGTCAACCGGGCCAACAGGGACCACAGGGTCAACCCGGCCAGCAGGGCGATCCCGGTCCACAAGGTGCTGTCGGTCCGCAAGGTCCTCAAGGCGCACAGGGTCAACAAGGACCACAAGGCCAGCCGGGTCAGCAGGGCGACGTTGGCCCGATTGGTCCGACAGGTGTTGCTGGTCCGCAAGGAGCTATTGGTCCAACGGGTCCGACTGGTACAGGCGATACCGGACCAACAGGTGCAGCCGGGCCAGAGGGTCCGACTGGCCCACAGGGCACAGCGGGTTCACAAGGTCCTACTGGCCCGGCTGGATCAGCTGGTCCTCAAGGCGCAACAGGACCGGGTGGAGCAACGGGTCCCGCTGGCGCAGCAGGAGCAACGGGTCCGACTGGACCGACAGGCATCACGGGACCAACGGGACCTTCGAATTGGACAACGCTCAGTCAAGCATCCGATCAAGCGGTCATCAACAGCAACGTTTTACAAAACAGCAACACGCTTGTGTTTAACGTTGTCAATGGTGCGAAGTATCGCATACGCGGCACGGTCTTCTTCGATACGACAGCGAACGGAGATTTCAAGTATGGATTCTCTGCTCCAGCGCAAACACGATGGAGAAGTGAACGAACTCACATTGCCGCAACGGGTACACCTGCCGAGCTGGCAATAGACGTTACGATGCCAACGAACGTGGCGCTGACTGGCACAGGAACGGCAGGTGGCTACATTCGTTTCGACATAGTATATACCGCAGGTGCGAGTGGACAGCTTGCATTCCAGTTCAGCCAGAATACAGCAGTGAACGATACGGGAGCAGTCGTGTTGGCGGGTTCCTTTATGGAGTTCGCAATTGCGTAATTTTCTTTTAAAAGAAAAGGAGTAAAACAATGGCAGACGAGATAGTCGATAAGAACGAAGTAATCCCTGTTACACCCGAACCACGCACAGTTACACGCGGCGATCAAGAAGTAACTGTCGAGACTCGGACTGGGACCGGAGCGACCGTTGAAGGACTTAAGACAATCGCAGGAGAAGGAGCGCAGCGGCACGTGCGGCTGCATGAAGTAGTAATTCCGACTCCTCCAGAGGCACCAGCAGCGCCAGCAGACGCGCCAGCAGAAGGAGCATAGTGAGAGCTGATATTCGAGCAGCTCTTGCTGGGGGAGGTGGCAATCTCGGCTTGCCACCTCTCAAGCTCGGGCCAACAGCAACTCCATACGAAGAGCAGATGCAGAAGAATGCCCAGCCCTATATGCCGGGCACGGGTTCTGAGTATGTGCCTGTGACGCCGTTTAATACGTTAACGCCTCCGCAGTATGGAGCGAATGCGCCAATGCCTTTCGGGCAGAGAGTGATGGGACGATTAGCAACGCCTTACTAAAACGAATACTGGAGCGATATTTAGAAACGCTGAACTACAAGGGAAGTGGGCGGCTACACAATCTTTCTGTGGTCGATGAGCATTCAGTAGTACGTCGGTTACGAGGTCATCGTCTCCTGATTAAAGGACTCTGGTTAGTAGCTATTATCGATGTGGAACACGTAGACATTAAGGAGATGCTGATCAATGCGCCACTGGTGATCGATGAAGATTCAACGCAGAAAGATGTTGAATCCGTTATGGCGGACGCACTGCAAATACTCGAAGCGACAGCTCGATTGATGAGCGCAAGGAGGTAGCATGGCTTTACTACTCGCGACAGGTGGCTTGACTGCGATTATCCCGTTGATACTGATGATTGCAGCAGTGATCTTGTTCGGTATTGCTACGTTCTGGAATCCTCCCACTCCACCGTGGAATAAGTTCGTTGCTGCGGGATTGTTCTGTTGGGCATTAGCGGTGTTGATTCAAATGGCAGGAGGATTGTGAGCGGTTTTAATGATTACAGTTTAGGTGTTGATAACGTCGGAAATATTCTCCGGAAGGTTTTCGAGGAACGCGAGCGGTGTGTTTCTCACGTAAGGTTGAATTGGTCGAATTCCTATGATCCGATTCACCGTCTTGATTTCTGGATCACTGGGTCCGCACGAGATGGTCAAACCGTTTCGTTCCCGGTAGCAGAGATCAAGACGACGGCAGTGCTGATCGGTGAAATAGTTTATGGTCCTGAAGAACTCTTTGCGGATGCGCTCAGGACCGCATTGGTCGGGCTCGAAGCAACGGCTCGCTTAGTAAATACGGCGCACGTCGAAGGATGTCTGTGCGAACAATGCCACGAGGATGACGACGATCCATTCTATGATCCTTGAGGAGCCACTATGCCAGCAACATCAAAAGCGCAACGCAGACTAATGGCTATCGCTGAGCATCACCCCGAGCAGGTGTACTCGAAGAACAGAGGCGTACTCAAGATGAGCCACGGACAGCTCCACGACTTTGCTGCCGTGAAAGAGAAGCCGTTGCCGCGATACGCAGCGCAACGCCAGAAGAAGGGCAAGAAATGAAAATAGGTGGCGGAGACTACTCTGAAGAAGCTATCGAAGAAGCAATGGAGATGGCTCGCATTGTCGGCACGTTGATGTCCGGGCGAGTCCCGATCCCGGCTAAGGCAATCGAGTATAAAAAGCTAGACCCCGAGACTCTCGCTAAGCTGGATCAAGTACCGAACATAATCGTCGCTGAACCAGCAGCTGCCGTCACGATAACACCAGTGGAAGGACCTTGTACTCCGACGACGCATCTTTGGGGTAAACCGGAGATCGGCGACGGGATCACGGAAGCTACGTGCGGCAGATGCAATCTTAAGATTCGCAGCGAGATACAAGGACCCGCCAGCGAAGTAATGGCAGACTTACTTTGGCAGATACCACACTGAAAGAAGTAAGAGATGAAATGGAATGGCCGAGTCTACGTTAACAAGCGCACTAAAAAGATTCATAAGAAGGATAAGCCCGGCGAAGATTGCCGCGCAGTTCTAATCCGTCCGGGCAACCGTTATACATTCAATAGTGTTGAGGAGGCAAACGAAGCAGGCTTCGAAAAGCTCTGCGAACGTTGCTTCGCAAACGAGAAAGGAGACTGAAATGGCAAAGTACGCTGAACAACGCAAGAGCAAAAAGAAGTGGATCGCTGGCGCTATCAAACATCCGGGAGCGCTGACTGCATCGGCGAAGAAAGCAGGTCAGTCTCCGATGGAATTCGCCGCAGCGCATAAGCATGATAGCGGCAAGACTGGTCAGCGAGCGCGACTGGCACTGACACTGCGAGGTTTCCATAAAGGATGATGGTCGAGCCCTTTGACCTCTCGGATTTAGTTGTGATCGGACTTGCGATCTTAATTTTGCTGGTGGTGATGATTACACTCGTTATCATCGGCGTATTAGGGAGAAGAAATGAAATACGTCGAGCAGCGAAAGAGGAAAGCACAAATGCAGAAGGTTCCGAGTCGGGATCAAGGGAGACTCGGGATTCCGAAGAACGCGAGTCCTGATGTATGGAACGCGCCTCCGGATAAAATGACGAGCGGTAACGCAAATTACTATCGGGAAATCCCTGAAGTGAGACGTCGTTACAACATAACGAAATGACAGCCGAGCCGATCAAATACGAACCTCATAATCCGCACATCCCGTGCGAGCTGCAAGGCGGACACGACTGGAAGAAGGTGTCTGGCAAGAATATCAATGAGGCTCCGGTGTCTCTTGAATTCTGTGTTCGGTGTGGAAAAGTAAAAGCATAAGGAGATCATCATGAAAATGGGTGGTTGTGGAGATTACAGCAATAGAGTAATGCCTGAGCCTCCGCGTGTAGAAGACAGACGTGCGACTATGCCGGATATGGAGGGTGGCAATCTCGGAGACGGCGATACTGGCGGAGCAATGCCAGTACCGAAGGACTTCCCAACTTCGAAGCCTAAGATGGGTGGAACGAGTTGGGGCAGTAATTGTGAACCGAACATCGGCGGCAGAGGCTGCAAGTAAGGAGCAAACCAATGGCCGGAAGATATGCAATGCAACGTCTAGCGCAGGCGCAGCAGGAGCCCGAGAATCCTCCGACTCAGTGGGGACAGTCCTACAAGTACATGCAGAAGATGAATGAACGGCCTGCACGTCCCGCGCCTGCGCCAACACCGGAACCTCCGCCTGCGCGAGCGCCGATCATGTCACCTGCCGCAAGACAGGAACTTGAAGCAGCGCAAGCCCGTACGCAGGCGAGTCAACGAATGCAGCCGATAAGACCAGTGCCTCCGTATCAGGGCAGAGCATGGCAGGCGCAGCGTGAGGAGCTTGAGCCGATGGAAGGAACGCAGAACATCGGTGGTATGCCGTATCGCCGAACAAACGTAGGTGGTCTCGGTCCCGGTGGTACAAACGCTCCCGGCTGGCGCATTCCACGAATGACAAACTACTAAATACAAAATTCTTTTAAAAGAAAGGAGGCAGCGATGCCACCAATGGCGAGTTCGGATTCACTCGGTCCAGCGCTCGGCAACGAAGATGGTAAGATGGTTGCGCCGGGCGGCGGCAATGAGCCTCAAATGGTAACGTGTCCAGCCTGTCAAGGCGCTGGTCAAGTACCACAAGAGGAAGCGGATGAAATTACTCAAGCGCTAGCCCCGGCAGAGGCAGCGGAAGGTCCGCACGATGAAACAGCGGAGCTGGCAGGTGGACCTCAGCCGGGCGAAGAAGCTCCGCCAGAAGAAACGGCTCCGCCAACCTCCCCGGTAACGGGTCGCTCTGCCTCCGATATGGAAGCTATTCGTAATTACAAAGAGAATCGTCCAGCTCAATTGCGCCATCAGCCTTTCAATGAAGGAGAGGTCGCATCGCAAGGTAAACGCGCCCGTGAGCGAATGAAACAAGGCGGTCGCCTCGGCGGCTTCTAACCCCCTCCAGCAAATCCCCGGACATTCGTCCCCGGTTCCCCGATCTTAAAGGAGAATAGTCATGGCAATTCCAGAAACCACTTATGGTTTTAATCGTCATGCGCTCACCTACGTCAACAAGATGGTAGACATGGGCGTGTTGACGAATGCGATCATCAACCCACTGACGACAGTGGCCGGGCTCCGTGCGGTAACCGCGCCTCCCTACGAGACCGATCTGCGATTCTACGAGCAATATCAAAAGCAGATCGATTACGCACAGGCAATCGGGACGTTGACCAATGCGAACGTCGCTGCCGCAGACACCGTGGCGGGTCTGCGGACACTCTTTACAGGTAATGACGCATCGCTGGTCGCAACTGATCAGTACAGCATGGTGGCTTAATGTTTGCCAACCAATCACTGCCTCGAATACTGGGCTTGTTGTTCGGCAATACGCGTGACCTCGAAGCGCGTATTGCCGACCGTGATGCAGTGATCGAGCGCCTGAAGAGCGATATCGAATGGTATCGCCAGCAGAATATCGCTCTTCAGGATAGTTTTCTGTTATCACGAGGTAACAAACCGACAGTAGCAGAGGCTCCGCCTCCGCCACTAGAGCAGCCAACGCGAGTGATCGGTAGAGCGGAATCGCTGGCAGTCGAGATCGAAGCCGACAAGCTAGTCGAACTGATGTTCTACGATCCGCAAGAAATGGAAGCAAAGGTTGAGGACCTGACAAAGAGCAATCGTGCTCGTGATAAAGAAATCTTGAAACGGCTCGAAGTTCGATTAGCAGAGATGCCTCCTGACTCGCCGTTCGACGGAGTCGTAATAGGATAATCATGGGTTCATCTGTTCATCCGCTCTCTGACTTACATCAACCCGGTATGATACCCGGCAGTGGCGCTACGCCTGAAGCCTACGAGCAAACGAAGCGCCGTAGCCGTGTTATCAAGGGTGACTGGAGCCAGTATTTCACTGAGATGACAGGGAAGCTGGAGAACGAAGAACGTAACCACGATTGGATGAAATACCGTGAAGGAGTACGTAATCAGCGTTACTATGAAGGTGCATTCTTCTGGCACTTCTCGGATCAAACGGGTCTCGTCAGGGACCTACCGCATACGGATGAAGACCCGTTCTATCCGCACAACTGGTTTGCCTACTTCGTCGATCTCTCGGTTAGTGCTGCACTGGAAGCTAGTCCGGACATAGTGATCGATCCAAGCAGTGAAGATGATCATAACGTTGCTGCGGCTCGTGCGGCTCAGAAGACAGGCGACTATGGCGAAGCGGAGTTGTTGACAGAGGAATTCCGGCTTGAATCAGAGAAACTCCGCCAGCTCTACTGCGGAGTCTGGTGGTATTCGTACTGGAGTCTCGATGCAGGCAAACTCTTCGCGTCACGACCAATCTTTGAGGAGTCAACTGAGCAGCACGGTGGCGATGCATTCATCTGCGGGAGTCCGAACTGCGACAACATGGGTCCAGCCGAACGATTAATCCCGAGCATGGTCGGTCCGAAGTGTCCGAAATGTGGCAGAAGTGATCAGCTACAGATAATCGAAGCTCCGCAGGTAACAGTTCACAAGATCACTGGCTATAAGAAGGTACCTGTTGGATTCCCGGTCCTTGAATGCGTTACTCCGCTCCAGATGAAAGGCGATAGACGCGCCGGGCACTACATGAAAGGCAATTACCTTTGCAGAACGCGTCTGGTGGATCGCGATCTCATTGCTCAAATGATTCCGTGGTGGGATTCGGAGCGAAAAGGCGGACAGGGGATTGGTAGTGATGATTACGGACTGCGAGCAGAAGAGCTGGCACGACGCCCGGTAGGTGGAAGCAGCACTTCAGCAGCTCCGGTCGGTGCAGTTGACCGAGAAGCATCAGATGTAGTGGTGAAGCAATGGTGGCTCCAGCCTTGCAAATATGAACACGTCGAGTTCGAGAGCGAAGTTCGATTCATTGGCGAAGACGAAACAGTCATTCCACCGCATACAAGGCTCGGTGAGGTCTTTCCGAAGGGTCTATACCTCTTAAAAATCGGCAATGATTGGCTCGATCACGGCGAAGAAGACTTCAGAAAGAAGTGGGTGTACATTCCTTATGTCTATCAGCCTCATAAAGCCGATGGTGGCACGACAGTTACTGCAATGGTCGAGCCGCAAAGAGAAATGATCGAGATAAATTCGCTGCTTTATCTCTATTTGAAGGCTCGCAGCGGTGGCGCACCGACAATAATCAAGTCGCCACTCTCAGAAACCGACTTTGACGGGTCTCCAGCAACGATTACACGCCTTCCGCAGGGTTCTCCGAAGCCCGAAGAGCTGTTTTTCCAGCCTGCATTCCCTCCAGCCGATCCAAATCTAACAGGCTACGCCAATCGAATGAGCGGCGAGATGCAAATAATGGCGCAAGTGGTCTCTCCGACGACTACTGGCGATCCATCTGCTCAAGAAATGGGTGGAACAGACACTGCGCGTGGCATGATGATCATGAACTCAAAGGCTCAGGGACTTCAGGGACCGAAATTGATGCCTTTGGCGTTCGGACAAGCGATGGCAGTAACTCAATGGATCGAATTATTCCGAGAAAATGTCGTTGATGACGTTCCAATACCTCTAAAAGGGAAAACAGGCGAGCCAGAATGGTTCATGTTGAACGGAAGTGACCTCGAAGGCGATTTTGCGATCTATCCGAAACCGAAAAGCTGGCTTCCGCATCCCCGAGAAGAACAGCAAGCTGCATTACAGAACGCATTTACTGTTTTTGGACAAATATTACTGAATCCTCAAGCCCCAACTTCGTTAAAAGACAAAATACTCGAAGTCTACGGTATCGAAGGCATCGATCTCGACGACTACAATCAAGAAACACGAGATGCGATGCTCCGAATTGACCAACTCGAAGCATTGATACCACAAGCGATGAAATTAGCTCAGTGGTATTTAACACAAATGGCTAATCAGCCAATACAAGCCGCCCCGACCGCTCTGGCAGCTCCTCAACAAGCACCACCGGAACTCCAACAAAGTGCTGTACAGCAAGCCACCCCGGCAGGTCCTCAGCCACAGGGTCCTCAAGGCCCACCCCAACCGGAGCAGGGTTCCCCGCCAGAGGAGCAGGGTCCGCCTGATCCTGCTGAGCTGATGGGCCAACTTCTTGCGCGAATGGTTCCTCCAGATGAAGACCTAGATACGCCAGAACCCTATATGGATTACTTCCGGGTCTGGTTAAAAGGCGACGAAGGTAAAAACGCGAATCCGATCCTGCGTTCTGCGGTTAAAACTCAATTCAAGATGTATTCCGACATGCAGCAGAAACAACAACAGCAGCAAATGCAGATGCAAATGCAGATGATGCAAGCGCAGGAGCAAGCGCGAGCCCAATCTCAGATCGCAGTCGAACAAGCACGTGGTCAAGGACGATTGGCTGAGATCGGCGCGAAGGGACAGGTTGATCAGGCGCTTCAGGCATCGAAGCCAATGGAACCTCCCGCTCCAGTAGCAGCTCCTCCGCCACCGGAACCAGACAATGCTGTGCGCGATAAAGTAGTACAGGCAGCAATCGAAGCCGCGAAGGCAGATCAAACGCACCAGCATAAACTGCAAGAGCTGGGTCTCACGCATACACATCGAGTACGTGAGGCATTAGCGAAAGGTATGATGACACCCGGCCTAAGTCAGGCAGGTGAGCAGGGAAGTCTTGTTTCAGGTGCAAGGCAAATCCCCGGCTTACCCGGCTCCCAGTACGGCGTTGCGGATATACCTCCTCAGCCAGCGATCTAATTTCTTTTAAAAGAAAATGGCAGATATCGTCGTTCAGCCACAAACGGTTCAAGATTTCCACGTCCACGGAGTGACGGCAGGATCGCCGCCGCGTCTCCGTATCTTTTGCTCGAATGCTTTCTTCTCGAATGATACGAATCCAATCTATGTTCCCGAAGGCGGACCGAATGGTGGACAGTATTATCTCGATATCGCCTGCACATACGATGGTGTCAGCGTAGTAACTGTGCCGACATTCACAGTGAAATCAACGACAGACGCTGTCGCTCTCACGGTGACCTCTTATTACACTTTTTACTGGTATCGGAGTAATGGACAATACATTGGGCCAGTGGACGGAATGGAGCGGATTCTCGTTCCGCCTGAGATTGCATCTGCGAGCGCGTGTACTCCGATAGGAACATGTGCTACGTGGGCTGATCTAGAGAACTATTCAATGGTTCTCATTCCGAATATCGATCTAAGTACATACACAAAGGAACAAATTGACAATAAGATCGCCGCTGTCGATACAAGCGGGACGCTAAACTATATTACGAAGTTTGGAACGGACCCGAGTATAACTGAATCATCTCTGGTTGATAACGGATCGTATTTGAGGCACTACGATTCAGGTGCGACTCGTTATATCGATTTCGAGACGGGTCCAAATTCTGTTGCTTTAAACGGCTCAGGCTCGACACTGAATATCTATCAGCAGATTGCTCCTATTAATGCGCCGACTGTGGCTTTAGCTGGTGCTGGCGCGGGAAACATAGATAATGGCCTGCATTCGTGGAAAGTCACCTATGTTACCGCGAGCGGCGAGACAGACGGTGGAACTACTTCGTCACAGATCAACGTTACCGATAAAACAGTAAACGGACAAGTAACAGTTACAATACCCTCTGGTCCGAGTACGGTAACGACGCGTAAGGTCTATCGAACCGTTGCGGGTGATACCGGAAATTATAAACTCGTCGGAAGCTCATCAGGATTTGCTACTGCATCCTTTACGGACAACGTAGCTGACTCTGGTCTCGGCGCTGGCATCCCAACGACGAATACTGGCCGAATGCTCGGTTATGAAATGCAGAGCGGATCAATTCTTATTCCCTGTAACGCGTCTTACCGTCAGTACGATAATGCTGGCAACGCAACGAGTATCCTGTCAATTACAACTTCGAATAACCTGCAAGTCGCAGCACCTGCTGCCAGCGGAAATATTAATATTGTTATCCCGAATGCTACGGGTAGTTTCAATATTTCAAATACTGCGAGCTTTACCCTGCGATTCACTGTACTTCCTTCGGGGTTTGTAGGGATTGGTCGAGCAACGCCCACCTCAATGTTACATCTTGACGGTGAAGGTCAATCCACCGCATCTGTCGGAACTGCTACCGGAACAAATGCAGCAAACTATCTCCGTTCTGGCACTGCTGGATTGACTGGCGGCAATACGACAATAGCTACTACCGGGACAGGTGGCAATGGTGGAGGCATTTCACTTAATACTGCGGATGGTGGACAAGCAACAGCGGCGGCTACTTCATCAACTGGAGGCATAGGCGGAGGCTTCACCGTCCAAATGGGGACAGGTGGCGCAGGCGCGGTCGCGGGGTCTGGTACTAATACTGGTGGTGCAGGGGGAGCTTGCAATATTACTGGCGGGACAGGCGGAGCAGCAAGCGGAGCGACCTCAAATACAAACACTGGCGGCAACGGAGGCGCGATAAATCTTACTGCTGGTCCCGGAGGCGTTGCGTCGAATGGTGGCGGCTCTAGTGTGTCAGGCAACGGAGGTGCACTTAACTTTATTGCAGGTACGGCAGGCGCAGGTACTGCTCCGGGAACTGGTGGAGCAGCCTTGTTAAGAGGCGGCGTAGGTGCGGCAGTGGCTACTAGCGCTGGAGGGCAAAGTAATGTTACCGGAGGTGCTGGGTCTAGCACTGGTAGCGGAGGCGCGGGAGGCGCGGTTGCTCTAACAGGAGGCGCTAGTAACGGTGACGGTACCGTGGTACGCGCTGGTGGTAACGCAACGGTGCAAGGCGGCAACAGTGGTTGTACTGGCGCGGGAGGCACAGGCGGAAATATCTCGATCAATGGTGGAACCTCATCGGGGAATCATACTGCCGCGCAAATAGGAGGTTCCATTACCCTGACTGCGCGGCCATCTTTTGGTAATCAGAGCGGCGGGACTATAAGTTTTATAACAGGTGCAGGTGGTCAAAATCCTACTTCTTCGGGTTCCGTTACTGGTCCGAATGGAGGCGGAATAAGCTGGACGTTTGGTGCTGGAGGTATACCGACAGCGGCGACCGCAACCGGAATAGGAGGCGTTGGCGGGACGACTTCCATGACGGCAGGGACAGGTGGCGTCCCTGCTCTAGGTGGATCGGTTAATAACACGGGAGGCGCAGGCGGTGCTCTTAGTTTTACAGGAGGTACAGGCGGCGCTCCTTCGACATCTACTAGCGGAACAAATACAGGTGGCGCAGGCGGAGCGATCAATATTACCGGGGGCGCTGGAGCCGTAGGAACGAGCGGAGGTGTGAATGCTGGTGGCAATGGCGGCAACGTTATTATCAGAGGAGGCGTAGCAGGTGCTGGTGGAACAAACGGTATTGTTGATTTGCGATCTTCGGACGCCGCAACGCAGCTTCAGATTCCTGCTACAGCGGGGACTGTAGATATAATCAATAAGCTAAAGCTGAACAATAACGCTACTGCTGTAGATGCGACTAATACTGCACCGACGATATACGGTACTAGCTCAGGTGGCGCAGCTTATCCTTTTCTCGAAGCAGGTAATTTAATTATTCAAAGCCGACCCTCGGGCGCGACAAGGGACATCCTGTTTTACACTGGCAGTGCGGCTCTTGCGCTTGTAATAGACAGAGGGGCTCATCAGATTCTCACTGAGACTTCAACGGACCCAACAGCGGCAAACTTGACTTCCGGTTCCAACGTCGAAGACAGACTCGGCTTCTATATGAAGAACGACAAGCTGGTATTCGCAGTGAACAGGAGCGGCACTGTCAATTATCTTACTATTCCGCTGGACGGCGCAACAACAGCGTGGAGCTGGTCAACTACAGCACCATAGTTATGAAAACCACATACGAGAATGTATCACTCTTTTTAAATGTAGCACAGAGCTGGCTCAGCAGAGATCGCGAGCACCGCAATACGAAGATGGGCTACGCGATTATGCGAATCAGTATCCGGGCTAACAAACTGATGGACCGCTTCCGCGAGAAGCGTGACGATCTTGACATTGACTTCTGCGCTACTGACGACAACGGGATTGTACGGCGTAACGCACAAGGTGAGCTTGAATATACAAAAGAAGACCTGAAAGCACGTGATCAAGCACGACGAAAACTGTTCCGGAGCGAAGTAGAAATCGAGCCTTACTATGCTACGGAACTTCCGAGTGATCTAACACCTATCGAAGCCGAGGCATTTAGCGGATTCGTCATTCGCGAAGAGGAAGCGGAAGCGACCTCTGCATAAGGAGACAAAGATGGCATTCGAAAACTGGAGACCATGTACAGTACCGATAAATAGCGCAATCTCTGATGGTGTTCCTTATGGCGGTCATCTGACAGGTGGGTTCTTTGTCCCCTTTAATGTAACAGTCAGTTCAGTATCTTATTCCGTTAGCGCCGATGGCGGTCAAACATATGGAACGCTTTTTAATGCATCGGGTCCAGTAGGACAGTCGGTATCGCCGGGACGAGCATATCTTCTCCCGCCAGAGTTGCAGCCATTTACTCATTTCAGATTCGTCCTGAGTTCGTTGCAAGCAGCAGCACGAACTATTCAGATCGCACTGAAGTAAATTCTTTTAAAAGAAAATCTATTTCATCCACGTATACACGGCTCGTGGACCGTATCTCCTATACTTGAGCGCATATCCGGCTTCGCTCACCGGAGAAGAGGTGACGTATGAGTTCTATGCTAGGTGACACCGGAACATCAACTGGTGTTGAAGATGTAGCTGCCGCGAGCAGCGGGGAAGTCGCTCAACCTGATTCATCGGTCGAACCAGAGCAGTCACCAGCGGAAGGCGCTGGGGAAGCGGGGCAGCAACCCCAAACACAAGAAACCGCGCAAGCGCCAGCTCCGGAAACGGACGTAACACAGCTAGACCTAACTCAACCCGAGAACCTTCGACAGTTTCGTAGTTCGTACGACAAGGTCAAGTTCGAACGGGATGAGGCAGTGCGAGCACGAGACGCGATCCAGCAAGAGATGCAAACGTTTCGTGCAGCACAGGACAGGGGCGTTTACATCACGACTGATATCCCGTTGGATGATTTCAATCCGCGAGAGAGCTTCATCAAGATGGCCGAAGAGGAGCCTGAGTACTATGAGTCAGTTGCCGCTGACGTAATGGATACTCACTTCTGGTCTGATATCGGCGATCAGGTTCGTTCTCTCGAAGGTGTTCCGCTTGATCCGAATCTTCCAGCTGATAATGAAAAGCTGGAGAGCTTAGGCGTCGTGTGGGATTCATTGGCGCGTCGAATGACCAGAGGTCAGCTCGACGGCGATTCCCTCTACGATGTGCTAACCATTCTGGAGAACTCTCCAGACCTTCAGTCGGTCATCATTGCTCGCTTGAGCGGTGCGCAAGGACCAATGCCACCGCAAGGGCAGCAGCAGCCGGGTTTTCAGCAGGGCTATCAGCAGCCCGGCTACGGACAGCCGCAAGGTGTCCAGACCGCTGAAGCAATAGCGGATCAGTATGGACTCGATCTAACTGACGCTGGTCATCAGCAAATAATCTATCAGACGCAGATGGCTCAGCAGCAACGACAGGCTGAACAGACGCAGCGGCAGCGCGAACTAGCGCAGCGTGACATGCAGATTCAGCGCTTGCAAAACGAAGTTAGTCGAATCAATCAAGATCAGGAAGGATTACGGGATCAGTCGTCCGAAGATGCTCAACGTCGAGCTGCAACTCGCCTCAATGAGCAACTAGAGTCTTCGCTGGATTCCGATATCCAAACTCGCTATGGAAATGCCATTCCGAAGGACCGACCGGGATTGCTGGGCGACATAAAGACTATCGCTAAGGCTGCTTTGGAAGCTAACCCGGATTACAAAAACGCTACAGCGAGAGCTGAAAAGTGGTTCAAGCAAGCGGCAGCTGCGAAGGACCCGAGAGATCGAGATCGCTGGGACAAGTCGGGTCTCGATGCGCTCACGGTGGTCACCAACTATCGCGCTCAAGCGATATCGCAAGCAGCTGATCGATTACTCGGTCCGATTCGAAGGACAACGCAAAGGCAGGACCAGAAGACAAAGGACTTACAACACGGCAGGCGCGAGATAACAGGTGGTACGGCAATACCTCCGGTTACGAACCGTCCTCCGGCTCCATCGGGAGATATTCAGGCGACCCGCGATGCGGTCCGAGCGCGACTACGTGAAGCGCAGAATCGCGGTATGCCGGGTCTGCCCCGTTTCTAGGTATAAGGAGATACGGATCATGGCCGAAATGGTATTCAGTCAGTTTGAAGCCGTTGTCCGTACAGCAGTGAATCCTGAGATCGAGCAACAGTTCGAGCAGGCTCACACACTGTACAATCGCTTCTATAAGGGCAAACCAATAGAAGTGAATCAACGGGGTTACCGTATCCCGTTCTACGACCGTCCCCCGGCGTCAGACGGATACATGGGTGAAGGTGGCGCATTCCCAACTGCGGACAATCCACAGTTCAACGACATGCGGGTGTTCCCAGCTCGGTATGCGACATCCTTCTTAATCAGCGGTGATGTATTCAATAATATCAGCGGTGATGCGTTGATCGACAAAATCAGCGATCTCTTCTTGCTTCAGACCGAAGCTGCGAAGAAGACGCTCGATTTCCAGATCGCGGGTACGCGCACTGGTGCGATTGCGTACATCTCTGGAGCGCCGACCTCGGGCTCCAACGGCAACTTCACGTGCTCCACAACCGTAACAGGCGGATCAACCTTTGGGTCTTTCAAGATCAAAGAAGGTGCTCGTCTGAATGCGGTTAACCCGACCACTGGCGTTGCCCGAGCGGGTACTTCGGTAGTCGCCGATCCGGGCGGCAACAACCGCTCCACCAATGTTGTAACTTGCGATACAGTGAACGCCGCGTGGCAGAGCGGTGATTACATCGTTTACGAGAACTCCGCACTAAAAGCTCCGCACGGGTTGACTGATATCGTAAACAATGATAGCGGCGAGATTCAGGGTCAGCTTCGTTCGAACAGACCTTATCTCAAAGCTGTCGTGCTGAACGCCACAACTCAGCGTCTTCAGGTTGCGCTGCTCGTTGAGATTCACTACTCGCTCCGTTACAGGACCGAGCAGGCAGGCAACACAACGATCCTTTCTTCGCCGACCAACAAGGCAGGCTTCATGAGCAATGGCTACAACCTGCTTCGTTACGAAGGCGGAGGCGGGGTCCTTCGCATGGATTTCAAGGACGTTCAGTTTGGCGACCTCGCATGGGAGGATTACGTTTCAATCGATCCGGATCGAACCTACGGGATCAATCCAGCCGAAATCAATGTGTATGAGCTGAAGAAATTCGGCGCATACGCTGAGGACGGTTTGACGACCAGAATGTATACCTCTGGCGGCACGTACTACGATCAATGGACCGGGTTCATTGGCTGTAAGTACGACCTCGGGGCAACGAGATTCGGATGTCACTGGGTTATTACCAACACTGACATCACCAATCTTCCGAGCCCGGCAATCGCGTTTGCGTAGTTCGGTAATTGAGGCTGGCTTCGGCCAGCCTCAAGGAGTCAACTGCCCTTTGGGCTGGAGGAAAACATTATGGCTTTTGCTTCTTCGATTTCTCCTGACTCTGCGCTTCAGCCGGATTATGCAGGCTCGCGGAAAATCGAACGTTGGACTGCCACCGCTCTCGCTGCTGATATAGGCACTGGTACGATTCAAGCACGACACTTGACGACTATCACTGACTTTATCGTGCAGTCGTTCGGTGGGAGCCCTCCTTCGAGTTGTTGGGTTGTTGGCAGCAAGCTGATTATGAAGCTGCCCGGCACGACAACTGCGACAACGTATCAGATCAGGTTGGAAAGCAGATACAGCTAACCGGGAGGGGCTTCGGCCCCTCTCCTAAATAGAGGTTTATGCGAATACTTTTATCGAGCAATGGTGCTCACGTCAACACGGGCTACGGTAGTCAGTCGCGATACTTGATTAAGGCATTTCAGGAATTAGGTCACACAGTCCTATGCATGCCTCACTTTGGAATACAAGGTGGCCCGACAACAATCAACGGAATTCTACATCTCCCGATCTTCAGAGACCCGTGGGGCCACGACATCGTTGGAGATCACGTCCGAACATACAAGATCGATGTGGTCCTGTCATTCCATGATGTATGGACATTGTCTCCAGAGTTTCCTCAGAGCTTTGCTGGAGTTCCGTGGATCACCTATAGCCCGGTCGATTCCATTCCAGTACCGCGCAGATTGCAGATGATTCTCAGCGAAGCGCGGTACGTGTTAGCGATGTCTCGTTTCGGAGAACGCGAGATGTCGAGAGCGGGTATACGAAGCACGTATATTCCTCATGCGATCAATACGGACATCTATTGTCCCGGCGATAAAACAGCAGCGCGAGAAGAGATGGGCGTCAAGGACAAGTTCACGGTGCTCATTGCTGCGGCGAACTACTACTATCCGTCGAGAAAAGCATTCCCGGAACAGATGGCAGCATTCGCCGAATTTCACAAAGAGTTTCCTGACTCACAGCTTCTCTTGCATACAGCGCTGCAACCTACGACCGGGCAAGGTGGGCTGGATATGAACGATCTCGTGCTCAGTCTCGGCTTAGAAGACTGCACAGCGAATACTCCTGAGTACGATATCGCGATGGGACTCTCAGATGGACGGATGGCGCAGATGTATCGCTGTGCCGATGTATTGCTCGGTGCGAGCTTCGCTGAGGGGTTTGGTCTGATGCAGATGGAGGCGCAGGCTTGCGGCGTACCGATCATCGTTCACGACTTTGGCGCGAGCCCTGAATACCTTTTCAATGGTATTAAGGTTCCTTCAAGCCAACCGTTCTGGAATCTGCTTGGCTGCTGGCAAGCAATCCCGAGTATCAAGGGAATCTACGAAGCATTACGCGAGCTGTACTTGAACCGGAAGTGCCTGCAAGAGGGACAAAGGACGTACGAACGCGTGAAGGCGGAACTCTCTGAACCGTATGTACGCGATCACTACTGGAAGCCCTTCCTGAATAGTATCGATCAAGCAGGAGAGATGGCAATGGGGAGGATAGTATGACGGCAACTCCGCGTCTCTACTATGCTCAAGCCGCTGCTGAGTTCCGGACGCCCCGGTGGAATCCCGCGTGGATACACTACCGCAAGGATACAAACGACTGGAACACGATTTATTCTTCAATGTCAGTAGACGAATATCACGTTGGTAAGCTGACGCTGGAAGGGACTGCGCTTGATATCGGAGCGTATGTCGGATCGGTAGCGATTGCATTAGCGCTCGACAATCCAAAGCTGAAAGTGATCTGTCAGGAGCCAGTTCCCGAGAACGCAGAGATGATCCGGCTGAATATCTACGCCAATGGATTAACAGATCGAGTCTCGGTGCTTCACGAAGCATCAGCAGCGCCGGGCATTGACTCGGTAAAAGTCCGCTGGCGGTTTCGCGGAAACACTAATGCTGAGCATCATGCGTTCGTCGGTAATTCGACACTGATGTACGATGCGGCAGGAGAAGGTCTTACTTACGAAGAGGGCATTATTCCGTGTCGTTCGATTGCCTCGATTGTTGAAGAATATGGTCCGCTCTGTCTCGTGAAGATCGACTCCGAAGGTGGCGAGTGGTCTACGTTGCTTGATCCGGCAGTAAAAGACCTGTCGATCATTGTCGGCGAATGGCATCCGATTGGAGGCAGAACTCAAGATCAGTTCAGAGCACTGCTTGAGCCTTCGCATGATATTACATTCGATGGACCGGAAGCAGGACCCGGTGGATTCACGGCGATAAAACGATGAGAGCAGCGCTGCTTCCGTTAGGTCAGGACCCGTTCCTGAACGCTTACTGGCTACGCAACTACGCAGAGGTTTGGGCTAATGAAGTCGATCAGCTCGAAGTCATTATGTGTGGTCAATCCGATCCTGAAGTGATTGATTACATGTACAAGCTGGTTGCCGAAACGCCACATGCCACAATGATACGACACGATCCGATCCGCGTAGCTCACGGCAGGATTATCACTGAGCTGGTAGAAAACACCAAAGCGGATCACGTAATGTTCTGTGAAGACGATGCGTACGTGCGGCAACCAGAAGCGATTCGTGATGCGTTCGAGATAATCGAATCCGGTAGAGCCGACGTCGTCGGGAGTCCACGTACTTGCGCCAGTGCTCAGATACTTGATGCGGCGAACAGTAAATGGGGTGATCCGCCAACGACGGATGGATCAGGCGACACTGGTCATGCGCTCTGGCCTTGCTTCCTGTTTGCGAGCCGCGACATCCTGCTGAAGACGGATCACTTCTTCGATGCTCGTAACTGGAAACCGGGTGAGAAAATAGGAGGTCTCGGTTATGTACCCGTGGAACCTGTCAGTGGGGATACCTTCGTGTCCGCCAGTTTTCAACTCCGAGACATGGGCGTACGCATTGAACACAGACCACAGTATCGTGCTGACGGTTGGTGTATCACCCACTGGGGAAATATACCGTGGTTTCACGTTGGCTCGCTTTCATCCGGCTACGGTAATCAATTTCTTAGTGGTCAACCCGAAGCAGTTTACCAGCAACGACTGCGAGATGCCCTGACAGACACCACGGATTACCCTAAGCGCTGCGCGTTCTGGCGACGAGCGTGGCGAACGCATCGCGGCGGCATAGAACAACTTCATCGCGATTACGGTCAAGCGCTCAGCCGATTTATTCAGGACCTGTCGTTCGGTATGGATCATTACAACTACTGGGATAGCGCATTTCAAGCGCTCGTCAACTGGAAGGAATAATATGAGAGTTCTCTTGATGCTGGCTCACTCGATAGAAGAATACGATCAGGTAAAACTTCTATCCGAGCTGGGCTACGATGTGTTCTCACTGGGAGGCTATATTAATCCGCATATGCCGCATGATCCAAAGCGCCCGGCGATACCTGATGCGCCTTATCATCCCGACTTGAAGGAGGTAGTTGATACACTAAGAACTCCTGACAATCTCGAAGCAGCGAAGCAGCACGTCCCGGATGCGGTACTCGACTGGTGCGAGACAATCATCATTCACCATCGGGAACATACGTGGTTGGTCCCGCAGTGGGATCGCATAAAACACAAGCGAGTGATCTGGCGAACAGTCGGGCAGTCGGTAGAGAACAACGAGAAAATGATGAAGCCGTTCCGCGAGCAAGGCTTACAGATTGTGCGCTATTCGCCGAAGGAAGAAAACATCCCTTCCTATGCTGGTCGTGACGCATTGATTCGTTTCTATAAGGACCCGGATGAATGGACAGGTTGGGGCGGCGGCGAGTATGAATGCGTTATTAATATTACGCAGCAGCTCCGTCAGCGCGAGCCCTTTACGAACTGGAGCTTTTGGGACGAAGCAACACGTGGTCTTCCTCATAAAGCAATCGGACCGGGATCGGAGTTCATTGAAGGACCGGGTGAGATTTCCTTGCAAGAGATGAAGGCTGCGCTTCGGCTCTATCGAGCCTATTTGTACACTGGAACGCAGCCAGCAGCCTATACACTCGGTTTGGTAGAAGCGATGATGACTGGTATCCCGGTTGTCTCTATTGGTCCGTTACGTATGCAGGTCTTTCCTTACAGTCCGCAGTTATTCGAAGGACATGAAATAGCACGACACTGGGCGAATAGTCCGACCAATGCGCACGATATGCTGGTGGAGTTACTTTCTTCATCGGAGTACTCCGCAAAGGTGTCCGCAGCGCAACGTGCTCGTGCAATCGAGCTGTTCGGTAAGGAAACCATAGCAAAGCAGTGGAAGGAATTCTTAGGATGAATGTTCTAGCGGATAGACATCACGCAGACTTGCTGTACTCATTACAGCGGCTCTTCGAAGACAGACTGAATTATCGACTCTATGTGCCTGTCGGTCGCGATTGGTGGGATGCGGACTACTGGAAGTTTGGTCAGGCATACGGTGACGATAGATTAGCGAAGCAGTTTTTGAATACCGCTGCTTTCCGTGAGATTGAGCCCGGAATCTTCCTGACCTTTGATTCGTGCCACCCTGAACGTCCGATCTACGGCATTACTCTTAGTCGGGCGCGGAGTATGAGGTGGGACTGTGTTATCGCAACCGTACAGGAGAATCAGCTCGGGTTCCGTATCTTCGCAAATGAGATCGGCGCAAAGTATCTCTATCATATCGGTAATGCACGTCAGGCAGTGAACTGGCAGCTCGATCCACTCGCGCTTGATTCGACAATGATACCTCTCGGCGGACGTGGATTGCATATTAGTCAGGAGTTTGACTCCGATTCGATTTTCCGTTATCGCTCACCGCGATACACGCAGCGTGTGACATCGTTCCTGAATCTGCTTCCATTGATTCCGGAATGCTGGGAACCGTTCTGTAGGCTTCGAGCGCTGATGCCTAAATTTATGTTCCGGTCTTATGGTCACGATTGCCCGGACGGATTCCTGACCCCAGTGGCAGCAATAGCAGAAGAGATGACGCTTGCTGACTGGGCCTATCACGACAAGCCGACAGGTGACGGATTCGGACATGTTTTGCATTGCTGGGCAGCGATAGGTAGACCCCTGATAGGTCACGCCAGCTATTATCAAGGACAACGTGCTTCGATCTTCTGGAGCGACGGCATCTCCTGTATCGATCTCGACAAGCATTCCGTAGAGGAAGCAGCGAAGATGATCACTGAAATGCCAGAAGACCACTATGAACGAATGTGTTTGACGATACGCGATATCTTTGAAGCAACATACGATCCTGCTAACGACTCAGAGCTGCTTGCTCGTTTTCTTTTAAAAGAAAAGGTAGCTGTATGAATCCACTCGACATTTGGCCTCCACAGCAGAACTTCTCGCCACCACCAATCACAGATCGATGGCAGCGTGAGTTAGTCCGCATAGCCGGATTAACACCAAACGGTCTGCCTAAGCTGCGACTAGAATGGGGATCAACTGCAACGTGGACGCCTTATACTTCCGCGCTGAAATATCTTGCCTATTCTCGCGATAGACAAGTCGGGTGGGCAATCGACTACACGGATCGTGATACAGGACGTTGGATACGTACGCGTAAGTTCGATCTGAAAGTAGGATCGAATACAATGGATCGGGCTCGGACCGAAGTAAAGCTCGGCGAAGTGGCAGGTCTTCCGTATCCGCTGATGCTTTACAAAGAAGAGATCGGCATCCCGCGTTTCTGGATTTCGCAATGGTTCGCTCCGACTCTTATCGGTTCGTGGGAGGAAGCTCGCAGACGTGTACTTGATGAAGTAAGGAATCCCGCCGCTGACATGGGCGCTTTCCCTCGGGAAGGAATCTACTATCTCGGGTTTCATCCGATTTGGGTACACGAACGCGGTCGAAGGTGTTGTGACAAGGCAAAGGAGGAGCGCCGGAAATGCTTTGGTCTCTTTCGTCCACCTTCCGATCTGGATATGCTTTATGTCGAGAGCTTATGGAGAAAGAATCTTGACGAGCCTTACCGACATGATTGGACCGAGGCTCCCGATGAATTGACGATGTATCAGAACTTGAAGCGGCTAGCAGATGCTCACGAGAAGCGATCCGAGAAAGAACGCGAGGAAATGAGATTGCGAATCCGTGATGCCTACAAATCGCATAAGGCAAAGTTTACCAGTCGCAAGGGAGTAGACACCTTCATTATTCATAGACCCGGTGCTGCCGGGCAACTCGTCTGAACCAGCGGCAACGCGCACAGGCATCTCGCTTAGACTTCTGCTTGTACGTTAGTTCGTTCCAGTCGCGTTCGGGGTGACTACAGGTATGTTTCTCAGGAAGTGGACCTTCGGGATTTAAAAGGCGCTCTGTCGCACGTCTAATCTGTTCTTGTTGTGCTTTCGTGTAGCGCATCTACAAGAATAGTAACCACCATTTACTTTAAAAGCAAGGAGACTTATGGCGACTCATGAAGTAATACAACAAGGTCCGCCCGATATGCCGATGCGGACAATTATCGAGCGAGACGTGAACACGAGCGGACCGGGTCCGTACTATGTGTACTTGCCCGGTTTGTCGATTGATGACCTGCGACGTATGACGCTTTCGTTTGACTCGATCCGGGCTGGCGAGGTCTTTGCGATTGGTAACACGCAGCACTGGACCCGGCGAGGTCTGTTACCAGAGGGCGCTGCTCGAAAGACCCGAGAGATCAAGAATTTCTTCGGGATCACAACCGATCAGCACGAGTCAATCGAGATTCCGGCTCAGACGACTCTGGACACATTGCTGGCAGATCGGATTATGATCATGCATGGGCTCACTCGAATCGAGAGCTTTGATACAAACGAAGTCGAGCACGAGCAGCTGAACAGGCTGATCGAACCGTCAAAAGTTCTTGAGCGGACCTTTCCGACCGAGTTCAGGAGCATTCTGGAGCAACGTGGAATGCTGGTTCTGCGTCGTCAATGGCTGATGGAAGCAGCGGAAACGCTGTCAACGAATATCAGCGCAGAGCGAGCGATGCCGATTCTGAGCGCAAAGCCACATCTGAGGGAACTTTGGCTCGATGCAATCGTGTCAAAGCTAATTCCGGCAATCGATATCTTTGAAGCGCAAGCGAACTCGATTCTTGCTCAGAAAGAGGAAGCGATCCGCGCCGGGCAGAAACAAGTCTACGACACTTATGACCAGACGCTTATGTGGCTGCTCGGTCGTAAGCCGGAACGTACCGCATTGTCGCGTACACTGGAGGGAGTTGGAAAGAATCCTATCGGCGTCGAAGAGATTCGAACTCTTGTCCGGGAGATTGTCGGTGGCGTTGCAGGAGCAAATGTCGCTGCTGCTCCTGCTGGAGAAAAAGTCCAGTGCCCCGAGTGTGGTGAATACTTGAACACGATAGCTGGTGGACCTCCGCGCAGGTGTCGATTCTGCTCGTATGAATTCAGACCGAGCGCTCCAGTACCGGATTCAATCGTTGGTCCGCGTGTCGCAGCAGCAGCAGCAGCCTCAATGCTCGATGCAGCGAGTCCTGTCGATCCCTCAGCGGCCACGATAGTCGAAAGCAACAACGGAGAACCCGAAATCGATCTCGATGCGTTGGTGGAGAAGATACAAGCCAAACATCAATGAGCTGCCTGTAACTAGGTAGACGGACGCAAGTCCGGTGTTCTTTATGCGTACACACAACTTGATGAGTTCCTGCAATACGACTCATCAGCAAACGGGGTCCAGCTTTGTATGAACGGTCATATGAGGTAGGGACAAGTACCACTATCACTGGGATAGGTGCTTCGCGCCTATCCCGTTTTTACAAAGGAACGCTATGCAAATTGCGACGATGATCTCAGAGGTCAGACGTGCTCTCGGTAAGCCGAATGAAGCAGTGATCCACGACGCAGATATCCTAATGGAAATCTGGCAAGTGGTATCGTACTACCGCGCCTTACTGAACCTCACGAATGAAGCATGGGTCATCGGTCGTTGGGACATGAATATCCCGGCTGGACCAACGACAGAGATGAACATTACTGCCGATGGTTTCGAGCAGGCGTTCCTGATTCATAGCATCGACGATAACAATCCGTACCACATACGACGCACAGTAGACATTATCAAGTTGGAGCAGCTAAGTATGTATTGGCACGGACCAGACACGCTTCAAATCGGCGGCTCATGGTGGAGTCCTCACGTGGCAATGGGATTTGCGCCTTTCAATGAATCAGGAGTCTGGAAGATGGCGTGGCTCCCGGCACATCTGCAAGCCTGTACGTATCGAGTGTACTACACGCGAGGTGCATCAATCGTTCCGCCTGTCTTCGATGATACAACGGCATTTCCTATCGAAGAACAGAACTTCTTCCTTATAGCAGATATCGCACAGAACTTATTCGCGTCGATTGCCGATCCCGCGAAGGGATTAGACGAACGACAAAAGCTCCTTGCGTTGACAGCGAAGAAGAAGTGCGATCAGTGGCTCCCGGTATTCGAAGCGCAGCGCTGGGAAGGATTCAGGAGAGAGCAGCCAATGCGAAGGCGGGTATTCGGACAGAGCCGGGCGAGCAATATCAGAACTGACTATAAGTAATCGTGGTCCCGTGTTCGTCGTCGTTCAGAAGTCGATGGATACGTTCTACGGAATCGAAGTACCGCTTCCACTGATCCCATGCTCGCAGGCAGACTGAACACCAGCCCGATGTGTCGAGATACATGGTGCAATGCGAACCAGCACGATCCTCTGCTGAAAACCATATGCCGCCGATCTTCCTACGTGCGACAATATGGTTGGGAACACCTTTTTTGCAGGGTCCCTGAAGACGTTTGACCGCTCGCCAGAGCAGACGTGCCTTATTACGCTGACGTTGCAGCTCGCGGAGATTGGACAGAGAATCCGGCATTAGCTGATCAGGCTGAGTAAGGACAGGAGTTCACCGTAAGTCAAATAGACCTTGCCGTCGTTGGCTCGCATCTGATCAGGCGTGGTCTGGATGAAGACTTCGCCGTCCTGATAGATGCCGTACTCGTAGTTGTTGACGGTCCCGAGAGGTCCGCCCGGAAGAGGCGGGGTGGAAAGGTTGACAGGGAACCACGCATCAACGGCATTGACACACTCTGTCTTCCGCCAAAGGATGCCGTTTTCGTCGAGCGCATGCATAATGAGCGCAGGCTCACCGTGTACGCCGCGCCCAACAGTAGTTGCAATTTGAACGATTTTGCCGATTGTGGACATTGAGGTCTCCTTATAAGGCAACGGGCTCCACAGAACAAGGTATAGCTTCGCTCGTTTGTATTGTGAAAATCAGGAGCCCGTTACCGTAGGCAGCATAGTAACCCGAGACATCCCTGATGTCAAGCATTTTCTTTTAAAAGAAAACCATGTCAAAAGAAAATCCAAATCTCGAACCGCACGGCGACGGATTCCTGAACGTTGCAAATACAACAGTGTATCCGGAAGGCGCTATGAAGCCAGCTGCTCCGGGTACCTGCCCGAAGTGTGGAAAGGCAGCTTCCGAGTGGGAGCCGCCGATGTTCGACGAGCGCTATCGTCGCAGAGTCGCAGCAATACGCGAGATACAGGACTTTCAAAGTGATTATGAAGCGCACGTCCAGTACCTGAAAGAGACTGGATGTTTCATTGAGACCTGTAAGGAATGCGGGACAGCTTTCGTTGTGCCGTCCTCTGTTGCGAAGGTGAAACAATGAGTGTCTCTCTGTCGGTAGTCAGTACTGACTGCGTTCTACTGTTGAACGCTGGTACACCCGGAGCTTACTCGGCTACGGTGATCGATCCACGCTGGGCAACACAGCAGATCGTCGATGCTGTCCTGAGCGCCGACGATGCTGTTGTAGCAGCGTATATGAAGAACCGTAACAATGCTCGCGCTTCATCGTACTATGCGATCCAGACTGGTGTCGCGCATGGCGGATTGATCACTGGCACAGCTGGTCCGATTGGAGACGTCAGGTTTGTGGTTACTGGTGGTACCTCACCGGGAACACGAGCAGGTGTTGCATGGGAGTTGTCAGAGATTCAGCACGAGATTGATAACGTGCTCTCGCTGGACTTTGATCCGCACTATCGAATCGAAGGGCGCAGGATATTCCATAACGGAGCAGCGATTGCCGCACAGAGCGGTGGTGGCACAGTCAGTGTCGATGTAGAAGCTCCGAACTATACTCAGACAAGCGCATGTCAGGCTCCCGATGAATCTCGCTGGGCAGTGACGGTCGGCGCTATGGCAATGCTAGTTCCAGTCGAAGGTGAGAACGCAGGTCCACAGGGAACATGGGGACAGCAGTTTCAAGCGATGCTTCAGGCAATCGCAGCTGGCGATATCGGAGCGCTTGAAGCAGCAAGTGAAGCAGTAGCAGCAAAGGCGGCATAAGATGGCTACAAGCGCACAGTATGTTGACAATGTCTGGTTCAGGCTAACGAAGGGCGCACCGCAGCCTGCTGCCGGAATCTGGCGAGTCGCGATCCAGAGTACGTTAAATGCGGCATTGCAGCGTCTCGGTGATCGCGTAGCCGCTGATGACGGAATCTATCCGACTCTGTTTCACCAATGGTCTCTGACGCTCGTCGGCGGAGAGGTCGATCTCGTTTCGCAAAGTCCGGTTATTCTGTTGTCCGAATCAGCCCGGCAGCGTTGGCGAATAACAATGACCAGTGTAACTTACTCGCTTCAGTTCCTACCGAATATGCACGACTTAGAGAATCCGCCACCGACTTCGGACTTCTACTTCTATACGGTGTTTAACAGAAAGCTAATTGTCAGGGATAGCGGTGGCGCTATTCCCTCTGAAACAGCAGTGCAGCTCTACGCTAATCAGTCGCCTGAGATCACTGATGCTAACCTGACTGTAGCTGGTCAGCTCTATGACAACTTGATCGATATAGGCGTTGCTATGATGCTAGAAACATCCAGCCTAGCGGAAGTAATAAGACAAGCGGAAACGCCTTCTCAGACAACCGAAGCTCTTGCTCAGCCGACAGGTTAATATGCATACCTACACTCCAGTAGAAGAACCGCATTCCCCGGCTCAAATGAAGGGTCTTACACGCGACGAGACAATGCTCTTGCTTGCGCAACGACAGGAAGCACATGCGCGAGTAACGCTTGTCCAGTCGCTCTGTAGACTAGGTCGCTTTGAAGACGCGCTAAAGGTTGCAGGTGATCCTGAACAAGAGTGGATCAAGAAGTTGATGATCGCAGAGAGGGCAGACGACGCAGCGCGATGCAACTGTGAATACATGATCGACAGGGCTGATTACACCCGAAACGAGAACGCAAAACCAAAGTTCGAACGCGGTAAAAACTATCTCAAGCAGTTTCGTTACTGGAGTCCGCGCTATGGCAAAGTAGTTTGGCAGTACGTCTGTTTTATGTGCGGACACACTAACGCGACAGCCGACGAGGATATAAACGTTGCCTGAACGTTCACAGTCGAGATTCGCATGGCCGCGAGGATACTGGCCGACCACGGCGAAAGTCATGGGAGTCCCGGAGTGTCTGCTGGGAGGTCAAAATGTCTGGAATCGCGGCTCGGGTCTTCTGGTCAGTGCTAGAGGCTTTGGCAGCTCTGTTGCAAATAGCGGAGGTGTTAATCCTTTACTGAACGTTGCTGATACATGGGGTGGTCTCACGGGTGGCGGAAGTATTGTACAGGCGTTCGGTGACGGCATCTACTTCTACGCGGGAGCTGGCGAAGCGTTCGTTGATGGATCATCGGTCGGCTCAGTGATGGGCGGGACGATTACGATCTGGACTGGCGCGTCGGCAGTGCAAGCCGGGATGGCTGCACCGGGCGCACCTACAATAGAAGTTAATCTCGCCTCACCGAAAGAGGCATTCACCAAAGGTCTATACTCGATTGGGCTCACTGCTATCAGATCGATTACTGGTGGCGAGAGTTCAGTTGGTCCGCCGTCCAATGCGGTCTTCACTCGTTATCATACTATTCAGATCACGGCGCTACCGTCGTTCCCGACAGGCACGGACCGAGTTGGAATCTACGCTACAAAGCAAGGCTTCGGTGAGATTGGTCCACTATATCATTTGATGGATGTAGACCTTGTCGATCTCGTTGTTCCATTCAATCTTCAAGTAGACGGTTATCCTCACGCTGGATGGACAGACGGAATGCTCGGCGATCTTGCGCCGTTGGATAATGATCTCCCGCCTCCGTGTACATTCTGCTGCGCTATCAATGCAGTCATTGTTGCTGTTGGTTGCTATGGCGGGGCAGGACTATCACCTTCGTATCCGAATAAGCCCGAGTCGTTCCCGGCCCGGTTTGTTGTGTTTGTTCCGGGTGGCGGCACAGTAACAGCGGTGAAGGGAAGCGGTATTGAAGGAGCTGTACTGATCGCGACTGCTTCATCGCTGAACCTTGTGACCGCTAGCCAAAGCGACATCTCACCTTTAAACATTCGTCCGATCTGGCCGACGACTGGATTGGTATCGGCCAATCAACTCTGCGTTGTCGGTCCTGAAATCTTCGCATGGGTCGGCACGAGAGGTCCCGTACGAGATAGTCTTGCTGGTGGTGGCGATCCGGGTGACGAAGCGACAGCATTCGCCGAACCAGTAATGAAGTTCTTCGATACAAACGGATACAATGCTTCGAATTGCATTGTTGTTTATGATCCTGCTAGCGATTCTGTTTTCTATGTCAAGGGCACAATTGGTATTGGTTATTGTCGGTACCTGCGGCAGTGGCATACGCCGTTCACTTTCCCCGCGTCGATTGTAACTGCTGTTACAGACACGGTTGGCGGTCGAGCGCTGTTCTCTAATGCTGGTGGCGATCTCTACCAGCTGGAGACTGGGAGCGGAACAACGTGGTCAATCGTCAGTCAGCTCCAGAGTGATAACTTTGCCGCGTTCATAAAGACCGTCATTGGTGCTCGTGCAATGGTGAGCGCGAGTTGCCGACTCGATATCTTTACCGATCTTGATATTACGACACCGAGTGGTTACGGCTCCAATCTTGTAGCAGGTACCAGTCACGGGACGTTTCATCATCTCAATATCCCTGACGTCAAGAGCTATGCAGTAGGTCTGAGTGGCTCCGATTCAGGAGGTACCGAGCTGTACGGCGTCGAATGCGAAGAAATCGTGCATCCAGTACGAGTATAAAATGGGACGACAGGGTTCTAAGACTGGCGACAGAGGCGGCAGTATTGACTATCCGACAGTGCAGAACATGATCGAGTCTGCACTGAGTGATCTGAAGCTCACCCAACAGGACATAACGAACGTAACGAAGATCAAGCCCGGAACAGGAGGAGAACCGCCGGGCGACAGCGGCGATACCTGCGTACCTGTATCCGATGCTTTATCGGCAATCGCTACTATTGATACGGAAATGACGGAATGCTACACGACTCGCGCTATGAACGAGTTCGTGTATGTTGCGGGGCTAGACAGTGGACAGGCAGCGCTGAAGATATACAGGGTGAAGGGTGACGGAAATTTCAGTCTGCTTAGTGAACTGATCCTTCCGCAAGCTATACGTCGATTTATATTGCATGGTCCTTATATCTTCGGTTGCAATGACGGTGATGTCGGACAGAACCTAATCTCACTCTCTGTATTTGATCCGTGGAATCCGCAATCGCTTCAACAGCTCGACGTAGGATTCGTGGCAAGTGGGCTCGATGCGCAAGGAGTCTATGTTTACGTAGTCGGCGGTAGTAGCAGCGGCAAGATAGCGATTGTTAATGTAAGTGATCCTTCAGCGATGGTACAGGTATATCCGTAAGGAAGCGCGATGTCTGATCTCGGTAGAAATTTTTATGTAACCGTCCACATAGTCGGATCAGGGTCAGCTAGTCCCGGCGATCAAACGGTACTAGACACAGATGGGGTCTCCGAGTCCTATATCGCCGCAAGCGGGTGGGTGTTTACAACTTGTTTAATTAATGATCCGATTTTTAGCGGGACTGGTTATTACGAGGACAATAGTAATCCTGTATCCTTTTTTACGAGTCCTCCCAATCCTGACACTGAAAGAGTAATCACTATTTATGCTTATTTTAGAGAATGCGTAGAGGTTACAAAAACGGTAGCTCCCGTAGGTGGAGGGTCGATTGCCTTTTCTCCTCTAGGAACCTGTGGTGCTAATCACTTTTATGGAGCTATCTCCAGCGTATCGCCGCCTTTTTCGGATGATGGTACTAATGTCGTAATAACAGCTACGCCTGCGCCGGGATATACGTTTGATCACTGGGACGGAGATTTAACTGGCACAACTAATCCTCAGACGCTGCTGGTGGACGCACCTAAAGCCGTTACAGCGTACTTTACTTCAACGACGGCTTATAACTTAGCTACCGGAGTTGATCCGTTAGGCTCCGGTTCAGTGACACTTTCTCCTCCGGGTGGATCGTATGTTCCCGACACGGTAGTTGAAGTAACGGCAGTTCCCGGAGGTCCGTATGACTTTGATCATTGGGAAGGAGACTTAGGAGGTTCGACTAATCCCCAATCGCTGACGATGGACTCGGATAAGTCCGTCACAGCGTTTATGGTCACGCCTCCGCCTCCGGTCGTTGAGAGTCAGTATGCTGCCTGTCGCGTAGTGGGTTCGTATTTATTTATTGCCGATCAGGCAAACTCGAAATTAAAGATTTACAATGTCGGGACTCCTACTTCGCCGTCCTTAGTTGCTCAACTTGTGTTGGATAATCCACCGACCGATCTCGAACTGATTAACACAACTCTGGCAATTGCTGCGGGTGACAATGTGTACTTCGTAACGATTGACGACATTACTAACCCACAGTTAGCAGCGGCATACTAATGGCAGGCTATGATCACGTTACAGCAAGTGCGTATATGTTCGTGACGGGAACGTCGGCGAACGTGAATATTTTATCTCTCAGTGGCGACGAAACAGATGTAGATGCACTAGAGCCTCTTGAACTCGATGCGGTCGAACTCGGTATTCCCGGTTTCTCCCGGAATGTGATCTTCGTTTGCGATATTCCTAGCGACACCAGCACATGTACTTTGCAGAGTTACTCTCTCGGTGGATTCATGTGTCACCATATCTATGCGCCAGTCGTTAACGGGAATGATTTCGATGCTGAGATCATGCGAGCCCGTGCATTCCTTCAGAAGGTAGTCGCATATCGAAGCTCTTGATTTTCTTTTAAAAGAAAATGGCTGACATCCACGTACAGGCTCAAACTGTTTTGGACTTTCACGCAGTTGGTGTGACGGCTGCTGCGCCACCACGCCTTCGCGTGTTTGCTTCTACGTCTTTCCTGACGAGCGATGCTTCGCCAGTTTATGTTCCGGGTGGGTCTCCTGAGAACGGACAATACTATCTCGATATCCCTTGTACATTCGATGGCGTCAGTACTGTAACGGTTCCTGCGTTCACGCTTAAGTCAACTACGGATGCTACCGCCATCACTCAGTTAGCAACATACACTTTCTACTGGTACAGAGATAGCGGTGCTCTTATCGGTGTAGTTGCCGGGATGCAGGACATCGAGGTCCCGCCAGTAATCATCAGCACTACTTCCTGCGCTCCAGCGGGGACCTGCGCGACATGGGCGGACTTAAGTATTTATACAGTCGCTGTAGCTGTTAACTTAGACCTTGCTACCTATACAAAAACGCAAATTGATGCTAAAATAGCAGCTGTAAGTCTCGGCGCTACAGGACCTGCGGGTCCTACTGGTTACACTGGACCGACAGGTTCTGCATCTACCGTAACTGGACCGACAGGTCCCACTGGGCCGGGTGGAGCTGCTTCGACGGTAACTGGTCCGACTGGTTATACTGGAACGACTGGTTACACGGGTCCGTCCGGTTACACTGGTTACACAGGGTACACGGGCTACACTGGCAGGACGGGTTATACCGGATACACGGGCTATACGGGTTACACAGGCGCAGGTGGAGCTGCGTCTACTGTCACTGGACCGACTGGGTACACGGGATACACTGGTTACACCGGGCCTAGCGGATATACAGGCTATACTGGTTATACTGGCTTCACTGGTCGAACCGGACCGACAGGTTATACTGGTTACACCGGAGTTCCGGGCACAGCAGTATACACTGGAGCAACTGGCTACACCGGACCGACCGGGTACACTGGCTACACGGGTCCAACCGGGTACACGGGTCCAACCGGGTACAGCGGATATACAGGGTATACTGGCACTGCTGGTTCCGCGACGAATACAGGTGCAACTGGCTACACAGGCTACACTGGTTATACTGGATACACAGGCACTGCGGGTTCGGCAACAAACACCGGGGCGACTGGGTACACGGGGTACACAGGCTATACGGGTTACACTGGACCAACGGGCTACACTGGCTACACTGGTCCTTCCGGGGTAGCAACAAACACCGGAGCAACAGGCTATACCGGGTACACTGGACCGAATAGTGGCTTTACAGGCTATACGGGTTACACGGGCTATACCGGACCAACCGGATACACAGGATATACGGGATATACCGGATATACCGGATATACTGGGCCTGCTGGCTCCGGAGGTGCTGGAGGTGCGACCGGATACACGGGTTACACGGGTTATACTGGGGCGACTGGCACGAATGCATCTAACTCGTCAGAGTCGTGGTTTATACCAGCACTAGAAATAGGTGATACTGCGGCAGTAACTCAGACGCAGTTTGAATCGGCGAATAATATAACAGCTGTCAGATTTTGGTTACCTTTAAAGCTGGTTGTGCATCAATTATGTTTCTGGTTGCAGCAGGCGTCTGCCGGAAAGAAGGCGTACATTGGCATATACAACCATGACGGAACAAGCCTGCTTATTAATAGTGGACAAATCGACGTAGGTACCGGAGCTGTCGCAGTGAAGACCACTACGCTCGGCGCGGACGTGACCCTTGAGCCCGGATGGTACATTCAAGCCGTTGCCTGCGACGACACCGCTGTGGTAGCGGTGAATTTCTTTACCGAGAATACGTCGTACATGAATGTTGCTCAAGGGTCGGTCCCCGTAAAATTTACAACCTCAAACAATATCAGCGGCGGTGCCTTGCCTTCCACTTTAGGTACGTTTACTTCTTCGACTAGAAGAGCACTTATCGTTAAGTTGCAAGCGTAATATGAATTTCTCGATAGTTCTTATTGCCCGGAATGAATCACAGACGCTCCCGCGATTACTAGCATCGCTGGAGGAATTCCGCGTCTTAGGCGGAGAGGTAGTTCTGGTGGATACCGGGTCCACCGACGATACTGTTGCAGTAGCGACCGGGCTGGGTTGCGTTGTTGACGAAGTTGGCGAGAAGTTTATTACAACGATAGATGCCGATCTCGCTGCATCTATTAATCAGACGTGCATAGTTGAGCCAGAAGAAGAAATAGTACACGAAGGAACTCAGCTCTTCGATTATTCAGCTGCGCGTAACTATGCGGCAGGATTGGCATCGAATGATATCGTCTGGATGCCAGACTGCGATGAAGCATTCACTAACTTTCATCTATTACCAATAGTAAAAGCCTTCAAGGAAGGCGCTGAGCGTCTGGAGTACGACTTCATATTCTCGCATGATCAGTATGGTAATCCAGCGATAAGATTTACTCACTCAAAGTGCTATGATCGCCGAAAGTTTCACTGGGCCGGGATCGTGCATGAAGTTCTAGCTGGCGAAGGAAAGACTGCATTCTTGCCGACGAACGAGGTTCTCTTAGAGCACTTTCAGGAACCCTCTGAGCGTAGGGGACGATATCTCGCCGGGCTCGCGCTTGATTGTCATTTGAATCCAGAGAAGGACCGTAATAGTCATTACTTTGCTCGCGAGCTACTTTGGAGCAAGCGACCACTCTCAGCGATCAAGGAATTCTCACGACACATTGCAATGAATCGCTGGGTCCCGGAACAAGCGCAGAGCATGATCTACATCGGTGACGCGCTGATAATGTTGGAACGAGAGAAGGAAGCGCTTGTTTGGTATCACCGTGCTTTCGATACTGACGGGACCCGGCGTGAGCCTCTTATCAGGCTGGCGGAGTACTGGTGGAGAAAAGACGACTTTCAAAAGACAGCGGCATACGCCTCAGCCGCATTAACAGTAAAGTGGCACGGGTTCTATGCGAACAATCTCGCGCACTACCAACACATCCCGCACGAGATGTTGTACTGGGCGCTCTGGCGTCTCGGAGATAAGGAAGGCGCAAAGCTCCATTACGATCAAGCGCTTGCTTATCAGCCGAACAATCCGAAGTATCTCTCTGAAAAGAAGTGGTTCTATCCGACCGAGCTGGAATGGACTGGTGAGCGCTATATTCCGGGCAAGACACCTCTTGAAGATGTCGAGACTGAGCATCTTGCACGATATAACTTTGCCGCGTCGTTCACCTCGGGGTTAAAGGTGCTTGATGCGGCTTCTGGTGATGGCTACGGAAAGACGATTCTGGCTGCGAGCGAATATCAAGGATGCGATATAGAGCCTGTAGCGATTAAGGTTGCCGAGGAAAAGTATGGTCCCGGCTACTGGATTGCCGATCTCGAACAGGGTCTCCCGGACAGTTGTCAGGTTGATGCGGTCGTCAGTTTTGAAACAATCGAACACCTACATGATCCGAGACCTTTTCTTATTTGGGCATCAAGGAACTCGAAGCTGTTTATTGCATCAATCCCGTTGAATATGCCGTCCGAGTTTCATCACGTTGTTTACACAGAACAAGAAGCAAAGAATCTAATAAAGCAATACTGGGAGGACCCGGTATTCTTCTGTCAGCAATCAGATAGAATCAGACGGGTGATGAACGAATTCCAGTATCTCGTCTGTGTATGCGGTCCGAAGATATCAATCGTAATCCCTACGCTCGGACGTCCAGAGAAACTCAAGCGTCTCGCGAAACTGATCGATACTCACGCAGGCTACCCAAATTACGAAGTCTTAGTGGAGAATGATTCCTTCGAAGATCGTCAAGGCGCACCGAAGATGCTCAAGCGCGGCGTTGATCGTTCCACGGGAAGCCTTGTGATGTTTCTCGGTAATGACTGCGTTCCGCGACCGAACTTCTTACTGAATGCACTGAAGGCGATGATTAAGAACTTCCCTGATATGGATGGACTAGTTGGATTGAACGACAAGTACTGGCACGGAGAATTTGCAACGCACTGGCTTGCATCAAAGAAGCTCCTGCCGATGCTAGGTGGTGAGTTCTTTCATACTGGCTACAAGCATCTCGGATGTGACAACGAACTGACAGAACGCTGCAAGATGATCAGCAGATACATTTGGGCTGAGGACGCAGTGGTCTATCACGATCATCCTGTGCAGTCCGGTTTTCAAGACAAAGACATGGATGACGTCTACCGCTTAGCTTACGATACCGAAAACATGAAGCAGGACCTAACGCTCTTACAGGAACGGGCGAAGGAATTCGGATTCACCATTCCGGATTACTATACACGACCGCAAGGAGTGTAAGATGACACCTCCTACCTTAAATCCATACACACTGGCTGCGCTAGCGCAAGCCTACGAGCCGGGCGCTGACCTTGCGGCAACCTATACGCCAGAACCAGAGCCCGATCAACGAGCAATAGCTCCAGCGCCAGCAGCGCCAGAAGTGGGGATGGGGGTTAAAGCTGCGCTGGCTAGCGGAGCCCTATCGCCTGAAGAAGTAGGAATGCGAGCTAAAGCAGCATCGGGCGAAGCAGGTCCTCCAGCTCTGCCAGCATTCCCTGCTGCTATGAATATCGGTGGCGCTCCTACTGGTATGCCTACTACTGTTCCCATGCCTGATATCGGAACTCCTCCAGCACCGCTTGATTACGGTGCTTATGGAATTCATGACGAGAACGATTTAGCGCGAGCACGTCTTCAGTATGGTCTAATGGGCAGGCAGACTACGCCGTGGGGTTCACCGTTACCGCCAGAGACTCTTGCTCAGCTTGCAGCTGTCCGACAGGCTACCGGAGTGGGTCCGTTAACGCAGCGCTATCTAGATGCGATCTCGCATACGCCAGAACCAGTACATGGTTTTAAGGGTCACTTGATGGGAGCGTTGAAGGGTCTTGCGCTCGGTAATATTGGTGGCGCTATTCTCGGAGCTGTCGATCCGAATATGACCACGAGAGCTTGGTATAATCAGCAAGCTCAGTACCACGCAGGACCAGCAGCAGCGGAGCAGCAGATAAGAAATGCTCGTCTTGCTAACGCTGCGCACATAGCACAACTGACCGGAGTCGATCCGATAACAGGTCTGATGACTCCGAAGACCGAACAGCAGCAATACTACGAATTGTTGAAGCAACAGCAACAGCGACTCGCAGAGAGAAAGGTCGATATAACGGAAGAACAGACTAAAGCAAGGATCGCTCGCTGGGATCAGATGAATGAAAGAGATCGAAAGCATTCGATCAGAGCGGACTACAATGCCGGGATGCTAACTACTCCGGAACAGCTGGAGTATGCCGCAGCTCAATTAGGTATTCCGGGTAGGCTTCGCCGGAAGTTCATAAACGGCGCTATTAAGGTTGATGAAAACTTCAACTTTAGAGATGTGACATCGGGCGAACTAGCAACCGACGATGAAGGTAAACCGCTTGTCTCGGCTCAGAAAACGGTTGAAGCAGGAAAAACACAACGCGCTGCGGCAGCTGAGGCAGGAAAGGCTCAACGTGCCGGGGCGAGTCTTGCGGAGCAGCAACGATACCATGACGCGCAGATAGCGCATCAGAATAGAGTGGCGGCTTTTAATGAAGCGAACTCCGATGCGAAGATTGAGAAACAGGTCCGAGATCGAAAAGACTTGAAGCCTCCGCTGCTAGGATTCCGCGATAAATCGAAGACTGGCGGTCCGACAAAGGAGCAGCAGGAGCAAGAGTTAGAAGGGAGGATTCAAGCCGAGATTGCGAGACAGAAAGCGGATCGAGCCGCTAAATTAAACGAATTACAAAAAGCCGCACCAACTCCACCGAAAGGCGGAGCGCAAGGCGCACCTCAAGGCGCAGCTCAACCAACGCCAGCAACGCGCCAGAATGCGGGTGATGGACAGCCTCACCTCTACCGTGATCCTAACACGGGGAAGACGCTTGTAGTGGTCTTCAGGCCCGGAGCAAATGGACAGCTCGTGCCTGTGCCAGTTCAACAATAATTTTCTTTTAAAAGAAAATGGAAGACCCATCACAATTCCAACAAAACCCGCAGGCATTAGCGCCGATTAATCCAGAGGACTTGCCGCAGTGGGCAGACCTCGGGGCTAATCCTCAAGAGACGCTGACGCGAGAAGCTCAGGGTTATGGTCTGACTCTCTCGTCGGCAAAGCGTACGCCTGCGCATAATCGCGCCGTAGGTGGTAGACCGGGTTCGATGCACGTCGCTGGTGAGGGCTGGGACTTTACAGGTGCGCCCGAGTCGATGAGAGCATTCACCGAGCATCTCCGGGATACTTACGGTCCGAATCTGGCAGAACTGTATCACGATCCTGTTGGTGGATGGCGAGGCGGTCAATCGGTAGGTGCTATAGGTAAACATTCTAATCATGTACATGTCGCGGCAATGGGGTCTATCAGCCCTGATGCCTTACCGGATGAAGGCGCTGCTCCGCCAGCGGCTCCGCCTGTTGCACCTCCGCCAGCAGCTCCTGCTCCAGCATGGAAACCACGTCCCGACGAACTCGTAGCGCAGAACTTCGAGAGCTTAAAAGCCCGAGGCGATCTCGAAGGTGCAGCGAATGTTGCCGATCAACTCAAGCAGGAGTGGGGTTACTCTGTACGATATGATACTGATCCTAACACCGGAATACAATGGCCGTCGATAACTGCCCCGAAGAAACCTTTTAAGATTCCTACCTCCCTCCAAAAGCTCCCTCCTGATGTTCGAAAGCTCTTAACATCTCCTGAATATCAGACTGCGCTTCAAGCAGTTCAAGCACTGAGTGGTGTAACCCAACCGATAAGCAGAACGCTTCGTCGAATGGCTGCTGCTGGTGCGCCCGAGATGACGCCGGAAGCAATCGCCGCTCGCCGTGAGCAATGGCTAGCCGCAGAACAGCAAGCAACGCAAGCGCGACAGGCGCAGGAAGCTGCTGCCGCAGCAGAGCAACGACGTCGAGCAGCATTACCATACATAGAGCAATTGGCGGCAAGAGGCGGAGATGTACTAGATTGGCCGTTGGAGCTTATAGGTGGTGCGATGGGTCGCGGTGGCGGAGCTATGCTGTCTGGCGCAGGGAGATTATTAGAGGATGCTCGGCTGGGGTATTCTCAGATGAGACCGCTTGCTCCGTTAGGTCGAGCATTGGGCACGGCAGGTCGAGCGTGGCAGGAAGTCGGAGCAACAGGACCCGGCGCTCCTCAGCCCGGTCCGCTTACACCAGAACAAGTAGCTGGTGCAGCTGCGGAGCTGATTCCGTTGTTCGCTGCTGGAGGTGGTAACGTCGGACTTGGCATTATGAGCTTTACGCAAGCTCTCGGTCAGGGACTGCCGTACAGAGAAGCGGTCATGCATGGTATAACGACCGCTGCCGGGGCGAAACTCGCAGGCGCTCTTACCAGCGAAGTACCGTGGGGAGGAATAAGAGGATTAGCGGCACGAGGTGCATTAGCAACCGGAGGATTTGAACTTCCACAAGCAATCGTATCAGGTCGATTACCTGATCTATCAACGCCGGAAGGTCAACGTCAGGCTCTGATGAACGCCATCCTAATGTACGGTACTGAAGCATTAGCTGGCCCACATGGTCCCGCTTATGAAGCCCGTGAGCGAGGCAGGGCAATAGCTGAGCAAGCTCCAATACAAGGTCCGGGCTTTGCGGCGTACGGTGTTCCAGAACCGGGAGTCGGACCTCCGTCTGCCGCACAGCTAAGGCTGAGGAATCGGCTCAATGAGTTTCTCGCCGGGCAAGGAATTACGCCAGCAGAAGCGGCAGCGCTTCCAATCGAGAGAAAGCAGCAACTCGCTGATGCGTTCCGAGCGGAAGAGGCAAGGATACGTGGACCCCGTGCAGCTGAAGAAGCTGGTCGCGGCTTCGAAGTAGTTCCCGGTACGGCACGTCTACAAGTAGCGACTCCAGCATGGCATCGAGCACGAGCAGAAGAACGCGCACATGCGGAAGCGGAGAATCTCGAACGAGAACAGTTCGGACGACCATTGCATGATGTCGAGCGACAGGTCTTTCATTCATTGCCTGATGATACTCCGCCGCTGAATCTCGAAGAGCTGCATCACATCATGCGCGGTCGTGGAATAATGCCACCGACAGGTCCACCTCCGCCAGCTCCAGCTCCTCCTGAAGTAGCAGAGAGAGGTTTCGAAGCGAGACCTCTACCGGGCGAAGAGCTTCCGGGAGCCCGTGAACCATTCGTCTCGCCAGTTCCAACGCCGACCACCTTCATAGAAGTGGGAGGCAAATGGTATCCGTATCAGAGAGAAGATAATGTCTGGAGGTCTCCGGGTCGTCCGGATATTCCAGTAGCGCTCGTAGGACCAGAGAGAATCAAGACTCCTACTCCAGCATTACAAGGGCAGGTCGTCTACTACACTGGAAGAACTACAAGAGGCACTGGTGAGCCGCTACAAGTAGTCAGACGAAGAGGAAGTAAGGTACAGGTAATCGGTGAAGACGGAACCCTACGAAGCTATGATATCTCAGATGTGACCGACGTGCGCCCGGATTACAGAATGAGTCCTGTCTATGGACGCAACAGCAGAGAATCAGCTGAAAGGTTCCTAGCGAATCTGCCAGAAGGCGCTAGAGGCGAGATCGTCACGCGAACCACCAGAAGAGGCGCAGTACCAAACTACATAACTGGCTATCAAGTCCGATGGCGTAGCAGAGAAGAACTCGAAGCGGGTCGTCGTGCGCCAGCTCCGGAAGAAGTTCCCGCAGTGCCTCCACCGGAAGAACCAGTAGCAACACCGGAGCAGCTCGAACATCTTCGTCAGCAGTACGGAGCATGGGAAGAGCCTACGCCAGCAGCTCCTCAAGTAATACAAGGACCCGAAACGGTTCCTGCACCTTACGCGGGTCCTGAACGACGTGTGTCAACTGCCGGGTACCGTCTCGCGGGTGAATCACCGGAAGACTACAGGGCTCGTATGGCTTCGTTGGGCTTTACTCCGCGATCATATGAAGTACCGGAACGACCGCTGCCCGAAGGCTGGGAGGAGCCAGAAGAATTCAGAGGTCGAGGTGAGCCGACAGCCGAAGAGGCAGAGGCGGCAGCAAGAGCACCAGCGGTAACATTGCCTCCGCCAGCTCCGCCAGTAATACCCGGCGAAGAGCTGATCGAGAAAGGTATCCCTGCCTTCGTCGGAGCACCGAAGCCAGCGGAAGCACCAGCGAAGGCGATGACGCCCAAAGAGCAACAGGATGCTTTCGCTGAGCAACGTCATGGTGAACTGGGCGAGAACGCTCCTATGATTCCGGGCTGGCGGAAAGACTGGGGCAATGTCACTGCTATCGGACGATTGCCTAATGGCGAGACTCTTGTTCGTGATGAACAAGGACGATCCCACTGGACGGCGAGAGGTAAGAACTTAGACCTGCCACGTGTCGAGTGGGCAGATATCGGCATTGAAGGTCCTGCGTTCTTTAGTCCCGAGAAATTCAAGTCAATCATGGATTCGATTAACGTAGGACGTCGGGATGCAGGGCAACCGGAATACCCGACCGACTGGGAGCAGTTACTTGCCAATTATCCAGACGTCGCAAAGGAGCATTTCCCCGAAGCCTACAAGCGAGCACAACAGGAACTGAGGGATGACGAAGGCAATATCCTATTCATGAAACACTTCAGACCTGTTATGCCAGAGAGAGACTCTCAATGGGCTGAGGTCGAAGAACCCGAACCCGATATCGAACCACCGCTTCTACAGATCGAGCGCTTCCTACGAGGTGAGCCTCCATTCCCGGTCGTTGGGACAGGTCGAGCGAAGCAGGCGCTGAAGAAATCAAAGGAGTGGCTCGGTGCATACGGGGCGAGACGTCCGGTTGTTACCCGTGGAATGAATCTAAATACGCCTTCTGGTCAGCGCCGTGCAATAGAAGCAATCGTCAAGCATACACTCGCTGAAATAAGAGCGTGGAGAAGGATCGCACGAGACTATGTGCCGTTCTATTCGACAGATATCACCGAAAGAACTAATCCGTTGCTTCAGAAGTGGGCGGAAGGTCGCTATGATCGTCAGTTAACCGATCCGGAGATTTCTTTCCTTCATATGCTTTCTGCGTATGCATCCGGCGCTCAGCCTCCCGGTATGGACACCGCATACGGGATGCGAGCGTTCGATGAATATGTACGTACAGGCACAGCTACCGGACTCGGCGGACTTAAGCCAGTATACGATTACTATACTCGAACGCGACAGAAAGCAGACTGGATTCCGACAGAGTGGGTACCTAGAAGAGAAGCAGGATTGAAGTTCGATCCCGTGACCGGGAAAGAAATAAGGCAACCAGTCTACATCGATGCAGCGACCGGGAAGAAGACTTTCATCCGGAAGGGCAATGAGGAATTACGTCATCCAACGAAACGGGCAAAGCTGACGAAGGCATTCAATATCCGAAGCCTTAATCGGTTCAATGAGCTACTGACTACAAGGTTCGATGGCGATCTCGGTGCAGCAATCGACTGGATGGCTACAAAGCATCCGTGGAGCGAGATCGTTGATATGATCGGGAAGGACGCTGCTAAGAAGATCAAGAAGCACGAGTATCTTGATAAAGTCAATCCGTCCTTCGGCGTGTTTGCGTTAGGGGATAGTTCTCCAAAGCAGGGAAGCTATATCTTGAATCGCTGGGGAGAGTTCGGACCGATCACGAAGGACCTCTGGTATGCTCGCACGATGGCGCGATACTTCGGCAGACCGATCAGCGATCAACCGTGGGGAGGTAAACTAAATCAAGAGAATATCAAGATGCGACGTCTCGCTGATGAAGCGTGGCGACAGGTTGCACGGCAGCTCCGTATCAAGCCTGCTGAAGTTCAAGAGCGCATGTGGGATGCGGAGCGAGTAGCGTATGCGGCACTGGGCCATAGCGAAGCGAGAGGATTAGGTTATACGTCGCAAGGCGTCCCGGTTGGTGAGCGGCTCATTAATCAGGATGACCTTGAGCGAGACCTGCCGGGCTATCTCGCAGGCGAACCGTCAGAGCCTCCGCTGCTATCGCTTAATAGTACTTCCGACAGAGCGCTGGATGATCGCGATGTCACTTCTCGCAGAATATCGGTGAAGTTCGCACAGAGGCGACAGGCGGAAGAGTCGCCACGACCGGGGCGAATACGTCGAGCTTTTCTGAACGATGCTGCTGGTCGAGTTCTTGGTACGATAATGGACGTTCAAGAGGCGGACGGCGCAAGTATGAAGCGCGATGGCTACGGTAAGCTGGCATACGAACTAGGGAAGACAATACAGTTCTTCGATCTTCCTCCCAGTAGTCCTCTTTATACGCTTTACCGCGATCTAGTGGACGCTTATCAAAAGAACGAACCAGCGTATGAAATAGTAAGCCCGTATACAGGTACAGAACCGGGGATGGAAGGCGCGAAGGGATTACGAGCGTTTATTACAACTATTCGTCATGAGGGTACTCATTCCGCAATGACAGTGCTTCGTAATTCGTTTCCGAGACTTGAGGATCGGGAACGAGTTGCGAGCTTTACTAATGCACTGTTCGGGTTTGAAAAAGAAGATATTAACGACCTGACACATGACGAATTGGCGGCTTTAAAAATGGATATGATACTTGCCGCCAAAGGTTACGACAATGATCCAATAGTCCGAGCAATGGAAGTAATAGGCCATGTAGGTGGCGGCAGTAGAAATTTAGCCGAACCTACCGCGCCGCCAAATTTCCGTCTTTCCCTTGACGAACAGGCGCGATTAGTGAAACATGTTATCAGGACTCTTAACGAACATTATGGCGATGCGGCAGAAAGCGTATTACAGCGAGCCGCGTTAGAAGTCAGACAAGAGAACCGGAGGTTTTATGAAGAGAAGAGGGCGCGTCTACAGACCGAATCCGCTACGGAAAGAGGATATGCAAATCTTGAGCCGGGAGGAAGTACAGCAGCGACTGAAGGAGGACCTCCCCGATCTGTTCAACCAACCGGAGTCGAGCCTTACCCCGGAGTCTCTGGATCGCCTCCACCGATTGCTGGAGGCGTACCGACAAGGCGGGGACAGCGCGGTCGAGGAGGAGTACCGCAGGCAGAACAGCTAGAGTTACCATTCGAGTCTCGCGAATTTCCTCAAGATCACGGAGCGACTGAGCCAGCGTATCCCTACGGGAAGTCTCCGCTCGAAGCAGACCTTGAAGAAATGGAACGCAACGAGCAGGAAGAACTAAACCAGTTCTACGAGGACAATCCTCAGCTCGCAAAGCGCTTCGGTGGCAAAGTCCTACCCGGTAGAGCGAAGTTCTTAAAGAAGCGCTTAGAGGATAAGCTCGCCTCACTCTCACCTGAAGACTTAAAAGAACTAGACAATCAATACCTCTTGACATTCGACAGGTACGCCGATCAACGATACAAGGAAGGCTATCGCGGCGGAGTTGATAGACTCAAGGAAGAGTACGTTCGGAAATACGGCGAGCTAGTACCGATCAACACTGGACGCTCGCATCGATCAGTCGGACGTAACCTAGTCGAAGAAACTCTTGATCAACTGACTCCGAAGACGCGGAAGCTCTCACTCGTGCCTAAGCCCGGCGAAGAACCAGAACTGTCAAGACGATTCCCGGACGAACAAATACTCGAAGCGCATCACGGCAGCGACGACGACACTCTTACTCCAGAGAATCTCGAAGAGCGCGAGCCCGGCTATCCCGGTAGTCTCGGGAAGGGAATTTACTTTGGTCAGGATGAAGACACTGCGCGATACTACGGACGTCACGTCGTTAGTACGCAGGTCCGCGTCAGGAACCCGCTGATTATCGATCCCGAAGAGGTCCTGCAAACAGTTAATGGCAAGCTGAGTCCGCGATTAAACATAATCGATGAAACACCGGAGGGAATGTTTGTCGATCCTATTGCCAACACGCAGACCTTACCGTTCGACGTCTACTCGCATAATGGAAACAAGTATGAAGTTCGGGATAGCAATGATCTTCAAGGTCTACGAGACTGGGCAGAGTCGGAAGGTCACGACGCGATCATCATGCGGAATATGAGACCGGGTCCGCGAGAAGAGATGCTGATCTTCAACCGGAACCAAATAGTGCATCCGACCGAAGACGAACCTCTGCTTTCAAAGAAGGTCAAAGCATTCAAGACCACAGCTCCATTTAGAAGGATTGGTCAGGTACCTGCCGATGTCGAAGAACGACGGACTCAGTTCTGGAGAGACTATCACACGACTACGCCTGATCGTCGTAAGATGCTGGATGACGCAATCGAAGAGATATCGAAAGTAATCCTACCTACACGTAAGCCGGGACATGACCTTGAAGATACAATAGACACAGTCAAGTCCATTCTTGCGTCTCACGAGAACCCTATTGGATCGCTGGCAAAAGGTCTGGAGGGGGCTCAGGCTGGACGGATGACGCCAGAAGCGACCGCTGCTGTCGATTATCTGAAAGATGCATATGACTCTGTTCGTGGAGAACACCCTTTTCTTTTAAAAGAATTTCCGCAGGAGGCACAAAGACAACTAAAACTTGCGCTGATTGCGCATCCAGACGAAAAGGAGGGTACTCTACTCGCGAAGAGATTCCCGAAGAAGAAGGAAGAACGGCTTAAGCTCGGACCTTTCATGAGAGAGGTTCCAATGGGCGCAGAGGCGTTAGGAACACCGCTGGAGAAATTCACTGAAGGTAACTATGAAGGGTTGAAGGAGCCCGATGGTTCGCCGAAAGTTCTGCAACACGTCACGAATGAAGACTTCCATACCTTCGACACGAAAGGTCGAAGAGCCGATACAGATGAAATAGGTACGCATTTCGGAACTCAAAATCAAGTCAACGACCTTGCCGAAACAATGATGTTGAAGCAGGGCAGAAAAGGAATAGAGGGCGAAGGAACAAATGTAATGCCCGTCTATCTCTCGATGAAGAACCCGTTGCGCATGGTCGATAACGGTAACTTCAGACCAGAGGAAATAATCCCACAGCTCTACGATGCAGGACTGATTTCGGATCGCGAGCACGATAAGCTGCTCGACAGGGTATATGCCAAAACCGGAATAGGCGGAGCGGTTCATCAAAGACTCAATGAGAAGCTGAGAAAGATTATTACTGACTCAGGCTATGATGGAATCGTTTACCTGAATCGTCGCGAAGGCGTTAACCGGGACCTAATGGCTGCTTTCATGTTTGGCAACCGGATGACTGATGCCGATTTCAAGAAGCGGTGGCCGACAGCCGAAGATTCCTATATTGCCTTCGATCCTAAACAGATCAAGAGCGCCACTGGCAATATAGGCACCTACGATCCATCAGAAGAAAATGTCCTTCTCAGTAGAGCATTCCCGGAGCGTCCTTCGAAGATCGAGGTCCGTGAGGGCGAGATCGGGATGGGGATTGAGCCACGCCTGCAAGCGATTATGATAGGCGGACTCTACAAGGGTAATCTTCCCCGGACGATGGTAAAGGAGGGATTACAGAATGCAGTAGACGCGCTTCGCAGAATGGACTTCAAGGAAGGTGAACGAGGACACATTGAACTCACTGTCAATACAGCTAACCGAATGATACGGATTCAAGATAACGGCACTGGAATGCCTCCAGATGTCGTAAAGAATCAATTCGTCAACATAGGTGGCACGTGGGGAAAGGAGCAAGGCGCTTCAGGCGGACTCGGCATCGCGATAGCCGCGTTGATGGGGAATGCTGAAAAGGCAGACGTACGTACGGTCTATCGCGATCCTGAAACTGGGAAGTACCACGAGTCTATTGTTACTAGCCTGCACCGCGATGACCGACCAGCGTATATGCAATGGTCTCGTCCGATGGAAGGAGGCTTGAAGTTTGAGACTCGCGTTTTAGACAAACCGGAACCAACAGGTACGCTCCTGCGGCTGCAAGTACGCGAGCCTTTTCAGGAAGCTGAGAATACAAAGTTCCAGATGGAGGAAACCGGAACTAACGGTCTGGCAACTCAAGCAGCTGAGTTTTTGGCGCGTCATCGACTTCCGTATGACTTCGATATGAATATCAACGGGAAGCAGATCACAGCGGAAGATGCAAGGCATCCCGACAATATCCCTGTCAAGCTAATACGCAGTATGACAGTACCCGGTGCTGATATAGAAATTTACGGCTCTGATGAAATGAGCCCACAGTACTTAGGTCGCGTACAAGTATTGAATAACGGCTTGCCGCAGTTCGTCAAAGAGATCAGCCTGCCAACCAATGAAGCGGTAATGCTTCCGAACAGGATAATGGTAGATGTGCATGCTCACAAGAATCCCGAAGAGGACCCGACAAATTATCCATTCCTGCCGTCACGGGAAGATTTATCAGGAGCGACAGATGAAGCTGTCAAAAACTATGTTAGAAGAGACCTAACCGGAGAAGCGATCCGAAGAGAGAATCAGCTCTATACTGATACACTGAAGAAGGCTCCGAAGATCAAAGGCGGACGGTCTTTCGAGGTTGGTCCGAGAGAAAAGACAGTAGACCTGTCGCCGTGGGGCTTAACATTCAGACGAGCGAGGTCTTGGGAGGAAGGTGGAGTTATCCGCGAAGGAGATTGGATTGTCAAAACTGACGATGGTCTCGTCTTAACACATGCAGATGGAAGTTTTTCTCAAGAAGAAGCGCTCAAACGACTGTACCCGGATATCAAAGAGGCTCACACCCCCGAGCCTGACGAGCCTCAGTTCCCAAAGACAGCTAATGACCTGATGAACGCGTATTGGGCACAGGCAGGTCCGCTTCAGCATCGCCTAGTGGATACAACCGGGCAGATGCCGAAAGAGCTAATAGACAGGCTAAGTAAAGCCCCGTATGCAGCGCCTTTGACGAATGCGCTTCAGAAAGGATGGGAGATTTTAAGGAATCGCTTGATGTCCTTGAATGAGGATTATCAAAATGTTCACTATGCCGGGTTCGGAACGCACAAGTCGCCCGATGCAAGTAACTATTACGGGATCAACCTGCCGCATCCGATGGTGTTTCAAACACCCGGTCCGGATATTGTTCTTCTGAATCCATACGCTACCGCAGACTACATTCAAAAGAAGATCGATCTCGGCGTCTATATGAAAGGCGAAGAGACGCAAGAGTATGCTCGTCATATGGCGGCAACGATGACGCATGAGCTGATCCATCGTCTTCAGCGTAATCATTACGAGGGATTCTCGTCGGATTTGACAGCGGCTATGTCTCATGTGTATCATGACTTCGGTCAGGTCTCACGCCTGATAGAAAAAGCGCTCGGAAGGGGTGAAGCAGGACGTGAGACCTTTGGGAGGATATTAGATGATTCCAAAGAAATTTCGGCCAGCGTCGGAACGGGAAAGGGAGTATTTGGCAAAATTGGGAGTGAGTATGCAGCCGAGCGAGGCCCCGAACTATTGGTCGGCGAAGGTGCTGCTGGAGAACGCGCAGAAGGAAGGGCTGGACGTGCCGTACCTGAAGTCGGTGCTGGCCGCGAGCCAGCCGCAGCAGTGGCCCCTCCCGACGTGGCTCGAAACATTGAGCTAGGCGGACGCGCAACTGATCATCCTACCATTATGCGCTTCCGCCGCGACATCAGCGGTAAGGAAGGGCAACTCAACATCGCTGCCAATCCAATCGACGGACTTAAGTCCGCGATGGTTCTCGGGTACGATGCCTACCACACTATAAAAGACTTTAAGGATTGGTCGAAGGAGATGCTGAAGAAGGCTGGCGAAGCTGTTCGGCCAATCCTTAAGGACCTCTGGACTCAAGTACAAGCCTTCCACGGGCAAGGTGCAGCGTTCTACTCGCCACTCCGTAAGACACTTGAAGCAAAGATGACCGGGCCAATGGATGCTTCCGATCTAAGCAAGCTCCTTAAGGGTCAGGGCATCTCTGATGCGGAGATGGAAGAAACCCGATTCAATTCCTTCCTTAAAAAGAAAGCGGCAGCTGCAATAGACCTGAAGTCAAAGATTGCCCGAGGTGAAACGCCAACAAAGGAAGAGCGTGAGAATGCAAAGGTAACACCGCAGGAAGCAAAGAACTGGATCGACAGGCACGAGATCAAGATCAATGAAGTAATTGCTGGAGAGGCGGCAAAACTGGATTGGAAACATCTCGACAAGGAAGGCAACGAGCATGATCTCGATGAGCAGAACCTGTCACGTGTAAGGAAGGCTACTAATCTCGAAGGTCGCTCGATGTACATTGTCCCGCCACAAGGACCGGACGCTGAGAAGGCTCAGGAGAAGATAGCGCAGCTCGATAAGGAACATGCGGAACTCTGGAAGAAGCTGGACGATCTATATGCCCGGCGCGAGCCGCTAATCAGGGAACTCGGCGAAGAGAAATACGGCAGACGAGCAATGGACATCGAGACCGTTATGCTTGTCAACGAGCAAGAAAAAGAAAAACTAGAAACCCAGCAACGACAGTTCCGGGTAATGGACAACCCTCCGCTAATGAAGCTGCCCGAAGGCGTCACAATAGAACCCGCAGGCAGGTACTATCCGGCGCTCAGCGATGAAGGTCACGAAGCTAAGCTCGAAGACATAAAGAAACGGAAAATGGATGCCGAGCAAGAGTACTCCGAGACGGAGCGACGTATTGGAACTCCGGACGAAACTCTCGAAGATCGGCAGCGAGCAGCGTATCTTGTAGGACGTATAAATCAGCTTGCAGGAAGATACCGGGAGCTGCAAGCGAGGCACTGGACAATAACAGTACCACCGGAGATCGCCGACACGAAGGTCACGCTAGGACCCGGCACGAAGGCGCTATCAAAAGAAGCCCCTCCCGGATCGGTGCAATATACCTTGTCTGCTCCAACTGAAGAGGAAATGCGGCAGTATATCATAGATAAAGTCAATCAAGCGAATACCCGTTCTTCGCATAGAAACCTTGAGCAAGCAGAAGGAGTTGTCGCGGCCAATCTTGATACCGGGAAAACAGTAAGGTTTGGCGGACCGAGGTATCAGACGCCGGGTGGTACAAATTACAAAGAGTTCCGTATCTCAATCCCTGAGCCCGAGCTTGGCGATCAGGCGTTCATGGACTACAGAAATTCCTTACTGGAGAAATATGACATCCCTCAAGACGTGTTCGCGAAGAGCGCTCTCGCAAGCCGTATGACTCCTGAAGAAAAGTCAAAGTTGGTTAGAATGGAAGCGGCAGCAAAGGCGCATATAGCCGGGCGCTTCAGACAGCCGCACTGGACAGACGAACCGTACAATATACTACATGCCAGAACAACTGACCGGAATATTCTTTTAGAAGATTTAGGAAATGACTTCCCTGAACTCATTGAACGATTGAAAGCTCAAGGACGTGATAGTGCGAGAGCGTTTCATGTCGAAGAGCTTCAGTCCGACTACGGTCAGGGAATACGTCGTAAAGGAGTAACGGCTAAACCGGAACAAGCAGAAGCCGCTGTTCAGGCTCGTAAGGAATACGCGGAGTACCGTTCTTCTCTCGAAAAGAAGTATGGTACTCCGTACATCGGCAGGGAAGGTAATGCAACGCCAGAGGAAATAGAGAAGCTCCGGGAGCTGACTGGGAAGTTAGACTATGACGCTGAATTGGCTAATCAGCTCGCTCAGCGTCGAAGGTTAGTAACCGAACTGGAACAGTCGAGGTATTACGACTCAGCCGATATGTTAGAGTCGTTACGGTCGGCAAAGGAGCGAGGAGCTACTGATCAACAGCTGAAAGATTACCGTCGAGAGCTGGAAGAGAAAGAAGGCAGGAGAAGGGATACAGAACTGGCTGATCTGCATCGCGAGATAAAAAATTTAGAAGACAGACTCGGCACTAAGATTCCGCCAGCTCCATTTGTCGGTAGTACCGAAGACTGGTCTACGCTTGCCCTAAGACGCTTGATGCGTTATGCAGCTGAGAACGGTTACGACCTTCTTACGTGGAGTCCCGGCAGCGAACAGTACTATCGTTGGGGTAGTGAACGGATTGATTGGAAGAAATCAACAGAAGGACGAGGGCAATTCAAGGTCAACGTAAAGGAACAGCATCAAGGACAGGTTGGTGACATCAATCTCGAAGAGCAGGCCCGGCAACGCGGCGTCTTGATGGAGGGCGCTACTGGCGTATCGACCGAGAAGGGTCTTAGATCGATCCTTGCTAAGACATTGAAGCGTGAAGAGTCGCAGTATGCTCCTGAACTCTGGACGAAGCATCTCGACGAATTAGCAGCAAAAATATGGAAGCAGATGCAGACGAATCCCGAAGGGACCTACATGCCGCGTAAGGAGGGATTCGAAGGCTTCTATGACCGCATGATACCGAACTACGTCTCGAAGATAACGAAGAAGTTTGGCGCGAGAATGGGCAAAGGAGTCCTCGATCTATATCCGGCAGAAAAACCTGTCACAGAGGGAATGTTTGGCGAAGAAACAGGGATGCGGGAACCGATTCAGGTTGGTGCAGTAGAGATCAATCCCGAGATGCAGCGATCCCTAACGACGGAAGGTCAGCCGATCATCGGTGGAGAACCGCGCTTCCTTGCTGAAGCTCGGGCGCGAGTCCGACAAGCAATGGTAGGCAACGTTACTTCGATGAATCCCCTTCAGCTCTTCGGTGACGTCGGACTCATCACTGGAGCCGATGTCTACAAGCTGACAAAATCCTTTGCTGGTTGGTCGAACCAAATGGTCAAGCGACTCGGCGCAGCGATCAAACCGCACCTTGATTCGATCTGGAGCCAGATAAAACAGTTCGGCGCAGAAGAAGAAGGCGCTCTCAAGATACCTCCTAGACTTCAGGCAGTAATGAAAGGAATGAAGCAGGAGAAGAAAGAGATCGCAAGGAATCTCTACTTCTCCGGATTCCTCACTCCTTCTGGAGCGGTCAAAGTCGCAGCAGGTCTCGCTGGAAAGCAAGGAATGGATTGGACTGCGAATCTCTTAGCGTCGGCGATAGAGAATACTCGTGCCGCAGCTAAGGGGCAGGTTCCGAAATATGACTTCACTGTCGGCAATGTAATGAATGCTGCAATCGAAGGAGCGAAGAAAGGCGCGAAGGCAACAGCAGAAATAGCACAGGGTAAGCCGTCATTAATGCAACCGTGGTACAAAGAGACGGATGTTGGGGACCCCGTCGCTAACGGCTTACTAAATCATATGCATCGCCTCTATGGCGGAAAGGAGAATCTCTTCCGAGGATTTCATTATGAGTCGGCGCTGGAAGAAGCCGCGAATATGATCGCACGAGTTGATCCTAACCAGCTTGGAGGATCACTGGAGAGTCGTGCAGCTCACTACAAACAGAACCCGCCTCTCGTGGCGCAGATTCAGGCAGCGGTCGGCGGTCAATATGCTAACCTTCTTGATACGCTCGCAGAGACCGTTGTCAACTTTCAGGCTGATCAAGCAAAGACTCCGATGTCAGTATCGAAGCGCTTAGGTAAGCAGGTCCTGCTGGTAGCGCATCCGAAAGACCTCTTGCACGAGTACGCATTGATGCAAGCAACGAAAGGTGTTGGTGCGCAGCAGAATGCACTGGCGCGAGCGCTGCTGAACGTGAAGGACTGGGAAGTCGCTGGTCGTCCGTTGTTCTCACCAAACTCGCAAGGTGCGCAGAAGCTAGCCTCAATGCTACAGCTAGCGGTTACTACCGAAGTACCGTTTATCAAGCGACCTGTGAATGCGATGACGACTATCTTTAAAGACTATCTCGGACTTTCAGCAATGGCAAAGCTGAAAGACTTCAACGATTTTCAAAAGGGAGTAATGAGCCTGCCAGAACATCAAGACTTCCTGAAGGCAGTCTCGAAAGGAACAATCGGTCTCGGTCTTGTCGCTCTCGGTCTCGGAATGCAACGCGCCGGGTTGATGACAGGTGCAATGCAAGACGACTACAAGAAACGAGGAGCGCTCTACATTGGCGGCAATGCGATTCAGATTGGAGCGGTTCCGTTTTGGGGCTGGCTACTCACGTTCGGTGCAACGATAGGCGAAGCAATCGAACGAGGAACCGTTCAAGGACTCGGTCAGGGAATGTTCCAAATGGTCAGCGAGCATCCGTTACTCCGAGGCGTTCAAGCGCTAACCGAACAAGTACACGCGTTGAAGGGTGGTGAAGTAGCGCCGGGTAAAGCCGGGGCTCAACACCTTGCTGGGATGGCAGCGCGATTCGTGCCGTCAGCAGTGGCATCGGCAGCTCAGTTCATTGATCGAGATGCACAGGGACGGGTAATCCAACGGAAGCCTGAAGGATTACTCGGACCGACGATGGCTCGTATTCCCGGTCTCAGGCAGAAGCTACCAGAGCGGACTGTCTTAGATCGTAAACAAACAGAATCATACTGGTCGCCGATCCCGGTACGTCCTGTCTCGGAGCTGCCGACGAAAGCAGAACAGCATGCATTGGGTATTATGCGACAGACACCGATGGCTCCGCCAACGGAATACTCAGAGGAGCGACGTAACACTGAGCGAGAGATCGTCCGGTTGATGAAGGCAGACAAAGACGACGAAGCAAACGAAGCATTCGAGAAGGCAGTGGATGATGGCATACTCACTCCGGACGATGCAAAGGTTATCTCGAAAATGACTGACGCAACGTTTCTCCAGCGAGCCGTCCATAAGATGAGCCTTGAGGATGCAGTTGGTATCTACATGAAGGATGCCAGCCCGGCTGAGCGTGACCAGTTGGATGATATCATCGAAGCTAAGATCGAGAGCTTCAGTAAGCTCGCCGACAAAGGTAAGATACCGGGTAAGAGAGTCGATGCGGTAAAAGAGCTGTTAGATAAGTTCGACGAAATGAGAGCGCAGCCATGAGTGAAATACAGTTCCGCTGGCTAACGCCTTTCGAGTGGGACCGTATAACAGAGATATTCGAACGCGAGAAGTGGGCAATTCCTCACCCGAATGTCAGTGCGATTCGAATCGGTGAAGTCAATGGAGAAATCGTTGCGCTCGGTGTCGTGCAAGCGATCCCGTTCATAGGTCCAGCATGGATCGCACCGGAGTATCGAGGACAGGGACTGACGAAGGAAGAGGTCTGGACTCTCTATGAGCAAGCAAAGCAGGCGGGTCCTTACAACGGTGTAATGATTACTACTACATTGCCGCAGGTCGAACGCATCGCTGAGATGCTGGAGATGACAAAGGTCGATGGCGTGTTATATCAGAAGGAATTTTAAAGGAGAACGTCATGGGCGGAGCATTTAGTAAAACAAGCTGGATGCAGAATCCGAACGCAGCTGGTGCGCCGGGCGGAGGCGGGTATCTCGGGCTGGAGAGCTGGGGCGCTGATCAGGGATTGGGCTGGGCTGGAAAGGCGAACAAGCAGCTCGGTCGAGAAATGCAAAGCGGTGACTACACTGGCATCGCTCAGAGCCAACTGAATCCAATCATTGCGATGGGCGAAGCTGCTCGGCGAGGAATGGAACGCGAAGCACAACTCGGCGGGAATGCGCTGTGGGCAGGAGATCAGCCAGCTCTGCGAATGGCGATTGGTAATGAAGCTCGCAGACGATTGGCCGAAGGTACGCAGATGCAGCTCGGTAATGCGATCCCGCAATTGTGGGGACAGGCGACTCAGGGATATCAAGGCGCTCTGAATGCTTCACGACAGGCTCAGCTCGGCGCGTTGCAATCCGGACTGCAAGGAAGATTACAGAGCGGCCAGTACCAGACGAAGCCCGGCTGGCTCACGAATATGATGGGGGTCATGGGCGGACTCGGTGGCATGATGGCAGGCATACCGGGAATGGCCGGGCTCGGTCGTTCTAGTCCCGCTGGGAATATGGTAACTCCCGATATGTTCGGTGGGTTTATCGGGAGTTGACCAGTTATTTAAAGAACAGGATTGCCTCAGTCAGAGTCTTGATACCCGCAGCGCCACGGCTGATGATCTCATCGAGCGTCCTGCGGGTGTCAGGAGTATCAGGAATCAGAAAGTGCTTATCTCCGTGCTGATACTCGCGTGGCAGACCTTTGTGAACTCCGCGACTGCCCGGTCTCTCGTTGTCGCCAGTCCATTCAGTATAGACCTTATTCCCGACGTCGTCAGTACCGATCCAGTAACGCTCGAATTGGACATCGAATTCAATTCGAGCGTTCTGACGTTCCTTCTTTTTCTTATCCCAGTCGTCAGTCCTGAGAATAGGGCGTACCGTGGTGGAGATGTAAACACTGATGAACGGCTCCCACTGAATGCTCAGCTTCTCCTTAAAGACTTTGTACGCCTCTTCCTTAAGCAAAGAGAGGTCGGTATTCCAGATCGCCTGCTTATAAATATACACACCGAACTTCGAGTCAGCGCGATTCAGGAATACCGGGACCTCAATAGTGATGCCGTTATGCGACAGCTGCCACATATCAATTCTCTTCGGTCGCATTGTCGTCCTCATTTTCTTTTAAAAGAAAATCGCTTCCCGGTGCAGGTATGACATGTGCGTGACCGAGATAAGCAATTGGATACGGGTTAGGCGACTCCTTCTTCCACTGGCGTCGATATGCTTCCTCAAACCAGTGAGCAAGGAACAGCTTCACAACCCAACGTCGGGCTCGTGCATCGATATGCCCGTCAGGCAGCATACCTGATTCGTAGATCGCTCGTGCCTTCTTGTCCTTACCGATCTTGAAGTTTTCGAGCTTTGCCTTTGCCTGATCCGCGAACTCCAGTCGTTCGTTCTTTGCGATCTCGATCAGCTTACGCTGCTTGTAGAGCTTCCCGTAGTAATCGTTCTTGTTGCTCTGGACTTTCATGAAACTCTGTCCAATCTTCCAGCAGAGTACTTTGAACTTCGCGTTGAATGGTCGCTTCTCTCCTTTGCCCCACTTGCGCGTAGGATCGTATCCAGCGAACGCCCAAATGTCTCCAACGGTCTGAATTCCGGGACAGGTATGAGGTGGCTTCTCGTCGCGCTTGAGATGCTTATATTGCGGACATACACACTTCGTTAGATCGATGTGCGCGAGGAGCCCGGCGCTAATGACTTTGTCAATGCCGCAGATGCCCTTCGCCCACACGCCCATGCCAGTCGGCTCGTTGTCAGTGTAGATAGCTAGCGTCTTCTGAATCTCCAGCTCGATACGTTCAAACTGGCTGAAGGTCCACGCGATCAATGCGTGTGGCTCCCCGGACTTCGCGAGTGACAGCACTTCATTGCCTGCGGTCATTCGGTAGTCCTGAATCTGGTAGTAGGTGTCTACTAACCAGCGGACCTCTTCGGTTGACAGTGCCATTGCAGTCGCGAGAAGGACGTCCTTCTTCAGACGTTCGATCTCGGGCATCTGAGGGTTCTTCTCCAGAACCTTCTTTGCAATCGACTTAGCTGTCGGTTTCTTCGGTTTAGGTGTTCCGGGTGTTCCCGGAGGATTTGGCGGATTTGTACTCATAAGTCTCCTTTCGTAGTTTACGCTCTTAATCTATGGTTCTCACGGTCATGATGGCTCGCTCCTAACGGATGGTTCTCACGGGACTAATGGCTCGCACGGATATAATGGTTCTCTCTATGCTCGTGGCTCGCTCGTTGATAATGGTACTCTCATAACTCACGGCTCGCACGAATCAGCTGGTCCTCACATACATATTGGCTCGCACTAGATGTATGGTGCTCACGGGGCATTTGGCTCGCCCTGTGCCTCTGGTGCTCTCCGAGTTTCTGGCTCGCTCCGCAATTATGGTTCTCTCAATACCAATGACTCGCTCATACCATATGGTTCTCACAAAGCGCTCTGGCTCGCACGAACTGTTTGGTACCCCCGGTCTTGTTGGCTCGCTCTAAATCTATGGTTCTCACGCACGTAATGGCTCGCTCATACATATCGGTTCTCTCTTAGATGATGGCTCGCTTACGCACTACGGTTCTCTCTTATGTAATGGCTTGAACTGTAGGGCGAGGACTTCGTGAGCGGCGGCTCGCAGCTCTGTCAGGAATTGACAGGTGGCTCCCCGGAATACCTCACCTCTCGCCCTACCGTCGCCGACAGCGTTGTCCGGTCCGCTGCCGACTTCATTTACTCTCCTCAATGTCCAGAGCGATGATCGCCGCCAGTGCCGTGAACAGCAGATCGAGACGACCACCTACGAGTGTCGTTGTCGGCTCCGAGCTGCCGAGTGGACGTATCATACTAACTCGATAGTTCGGTGTCCCGGTGAGCATCAGCGTCTCGACACTGATCCTGTGTTCGATCATTACAGGACTTAGACTGAACGCTCCGTTCTTGATGTCCTGTACGAAAGAATCGGTGATCGACTGTGATTCGGCTTCCGTGCGGTTGGGTCTGACTGGTTGAAACTGCGCATTGATGGATCGTAACCACTCATCGCGCTTCTGCTCGAAGTCCTTATGCTCTTCACAGTACTTTAAATCAGGAAGCGCTTCGTTGGGGCACTGGCTGAGACCGCTTTTGGTCCAGCCATTACAACGTACGGTCTTCATACTGAGGTCTCCTTTCGCTCCTCTTATACCATAGGATGCAATGCGAGTCAATTTTCTTTTAAAAGAAAATGCGGAAATTATTTTCTTGACTCGCTAAATGTTCCATGATATACTCTTCGCCACTTTCCGGACTGAATACAATACCGTAGAAAGCAAGGCTACTACATTAATCGCGATTGAAATTGATGTGGGAAATTCGGTCCGGGAATTCCTCATTCAGACCTGTTGAAACCGACCTTGAAGGCGTGGCAAAGCCGAAAAAGGTCTTGCGTTAGCTGTGTCCGATCACGAGTCAAGGCGTGATCGAACGTCATTGATTCCCGGTATAACATCGATTTCCCGGCTCCTTTGTCTCGTAGGTTTGTACTCAAACCGGAGAGACAAACTCTTCCTTTAGGGAAACCAATAACCTCTAAAAGTAACCCTGATTACGGAACTTCAGCTCCGAATCAAAGGAACTAAATAGAAATTGGTGCGCCCAAATTTTCTTTTAAAAGAAAGCAGAAACCTCTTGACATCTCTTCGTGCTTGTAGTAGAACCGTACCTGTGGATAGCCTCCAACGAGGCGCTCTATGCAAACATGCGAAGCAATCGAGACGAAGGTGCAGTGCAGCTGCGGGGTCTCCGTCGTGGACTACGAAGCATGGATTCGTCACGTACGGGAACGTATTCCGCTGCCTGCCCGACAAGGTAAGCCTAATTACAAGCGTCAGCAACAAGAGCGCGAGAGATTGCTCGCATATATAGATCGCCACAGGATCGTTAATGGAGGTCCAAAATTTAAGGACGAGGAGAATTGAAAAACATGGGTAGTTCAGTTGTGGCGCTGGAGATCAGAGATAAGGATGTACAGGCTCTGGTCGGAAGCAAGTTCTACAAGCCGCTGAAGAATGGTATTCAGTTCGCTGTGGATAAGAGTGGTAAACTGGTCGATATTCCAAAGGCAGACATCGATGGATTGATCGGCTCAATTGTTAACTTCGATCAAGCAGGTAACTGGTGGGTTGGCGATACTGGTTGCGTTGTGTTGACTCAGTGGGGCGAGGACGCCTTGACGGAATTCTGCGACAAGATCGGCAAGGACCCGGTGCTGGTCAAGAAGTATATGAGCGTCTCACGTGCTTACGGATGGCCGAATCAAATCACTGAGCTGCGGCATCCCGATACAGAGAACGTCACTCATCGTCATCATCAGCTCGCGCAGGGTATCAAGAACAAAGCGCAGCGGATGCGTTTGCTTGACACGGTTTCGAAGAAGAAGCTCACGACCGCTGACTTCCACGAGTTGATTCAGAATCTCGATGGCAAAGGCAAGCCTGACGAAGGTCCGGGAACTCCGGAGCGTGGAGTATTTAAGATCGCTGTTGGGATTTGGGACGAGAAGGTGGAGTCGGCAGAACAGTTCCTTCAGAAGGCAATCGACAAGCTGAAGGAAGAGTTCTCCTACTATCGCGATCCTAAGCTGGAGGCTCAGCGCGAGTTGAACACAGCGAAGGAGAAGCTCCTGAAGAACATCGATCCGGTTGTAGCGGAAGAGCTGAAGACCGCAGGTGAGGGAATGGAGCTGGAAGAGTTCAAAACGCTCGTCAACGACCGGAAGTCCGATATCGCGAGCAAGGAGAAAATAACCGGGTACGTTGAGAGAATGATCGCGATTGATGCTTCGTTGTCGGATGAGACGAAGGCAACCTTGCAGGCGAAGCGAGACGAGATCATTGCAGCGTCCACCGACTTCGAAGACGCAAAGACGAGAGTCAAGGCGTACAAGGATTCCGTCAAGGATGCTGAGAAAGCGGTCAATGCCAACGAGAGACTGGCAGGCAAGATCAAGAACGAAGACAAGCGCAAGGAGCTGCTTGACCTTGCTGCGGCTCAGAATCTTTCGGTTGAGCAATTCACGCCAATCGTTGAGGCGGCTCTTGCAGAAGAGTTGATCGCAGCCGAGACCGAGCGAATCTCGAAGCGAGCATCGGAGAAAGCGGCTGCAATGGTTGCTCCGAAGACCAAAGCAGCAGCGGCAGGCGTCAACACCTCTGGTCTCGCGCATCCAAAGAAAGGTCGCGCTTCTAAGAAGGGTAACAAGAAGCGCTAATCAGATCGGCGGCAAGATTCAGTGAGGTCTCCTGTCGCCGTACACGTGGCCCGGTAAGAGCGTCCGCTTTACCGGGCCGCGATTATTTTTCTGCACAACATTTCTAAAAGTGGTACATAGTACCAGTAGGGAGCACGGAGCGGTCTCGTCTAACCGGATTAGCTACCCGGACTGGCGAGGACGTGGGGTCAAAGAACGCGAAAAGCTAGCCCTCACCGTGCTCCCGGAATTTTCTTTTAAAAGAAAATGGAAACCCTATGAAATTCACAGTTGCAAAGACAGCAATACTCGCTGAACTCAACTTGCTCTCGGATATCATTTCCGAAGGGCGTAAGAATACAATCGCAGCTCTTTCCTGTGTTCGAATCACCACGATACCTAATGCAATAGAGATTGTCGCTACAGACATCAGTACAACGTTGCAGACGATCTGTGAAGCGGAAGTCGATGTGCCCGGCGTTGCCGTTGTCGATGCGAAGCGATTGACTAATGTCGTTGCTGCACTAGAGACCGCTGAGATCAAGTTTACAATTGGATCGAATGGCTGGGTCCGGTTGAACGATCACTTCTCGATTGGAACGCAACCCGAGGAAGCATTCCCTAAGCCACCGGAGATACCTGACGGTCACCCGCATAAGATACGTGCGTCAGTCATCGCGCAGTTGATAGCCCGGACGGCGTTCGCTGTGGCTGCTAAGCCTGAACAGTATTCTCTCGACAATGCGATGCTGACCTGTGAAGGCGACAAGGTATCACTGGGAGGATTCGATGGCTTCATTATGTCCGAGGTAACGTGGCAGAATGAAGGCGTCGGCTCGGCAGTCATCGCGATCCCGCGTAAGGGACTCAAGCCGCTGAGTCGTCTCGCTGCGAAGGGCGAAGGAGATATCGAGGTAACACTGGGACCGAATCAAACGTTCTTCAAACTCGATAACAGGATACTGGCAGTCGGCTTGATGACAGGTCAGTTCCCGCCTTACCGGAACGTGATCCCGAAGTCGAACTTAAATGTAGCTGCTATCAGCGTAGACAAGTTCACGACTCTCCTGAAGCGAGCTGCATTAGCATCTCCAGAAAAGCCTGCCCGGCGCGTGACTCTCGAAATCAAACCGGGTCTCCGCGACAAAGGCGAAGGGATGTTGTACTTCTCAGCGCAGAGTAATGACAGTTCCGACGAAGAGGAAATGGAGATATCATATCGAGGTGAAGCGGTGCGCGTCATCGTTGATCCCGATAAGCTCATGCATTTCCTCTCGGTGGTGCCCGGAGAAATGATCACGCTTGCCTTGAAAGATTCAAACACAATGCTGTCGATGCCAATGCTGTTTAAATTCCACAACGATGCGCTTGAACATACGTTCGTTCTTGCATCGTGTAACGAGTCGCAGCCCGAGGAGACAGAAGCAGCAGGGGCTTGACAAGTCCTGTAGTTCTGTGATATAGTTCACGTTCGAGAATTGGCAAGTTCTCGACGTCAGGTCTTTCGAATCAGATAGGGAAAATCAACCCGAATCGTTTCCGGGTCGATGGATCGCATTGCCATGCGAACCCTATCGCCATCGTCCACCCGGAAGCTATTCGGGTTTTCTTTTTGGAAACTATGGCTAGCAAATACAAACGGGCGCTCAAGCTGAAAATTGAATATCTCGGGATCGTTGATTCCCTTCGAACGCGCAATGATCTCGATCTCACCTACTATCGGATTGAACCACAGGACGAAGTCTTTCGAATCTCTGGCGGCTTCAGTCCGCACATACTAATCGTAAAACCGGATGGCACTTTGCACTGCGATTGCAGAAATGCATTGTCGCCTTGTTCGCACGTTATCAGGTACCAGCGTTATCTGAGCGAGAACGGAGCGAAAGCACATCCGTAAGGAGACCCAATGGATCGATCAAACCTCAGTTGTAAGTTCATGACAGTGACTCCGAAGATGGCGGAGGATTGGCTAAAGGCAGCAGGGAAGAATCGTAATATGAAACCTTCCCGAGTTGCTCTCTATAGTCAGATGGTGAAGCGCGACGAATGGTATGCGACTTGTCAGGGCATTGGCTTTGATACGCGAGGCAGACTGATAGACGGACAGCACAGGTTGACCGCTATTATTGTTGCCGACAAGCCTGCGCTCCTGCTCGTTGTACGCGGTCTTGATCCTGCTTCGCAGATGGTTCTGGATCAACCTGCGGTACGGCAGGCGTACGAGCAGATTAAGATCGCCAGAGGTATCGACGTTACTCCACGGCACATCGCTATCGCGAAGGTAATGATGACCTCAGTCCGGGACAGCGATGCGCAACGGGTTGCTCGTAGCGACACCTTGATTTTAGAGCGCTACTATATGGAGTGGCACGAAGGTATTAACTATGTCTGTCATGCCTTTGATAATGTGGGACACACCATACCGCGAGTCACGATTGCTCCAGTACAGGGACCGCTGGCGCGAGCTTACTACACGCATCAGAAAGAACATGAAATGATTGACGAGTTCGCTGAAATACTTGTCTCTGGTTTCACGAGTCGCGAGCAGGCATCAGCGGCGATTGCACTACGGAACTGGCTCATTGGCAGCAGCAAGTCTGCCCGGCGCTTCGTTTCGCGTATGGAGACCTACAAGAAGACCGAGTTGGCTCTGAAGGCATTCTACGAGAAGCAGACGATGCGTAAGGTACCGACTACGCCACTGGAGACCGAGCTGTTTCCATTGCCGAACGAGAAGCCGATTCACCGTGACCTGTCGTCGCCTCTCACTGCTGCGAAAGCGACGGTGTCTACTTTCACGAAGCCAGCCAGCAGACGCAAAGCAGCTGCGACTGTTTGAGGTCAGCTATGTTCGATCCGACGAAACCACACGAGCACCGTTGCGACGACTGCGGTCGCACGGTGCCGTGTTCCGCGAAAGACTGCGAGTACCCACAGTTCACCCAGTGCGGCGAATGCCAAGCTGGCTTCAAGTTGGTGGATCACGAAGGTACTCCAACCTATATTCAACGACGCCCCTATCGCCCCGGCAATCTGGACAGTATCTTTGCCGATGACGTGTGGGATTAACTTTCTTTTAAAAGAAAAGGAAACTATGAGCCATTTAAGCGTAAAGCTGCCAGAGTTCACCGATGAAGAACTAGACCGCGCTTTTAGAGCTGCGACCTGTATGCCTACGTCGGATCATTGGATAGATGAGAGCGATGCAATCAGAGGGGCGGATCGCTGCGCTTACCTAGCGCGAGAGCTGATTCCAGTCCTATTGCGTAGTGGACCATTCCTTGATTTCGCAACAGGCTTCGCGTTAGGTGCCGAAGAAGATATTGGCGTCGTAGTTTCATTATTTTTAACTGGCGTTAGCGCTGGCTATGCTCTAGCACGACCGGAGAACATTATCGTTGAGGGATCGGACGATTCGCCCAAATACGTAGCATGAAAGTTCTATATCCACCGGGTGAGGTTCTCGTGAGCTATGGTCCGCTTGCGAGAGAGATTGGCCTAGCAGAGTCGATTATCTTGCTGACAATGATTACGCAGATCAACAAACACGGGGTTCGTAAGCAGGGACGGCATATGGTTGCACTGGAGACAAAGCAGCTCGAAGCTCTCTTCCCGTGGGCTACCGTTACGCAGGTTAAGAAGACTCTTGATTCGTTATGCAGCAGAGGTTTCATGTTTATCTCTGACAATACGCTTCTGCTAACGGATTCGACGCGATGGTACGGTCTGAATTACTCGAAGATCAGAACGCTCAAGTCACTGGTCGTACTTGCCGACGAGCAGGTAACCAGAGATGTCCCGGCTCCAGAACCGAAGCCGGAACCCGAGAGCGACGACTCCCGGCTCTACAAAGCGGTCTACGGCGCATTGATGCGAACTTGCAACTTCGATTCTGGTTTAATGACGCCACGGGACAGAGGCGAGACTGGGATAGCAGCGAAGAAGCTGATCGCTGCCGATAGAGCAATGTTCCCGGATCATGATACACAGGACCTGATCGACGCAATAGAAGCATTCCCGGTCTGGTGGATTAAGATCGAGGGAGCAAAGTATCATACCGTGCGTACCGCACCGCGCCCGGCTACAGTGCAAAGCAACTGGACTCGGTACATTGATTACTGCCAGCAGAATCTCGATGGAGGCTTGCCTGAATGAGCGAATTTCATTACATCTTCTGGCCCGGCTATGCATTGGGTCTTCTTACTGGCATGTGGCTGATGTACAAGTTTTATCAGTGGAAGGGTAGTAATGACGGACGAGATGAGAGATGAGTACGACTTCACTGACGGTGAGCGTGGTAAGTACGCCGAGTCAGATGAAGACCTGATGATCAGGATACGTCGCCGACTGGGCGCGGGTCCTGCTGATGTCGCGTACGTTGCTCACAGTATTGTAGACAGGCTTATGAAGCAAGCAGGCAATCTAGCTCAGGAGGTGAAGTTCAAGTGCGAACGGTGTAAAGACATCGGCGCAGTACGAGAAGAAGACGGATGGAAGCCCTGTATCTGTCAGACAGAAAAAGCGCCTAAGAAGCGAAAGGTGTTCAGAAAGTAATGCCAATATCAAAGAGTCAGTTTCGGCGAATCACGGTACAATCAGGCAAGAAGCCATTTGAAGTCGGTGACAAAGTCAGATGGATCGAGAGTCCTAACTTGCTCGGTATAGTGACAGATGTGTGGTTCAGTGGAAAAGTGTCTGTCCTTTGGATCGGACGGGAATTCCCGCAGGTTGTAAACCCGGAAGGATTAGAACGCTATGATTGAAGACCCCGAGTTTGATCCGATAGAAGACAAGATTTATAGGAGAGGCTTACCGTTCGAGCTGGAAGCGGAGAAGTGCTGCTTAGGACAGGTCCTGCTGAATCAGGATGCGCTCGATGAAGCGGTTGTCTTGTTTCAGCCGGAAGACCTATCGTCTCGCAATGCGAAAGTCTTTCGAGCAATGATGACAGTGATGGCGGCAGGGTTGCCTATCGATCTGATTACGCTCTGTGCGGAATTGCGTCGATTAGATCAGTTCGAAGGAATCGGTGGCGCAACATACATCGCATCGCTGATCGATGGCGTACCCCGATTGGACATGAAGCCGTATGCCGCATTGATCGTTGAGGCAGCGGCTAAGCGACGATTGCTCGCGGTAATGGAAGAGGCGCAGTCCCGGCTGCTCGATGGTCTGCCGTTCGAAGACGTAATCCAGACTACAGAGCAACAGGTCTTCGCACTTGCAGAGTCGCGTCACGTTCATGAAGGAGCTGAGCACGTTGCTATCGTCGGCGGACGACTGGTGGATTTTTATGAGCAGAAGAGCGCTGATCCGAATGCGTTAATAGGTCTTAGTACCGGGTACAAGGACATCGACAGAATGACGCTCGGGCTTACGCCGGGCCTCACACTGGTCGTTGCTCGTCCGCGCTGCGGTAAGACATCGCTAGTGACGAATATAAGTTGCAATGTAGCAGAGCCCGAGAGAGGCGGCTCTGTTTATCTCGCTTCTATTGAGTCTCCGTCAGAGAAGATAGTTCAGCGAATACTCAGCTCGATGTCACGCGTTGATTCATACCGGATGCGGTCCGGGTATATGAACAGAGAAGAGTGGGCTCGGATAGCGGACACACTGCGTAAACTGGCAATCATGAAGTTCGTAGTCGATGATACACCGGACCTATCACCGGAACAGCTAACGAGCCGTTGTCGTCAGCATAAGAGCAAGTATGGTCTCGATCTCGTGGTAGTTGATTATATTCAGCTGATGGCTCGACGCCTGATGTATAAGAGACGTTACAGGGACTTGCGCATTGCAGTACAGGAAGTCGGCGCTGGGCTTACCGATCTCAGTCGCAGCTTGAATGTGCCAGTGTTAGGAGTAGCGCAAGCAAGCCGCGAAGTAGACAATAGGCCGGATCATATGCCGCAGCTCTCGGACCTTGCCGAGTCGGCGAGTTTGGAGCAGGACGCGGACATCGTGATGTTCCTGTACCGGGAGGAACTCTATAAGCCTACCGACGAGAATCAAGGAGTCGTGAAGGTGATCTTCGCAAAGCAACGCGACGGAGCTGAAGGCGAAGTCGAGCTGATGTTCATCAAGTCGTATACACGCTTTGAGGATTTAGCACTAAGGGAGAAAGAACCCGAGCCGACTTACAAACGTACTCGCGGTTCCAGTTGGGGCAAAGGCGGAGCGGCATGAGAAAAAGAACTGTGAGTCTAACGGACCTTGAAGCTGGTACCAACACGCTGACAGGCTTTGCGGGTAAGGTGCTTGTCAGCGACGATAATAACTACGTTGAGCTACTGGCGGACCCGATCTATAACCAGACGGATGAACGCTGGGAGGCTTTGGCGCGAGTGAACAATGTACTGGCAATCGTTGAGGTGAGCGCGAAGTGGCGACAGCCTATATCATCGAGTTGATGTTCGATCAGATATGCGACTACTGTGACGAGTGGTGTCTCGCAGGTGAGGACGCTTACTACAATCCGACGAACAAACTCGTCTACCACATCGATTGTATGGAACTAGCGGAGGTAGGATGAACGACAGAGAGAAGCTCACAATACTGGAAGTGATCCCTTATACGGACGACATGTCCTTCAGGGAGTTTTGTAGCGAATATCCCGATACTCCCGCGAAGGGTGAGAAGTCGGAATGGTCAGCGCTCTTCAGTCAGTTGAGGGAGTTAAAGAAAGAAGGCTTGTTGCGGATCGAAGAAGAAGAAGTGTCCGGTAAGCAGTATAAGCAGATCGCTGGTCTTCGCTTGACGCAAGCCGGAAGAGATTGGGTCAAGGAGAAGATGCTTTGATCAAGCGTGAGTTTCCTTACATCTACGCAACGTGGCTCGCCCCTCTTTTGTCGGGTGACAATAGCTGCGAGTGGGCAGTATGGTTCAAGGCTCACTTCGAAGATTATCAGAAGCTGAAGAGTAAATATAACTTCGCGAAATGGAAACGGGAGCATACAGCGTTGCTGAAAGCGTCTCGTGCCGATCTCCAAAAGCAGGGTTGTGAGGTTTGGACCGAAGGTCAGAACAAATTCGCACTTGAAGGTACGTTCGCAACGCTCGGTGGTAAACCTGACTTAGTATGGACATACGGCGACGATTATGTTGTCGATGACATGAAGTCCGGTCAACAACGGGATTCGCATATGCCACAGGTGCAGATTTATATGTATGCTCTGCCCCGCTTCTTTGAGCGCTTCCGTGGTAAGAGGTTTCGTGGACGTTTGATCTATGCGGACGGTGACATTGTAGATATCCCGGCAGAAACGATTGATATAGGCTTCATTACGGAACTAGGAGCCGTGATTAAGCGTCTTGCTGCCGATAAGCCAGCAATCAAAGTGCCGTCAGCAAACGAGTGTGGGTTCTGTGAGATTACTCCCAATGATTGTCCGGAGCGAATAGATGAAGAAGTCCTCCCGGTTAAAACGTCAGACTTTTGAAGACCGTATCGCACGAGCGGAGTGGCTCATAGGAAACGGTTATGTTCAATCAGGAAATGACGGCAATGATTCTATGCGATGCTGGTCTCAGCGATACGGCGATGATCTTATTTACACGGTCACGGCTTATAGCTGCACGTGTTGGGAAGGTCAGAATCGCCGCAAGAGAATATGCAAGCACCGCTGGGCTTGCTTCGCCCCAGCGGCAGTACTGCTCGTTATGGAGCTGCGAACAGCGACAGATGAACAGGCTCTTGAGAGAATTGGGCTGGACTATAAAGAAGCAGTTGGTCTTTTAGAACCAATCTATGTCAATGCAGCTAGAGATGAGTACGTGAAATGCAGGGACAAATTGAGAGAAGCAGCGGCGTAGAGGAAGTCTACTATCAAGCGATGGTCTTTGGCCCGGCTCAAAGTCAAGGCTCGAAGCGTATCGTTAGGAATAAGAAGACGGGCAAGACATTGATACTCGATGATTCAGAAAAGTCCCGACCGTGGAGAGAGCAACTAGTAGAGGTGATGTTGCGAGATCGTCCACGATATCCGATTGATGAAGCAGTAGAAATGAAACTGATGATATGGACCCGTAGACCTCAGAAGCATTATAAGAAAGGTGTTCTTAGAGCTGATGCGCCAGTCTTTGCAAAGAGCGGGAAGGATCAAGACAAAGTCCAAAGGGCAGTAGGAGACGCAGCGCAAATCGCAGGCTGGGTCGTGAATGACAGCAGGATTGCTCACTGGGACGCGTGGCGAGTCTATGTTGAGCAAGGCGAGCCCGAGAGAACGGTAATAACCATGAGAGAATTAACTATGGAAGATTGTAAACGCGTAGGAATTCCGGTACCAGAAAGAATCGTTGACAAGCCACTATTACTAGGTATATAGTGGCGCGATGCGCAAATCGTAAGGAGACTTAAACTGAATGGCAAAGCTAAATCAAATTGTAGCAATCGAGAAAGGCGTGAAGGGCCGAGTATACGGCGAGGTGACGGAGCTTCATCAGGCTTCAAAGAAACCGGACCTGTTCAACGGGTTCGCGAAGACGTATCGACGTCAGGACGAGAGCGCCGAAGACTATCCGCCAGAGCGGAAGGTAGTACAGCTCAAGGCAGATGCTGTACTGAAGAAGGTTGCGAGACTTTCTACGGAACTGATGGACGTTACGGCTCAGAAGGACTGGGCGAACTGCAACGCAAGAGCGGATGTCGTTGTGAACGGTTCGACGCTCTTGAAGTCGGTTCCGGCAACGTATCTGCTCTTCCTTGAAAAGCAGCTGACCGACATCAGAACGTTCATCGAAAAGATGCCCGTACTGGACGAGGCGGACGAGTGGACCGAAGACGGTGCGAGCGGTCTGTATAAGACTGCGGCTATCGCAACGCATCGTACAAAGAAAACGCAGCGACCTATCGTGATGTACGAGGCAACGAAGGAACACCCAGCGCAGACTCAGATGATTACTGAGGACATACTCGTCGGATACTGGGATACAGTAAAACACTCGGGAGCATTGCCAGCACCGCGCAAAGCGGTACTAGCAGAGCGCGTAGAGACGCTTCTGAAAGCAGTGAGGTTTGCTCGTGAGGAAGCGAATAGTGCGGACGCTCCTGATGTTAGCGTAGGAGAGCATATCTTCGGGTTTCTGCTTTCCTAAACAGTTTGAGGGAATCTGAGCTTGAGACTTAATCTAACGAAACGGGCTTGCAGGTTCGACTCCTGTCCCCCGGCACTACTTATGCCGGGGTGGTGGAATGGTAGACACGGCGAGCAATCGCTGCCCGGTTTAATCTTAGACTATTCCTCAAAAGTTCAGTATCGTCGTGGTTGTCAGATCGACCTCTGGTGATCGGCCTTTGGCAGACGCGGGTCCGAATCCCGTCCCCCGGCTCCATCTTATGCCGGGGTAGCTTAGTGGTAGAGCGGCCTTGCTGAGAAATGAATCACTAGATTAAACGCCATTGACAACGTGAAGTCACGACAATCTATTTACCAGAATAGACAACAGGCGGGGGCGTCGGATATACGCCTCCGCCTCTCCTTCCTCAAATTTTCTTTTAAAAGAAAGGAGACTTGATGCGCCAGTTCAATACGGAATCTATTCCATTGTCTACCGTGCCAGTCGGCAAGATATTCAAGACAGAGCTGGCAATAGATGATCCACTACCAACCGATCCTACATACATCGTTGAAGATCGAGAAGAAGCCCCGCGAAACATCACTGTGATAAAGATCGCACGTGGCAAGAAAGAAACGACGACATTACCCGGCGCAACACGAGTCTGTGTTGCTGTCGAGTAGGAGAACAACTCAATGGCAAGAACGACAAAGAACGGAATAAGAAACGGGAGCCTGCTAGATCAAGCAGAGCCAGTCCCGGTAGCAGTAGAAGCACCGCCGCAAATGGCAATGCAGCAGATCGATGTTCCTAACAATCCCGCAGAGCTGCTCACTCTCGCAGTAAAGCAGAATCTCGACGTCGAGAAACTAGGGCGCTTAATGGAGCTGCAAGAGCGCTGGAATCAACAGCAGGCGAAAGCAGCATTCTTCGCAGCTCTCGCTCACTTCCAATCTATCGTACCACGTATCCCGCGACGTAAGCAGGTCAAGTTCGAAGGTCGCAGCGGCGGCACTACCGATTACTTCTATGCGCCTCTCGGTGACATCGATGAAGTGATCCGCCCGGCTATGCTTGAATGCGGTCTGTCAAAGCGCTGGGAGATCGAAGACCTTGAAGACAGAATCTCGGTTACGTGCATTATCTCTCATTCACTCGGTCACAGTGAAAAGACGCCAATGTCAGCGATGGCGGATAACTCGGGCTCGAAGAATGTTGTACAGGCACGAGGTTCAACAGTGGCTTACCTACAACGCTACACCCTAATAGGAGCACTGGGAATTGCAACCGCAGATCAGGACATCGATGCCCGGCTCGGCAGTCTCGGAGCTGGAGAGAGGATCACTAAAGATCAGTTTCTCACTATTCAATCGCTGATAGACGAGACGAACGCGAACAGAGACGTCTTCTGTCAGTTCTTCAACATTGATAACATCGACGATCTCCCTGCATCACAGTATTCACGAGCAGTGAAGAAGCTGGAAGAGAAACGAGACCGCCGATGATTATCGAACCGTATGAACAACACTCAGAAGATTGGGTCCGGGCGCACGGTGGTATTCCGACAGCAAGCCAGTTCGGTCGTATTCTCACACCGACTGGTAAGCCATCCGATCAAGCTGTCAAATACATGTACGAACTACTCGCGTTCGATCTGACAGAAAAATACGAATCGAGTGGAAGCACGATGTGGATGGAGCACGGTACCAATACAGAACCCGAGGCTCGATTGTATTATCAATTACTCACTGACAGGGAGGTGACACAAGTAGGTTTCATCTATAAGGACGAACGTAAGCTAGTCGGCTGCTCGCCTGATGGTCTCGTTGATGCGATCAACGGTGGGCTGGAGATCAAATGTCCGAAAGCATCTACGCACGTTAGCTACATGCTCGCGCAGGACATGCCAACAGTCTACATCCCACAGGTGCAAGGCTCGATGTGGATTACCGGGCGAGAGAACTGGGACTGGCTAAGCTATCATCCAGACATGCCACCAGTTCTATTACGGGTACTCCGGGATAATCAGTACATTGCGAAGCTGGATACCGCAGTGAATTGCTTTATCGAACAATTGCTGGAGCGCCGGGAGCAATTGAGGTCCTACAAATGAAAACACTGCTAACGAAATTCATTGCGTGGGTAAGTGGACACGAGCATCACTACGGGATTCTATACGAGACGGAAGATGGACAGTTTGCACAGTGTTGCTACGAATGCGGTAAGGTGAAACGGACAGCAGTGATGCTGAAGAGGGCTATATGAAGATCATCTCTGGTGGTCAAACAGGCGCAGACCGAGGTGGGTGGCTTGCTGCCAAACATCTCGGTCTAGAGACAGGCGGAACGATGCCGAAAGGCTATAAAGCCGAAGACGGCAATCACCCCGAGTTTGCTGCATTGTATGGAGCAGAGGAGAGTCCGTCGAGTTCATACCCGAATCGTACTTCGATCAATGTCGCCAACTCGAATGGTACAGTGATCTTTGGCAACGACAGGTCATTAGGATCACGAGCGACGAAGCGATGCTGCAAGCTGTATAACAAGCCGTGGTTCCCGATTGCATTGCCTGTGTTTGAGCATGAGGAAGAGCAGGTGACAACAGACTTCCTGAACTGGATTAGGCTAGAACGGATTACAGTCTTGAACGTGGCAGGCAATCGTGAATCGCACAATCCCGGAATACAGGAAGAGGTCACGAAGTTCTTAATCGCTACTCTCAATGGCAAGACAAAGGACGATAATGAAAATAACACAGATACTAATTCGGAACATTCTCGGGATTCAGGAGATCGAGATCAAGCCGGGCAGCGAAACGGTTCTCGAAGGGCCTAACGCTTCCGGTAAGACGTCGATCCTGAATGCTATTCGCGCAGCGTTCGGATTCGGCCACGACGCCACGCTGCTACGCAAAGGACAAAAGAAAGGCGAGGTCGTACTGGTACTCGATGACGGGACGCAGATCGAGAAGACGATTACCGCGACACGCTCTGACAGTAAGGTCTCACTCCCTAACACCGGACGTATCTCAGCTTCGAAGCGTTTCATAGACTCACTGCTGGATCGCTTTGCGCTGAACCCGGTAGACTTCCTGATTGCTCCGCCGAAGTATCGCGCAGAGTTGCTGCTGGAGTCGATGCCGCTGGAGCTGACGCTGGAACAGGTCAATGCTTGTCTGCCTGTTAACTTCCACCTTGATACACTCGATGGCAAGCATCCTCTCGAAGTGATCGCTTCGACAACGAAGATGATCTATGACGAGCGGACCGGGATCAATCGAGTAGCAAGGACCGCTACTGCCGCTGCAATGGAAGCCCGGAAAGCGCTCCCCGAGGAAGCGGAGGGTGGTGACTGGGATTTTCTTTTAAAAGAAAAGCGGAAGGAGCTGGATACACAAGAGAGTCAGCGCCAGCTTCGAGTTGATTCCATACGAACTACAATGGAAGAGAAGATGGCGGAAACAGAGAAGGCATACAGGCTCGGTTACAACGAAGCGCAGCAGGCTACAGATACACAAGTCAAGCAGCTCGAAGTACAGATCGCAGCCTTGCAGCAAGAGGTCGGTGAGATACAGATGCGCAGCATAAGAGAACTGAACGACATCAAGACCGAGCAGACCGCAACGCTCAACACGTTAAAGACCGACGCTGCTGATCAGCTTAAGGCGTTCGATGCGGAGCAGGCTCCGGTACGTGACGAGATCAAGAAAGCAATTGCCGACATCGAAGCAAAGCGCGATGTGCATATGAAGGCGCAGTCTCTACGCGATCTGATTAAACAACGCGAAACCGAGGCGGAGAAGGCGGAGGCAGCATCGGAGATTCTAACTCGGTCTCTCGATGAACTGGGCGACCTCAAGGAGTCGTTGATAAAGTCACTGCCAATACAGGGTGTCGAAATACGAGAAGGCGAGGTCTATGTTTTCGAAGATTCAGTACAGGACTACATCCCGTTTGATCGAGCCAATGATGCCCGGCGCGTACGCATTGCGGTAGAAATAGCGAAGATCAGGACGCAAGCGAGTAAAGTACCGTTGATCCTTGTAGACCGAATGCAGGAGCTGGACCCGAACCAGTTCGCGCTCTTCGAGAAGGAAGTTGAAGCAGCCCGAGCTGAAGGCTTCCAGTTTATTATGGCTCGTGCGACAGGCGACGAAGCGTTGAAAGTGAGAACGAAATGAGAACTGCCCCACTCAACTGTGACTTCTGTTGTGACCCGGCTCCGATAGTAGCGGACTATCATTGCAAGCCGTTCACGATCAAACTGGTGATTAACCGTCTGACATTCAATTGTTCTTACGATGATCGCTGGGCGGCTTGCGCAGAATGCGCTGCGTTGATTGATGCTGAAGATCGGAAGGGTCTGCTAGAGCTGTCAGCGAGTCGCTATCCGCCCACTGAGTTAGGTCGGCAAGCGATTAAGGAGCTGGTCAGTGCGGTACAAGACAAATTCTGGCAACTAAGAGACGGGGAGAAACGAGCAGTAGGTCCGGAAGAGAATCAGGCGCACAGCGTAGTGAACTAATGAAGTACAAAGACAAGACATGGCACAAGAATGCGGTGGCGGACCTTGTAGAGTTTCTACGTACGCACGGTCCAGCTCTCGTTGAGGTCTGGCGAGCTGATTACGTCAAACGTGATCTGCCACTGCCGCATTCAGAGAACTCGTGGGGCGCAGTAGCGCAGTCGGCATCGAGGCAAGGATTGATAGGATTCACTGGGCGTTTTCTTCCGAGCAAGGCTCCAGCGAGCCACGGGCGACGACAGCCCGAGTGGAAGTATACAGCACGTGGTGGAAACGATTACGATCCGGCTGCGTATCACGTACAGGTTGGAGTTGATTTATCGAAAGAAGCGCTCGAAGGGCAGGTGATAGACATTGAAGCGGAGGCAGTAGAGGAATGAATGCAGCAGCGCAGAAGGTATTCGATCTCTTGATGGCGGAAGCCCGGCAGACTGGCATAGCTCCAGTGCGAGACGCCTGTAAGCTATTCCTGAAGACCGGGATCAAGATGCGTCCGGAGAAGGTTGACCCACGTCGAGAGATTCCGCGTTCAATGGTGCGGATCGCATGGGAGAAGCAGGGAGGTCGCTGTAACATCTGTCACAATGCTCTTGCGTGGGATGAAGCAGAAGGTGAGCACGTTGTACCGCATATCTCTGGCGGTCCGTTGAAGCAGTCTAACATTGCAGCAGCTCACGGTAAGAAGTCTGAGGTCAACTGTAACGCGAAGAAATCTGACAATGATCTCTACACTGAGAGCAAGCGAACTGGATATCTATTCAATGAGATATTACCTACAGAGGAAACCAATGGCATACGAGAGACGGGAGTATACGATAACGCTCCGACCGAAGAGGGGCGAGAAGAAAGTCAGCGTAGTGAAGTTTGAAGGTAAGGGCGCAACGATCAATCACCGTGGTGATATCCTGATCACAGAAGGCACGGTGGATTATCAGCCGCGTATCGTCGCAGCGATATCAACTGGGAGCTGGGTACAGGTTGAATCGAGAGTGATCAAAGCTCTGAAAGAGGAACGCGATGTGGCTTCTGGAAACCGCTAAGACAATGCTAGAGGCTGGAGCCTCAGCCGAGGAAGTCCGAGCTGAGCTGCGGGGAAGCTCGAATGCAGACGGCGCTAATCCGACTTGCAGCTACGTTGAGGAAGTGTTGCGAGAGGCTTACAGGTTGGTATGGCTAAAGGCGACGGGCTAAAGGCGGCTATCGCGCAAATCAAAAAGGTGTATGGTCCGGAATCGATTATGAAGTTCTCGGATGCACCTGCTGAAGTTGACGCGATTCCGCTCGGGTGTTTGAGCTTTGATATTGCCAGCGGGATTGGAGGGGTACCCCGAGGTCGAATCTGTGAAGTCTTCGGTCCGGAAGGCGGAGGCAAGACAACGCTGGCTCTGCACCTTGTAGCGAACGTTCAGAAGGCGGGTGGCAACGTAGCCTACATTGATGTGGAAAACGCGTTAAACATCGAGTATGCCGCAAAGCTGGGCATTAATCTTGACGATGTCCACCTGTCGCAGCCGGATAACGGTGAAGAGGGTTTGACAATTGCAGAGACGCTGATCCGCAGCGGAGAGATAGACCTTGTCGTGATCGATAGCGTTGATGCGCTCCTGCCAGAGGAAGTACTTCAAGGCGAGATGGAAGACAGGCATGTCTCGCCTCTTGCACGGCTGATGTCGCAAGCGCTGAGGAAACTGACAGCGGTCGTGAAGCGTTCGAAGGCATGTCTGCTCTTTATCAACCAGCTCAGATCAAAGATTCCAACTGGGAAGTTCTCAGGACCTCCGGGTGAAGTGACAAGCGGTGGCCGGGCTCTGCGCTACTACGCTTCTATGCGCATCGAGATCAAGTCAATAGAGCAGATCAAGGACAACGCAGATTACCAGATCGGCAAGCGAACACAATGTCACTTCGTAAAGAACAAAGTAGCGGTACCGTTCAAGAAGGCTGAGTTTGATTTGATCTTCGGAGAGGGTATCTCATTCGATGGAGACCTGCTGGATGAGGCGCTGGAACGGCATAAGATCGAGCGTAGCGGGGCGTGGTTTAGCTGGGATGGAACGAAGCTGGGTCAGGGCAGGGATGCCGCTATAAAGTGGCTTAAAGAGCATCCTGACGACGCGGCGAGCCTACGGGCAGAGATTATGGAAGATGAGAGGAAGAAATGGAAGAAAGAGCGGGAGACGGAAGAGTAACGCGGCAAAGGGACCTAACAGAAGTCATAGATCAAATGCTTGCTGTGATCCCGGAGAGCGAGCTGGACCTCCGCGCACAGCTTGAGTGGAATAAGTCAGACGCCTCATTCAAAGCGCCTGAGCTAATGCGAGACTGCTGGGAACGTGTGGCGTCTACGCTGCTGAATGCAATAGGAACTCCTACGGAAGACTGGGAGTGGGAAGTGGCGAAGATATTCACCGGGAAGGATCAGCGATGAAATGTGACAGGTGTGACTTCGAATGTGACTCTGTACGATTGCTTGAGATTCATTGTTCGTATACGCATGGTCAGGAAGAGATAGAAAAGATCAAACGGTATGTGGACGAACAGAAGGATCGTAGGCTGGAGGAGAAGAGGCGAGATGAAAAGCGTACTTGATTCGCTAGAAACATTGATGAAAGTGCTGGACAATCAGATACAGGAGCCGGGCGCTGGTATGCGATCCTGCTTTGAAGCGCTAGCCGGGCTTGAGGCTGCGACTATTGCGCTCGATCAGAACGACGTCAAAGCTGCATTGAATATATTAGTCGGCAAGAGTGATCAGGCGAACCTAAACGATTCGCCTGATACCAAAGACAGGAGTGTCGATGCCACCGGGCCACGTAGCGTAGTCGGACCTGAACATTCGCCCGGAGGGACCGATGTGGTTTGAAGGCGGGTCAAGACGATTGAGGATGACTAGGAAGTCTCGGCAGTAAGTCAGTGCGTTGTCTGTCGGCTCTGCGTTGCGCAGAATCGAAAGCATATCCCCACGCCAGTGTGTACGCAAGAACTTGTAGAGGACGAAGGCGTGACTGCCAATGATAAGAATGCTGCCGCAGTAATCACCGGGCGTGTCGATGATTACGATCTCGTTCAGCGGTCTTGTCGGAACGAGACGGTGACGTAATGCAGCCGTCTCGTCCGGCAAGTAATGATCCCGCTCGTCAATTATACTCAGCTCCTTTAAGACTTTGTCAGCTTCTTCTATAGTCATAAGTCCTCCTAGCGCATCGAGCGTTCGCTGAGGACTGTCCAGTGATACGCGTTCCAACGCGCCTCTTCATTAGCAGGCAACGTCGGATTAACGCTTCGTCGTCGCAGCTCAACTGTCCGAGTCTTATCGCCGATCATTGGATTGCACGACTCTTCGATAGCCCGGCTGCTGGCTTCGCTATCAGGGAAACAGCTTGAGTAGCGCAGCATATCAACCGGGAACTCATTGTCTCCCTGCACAGTGAGAATTGTTTCATAGAATTTCTTTTGCTTCATTGGGTCTCCTTAGCTGCTCCAGCTATCTCACTGGATAGCTGGAGAGCTTGCGTAGTCGAGATGCGGTTAGGCATCTCGAAGTTGTAGGTTTGCCCTGCGATGACAAGCTGCATTACCATCTCGCAAGGAATGAATCGATAGCCTTGCGCATCCGCCGACCAGACGCCGACGAGACCACGCTCCCGAGGATTGAACTTCAGTCCGACACCCTTGACGTACTTGCGTACGCCAGTGCGACAGATCATATGTCGAACCTCTCCGGTCTTGCGTTCAACGAACGTGACCGCAAAGAACTTCCCCTTTGCGCTATCGATCAGGTTCATCACTTCTGCGACCTTTGCCATTGGTCACCTCCGAGGATTGCCGAGTGTCATGTTCGAGATCACGTACGTCTCGGTATCGATTTCGTTGATCATATCATCGAGCGTCTTCAGTCGATCCGCGTAAACTCGCTGTGCCTTCTCGTAGGTACTCGACTGGAATAGATAATCGCGAGGATGCGGTGCGGCCATTTCGAGATGGTAACGTGCGCTACGTAAGCCAGTCAGAATTGCAGTCCGCTGTTCGACGAGAACCTCTTGCGGTGTTCCGCCGTGAGTTAAGCAGTTCGGTAGAGTGTCTTCTGTATCTGTCGCGAGGACGAATGCGTCTGTTGCTTGCGAGAGCGCCTTCGGGTCCCACTGGGTAAGAAACTCGTGAATACGAGGCGTCTTGATTAAGACGCCGACAGCGTTGTACAGAGCTTTGGTTGTGTTGTTCATTGAGGTCTCCTTTTCAAAGTTCGTTCATAGTATCGCTGACGCTTGCGCAGTTTGGCAAGGCGTCTCTTGCATTGCTCAGTCTCCCGGTTCCAGCGCTCGTTAGCTTCCTTCTGGCGCTGGTTCCAGCGCTCGATGCCTTCGAGCACGAGTTGATAGCGGCGTTCCTGCATTGGGATGACAGGCTTCTGCTTTACAGGTTTGTCGGCGAGTGAATATTCCTTCGCCCACTCGTAAGGCTTCCACGATTGATATCGATCCCAATCGGAACGTTGATGTACGATGTCTTCGCCTTGCGCTTGTAGCATCTCCCATGCAAGCGAGTGAGCTAACGCGACTGGACTGCGAGACGTGATGACAATGATCCGCGTGTAGCGCTGTCGAATCTCAGCAGCAGCCTGTCGTAGTTCGTTGGAGTAGACGACCTGCTCCGGGAGTGGATACGCAGTGAGATCACCGTGCATCCTGAATATCAAGTGAAGGATTTTGATCTGGTCTTCCTCCAGCTCGACGTCAGCGACTCTCTTTGCAATAGTCCGGAGAGTCGCTGTGTTGATCTTCGTGTAGTTGGTAATCTTCATTGCTTCTCCTTTCTATAGAAGAACCATGCAGCTCCGTTAGCGTCTCGCAGTGTTAGCTTCGGTCGCATCTTAAACGGCCAGCGCTGTTCGTCGCTGCGATTGAAGATGACGCGACCGATGAACCGACCGTTAAGGTAGATCGAAACTTTCATCTTCATAGCGTCCTCCATTTTCTTTTAAAAGAAAGGATGACCGACTAGCGGTCATCCTTGATTGGTACGACTTCACCGAAAGGAGCCTTCGCATTGAATGTCGTACTCGCCCACATAACAGGATAGTCAGGTTCCGTCTTAGGGAAAGTCCCGTACATATCTGTCAGGTAGACGAGACATGCTGCTTCAATGCCTTCCTTCTCGACATACTTAAAGGCTGGCCGGAAGTCGGTGCCACCTCCGCCGACAGGATGAACCTTGATTGGCTCACCGGGCAAGAAGCGCTCAACGTTATGTACTGCTGCATCGCAGTGAATAACAATGATCTCTTCAGGGTTACACGACTCTGCTGCTGCGACTACTTCTGCTGCGAACTGATTTGCTTCCTCTTCATCAATCGAAGCTGAAGTATCGAACACGAAGATAATTGGTGGCATCTGCTCTGATCTCAGCGACGGAAGGTAGAGCCCCTGTCCGATGAAGCGACGATTGGGCAGTGTCCATCGATAATCAGCCTTCGCGCTATCTTGAAAGAAACGCCACAGGAGAGCTTTCCAATCGACGAACGGTTTGCGAATCCGTTCAAGCATTCGTTCGAGACCGCCCGGAAGGTTCCCCATCATTTTCGCAGTCTTCTCGGCTTGCAGTACTGCTTCTTCCCAGCGAGCCTTCATTGCGTCTTGCCCGAGCGCTTCTGCTTCGGAGCCGGGCTGAGGACCTATGCAGCCGCCACAAGGACGCGGCTTGCCTTTACCCGGCTTACCTCCGGGTTTACCACGACCGGGTTTGTCTTTGCCTTGACCTTGTCCCTGTCCGTCACCGTCTTCGTCCTTATCGAAGTCAGGCGGCAGTAGATCATAGATGCGCTCAGCCGACATTCCTCTGTATTGTCGATCACAGAGCCAGTTCGACGGAATAACGAATCCGCAATCCGTTAGCATGTTGTTAATGCGATGATCGGTAGCATATTGCCAGCGCTTTCGATCTCGCCCTTCGCCACGCCAGAAGTCGCCGTCCGCGTTATGCAGTACTTCGTGAGCGACCATACTGAGCATATGACTTCGCGGTGCGTCTTTCACCCACTCGGGATTGAAGATTAATCGAACTCCGTCTGTCGCAGCAATGCCACCGCTCTCGGCTTCGTTCTCATCGAGCTGGAGATGACAAGCGAGGCTTCCGAAGAAGCAATGATCGAGAATCAATCCTGCTCTTGCGGAAACCACCTTGTCTATTGGTTGGTTCTTCATATCATTCTCCCGGCTGCATATACGCAGCCATATCGCGAGCGATCTGTTCCGCTCTTGCTGCAAGCGCTTCACGCT